TATCTGATGCGTATATACGGATAGGCGTTATACATTTAGGCTATTTCACCGCCAGGGTTGGCGGATGAACCGCCAGAGCCAAAGAAAACAAAAAGCGGTATTAAACCGCTTAATGTTATTTTAATGTTTCGATAATTTCATCTAAATCTTGTAAACTCCATTTATCGATAGTATCCTCAAAATATTTTTGATTAGATGTAAATCTGTATCCACCGAAATAAAGAACAGTTTTTCCGTCCATATCATAGCAATAAAAAGTAACCCCATGTTTATCATTATAGTTAAATTTAATTACTGGGAGCTGTGTTGTTCCATATTTATGCTCAACAATTAAAATATTAGAGTTATAATGAAATGTAACCTGCTGATTTGGTTTGGCATCTCCAGAAACTAATAAATGTATAGTTTTTTCATCCTTTAAAGTAATGTGTGATATAGTAACTTTCATAATTATAAAATATTAAAAGTTAAACAATAAAGTCTAATTTTCTTTGATAGGTGAAAATTAGTAAAATATCCTAATAAGATTAAATCAGATCAAATTGTACTAAAGTGCGTAAAGACTGATTTCCGCTATAAAGAGTAACAAACGGAATTCTTTTTGCTTTTAAATTGTAAAAAGTTCCGTCAGGTTTCTTGAGTTTATTTATGATAAACTCCCCAGCCGCTTTGTTTGTCATTCCAACCAAATTGGCGTCAGCACAGACTTTGTTAAATCCGTCTACAAAAACCTCTTTTCCGTCTTTGTCTGTGCCTGTTTTGAGTAACATTGAAACCCACAGATAGGTATCAACCCCCGCAATTTTCCCTTCTAGCACAAGGTTATATCTTTCTTTGTCTGTGCCTTCATTTGTCACTAAATAACCATAAGAGCCAGACGGAACGAAAACAGACCCAGTTCTAAAAGGTGTTTGTCCGCCACCGCCGCCGACAATTTGTTCAGACGCTTTGTTAAACTTTTCGTCGTTACTCTCGATTTTTCTAAATGTAAATGTTGCCATTTTATTAAAAATTTGATATTAAAAATTTGAGTGGATTTATCTCAACGGACACTATCGTGTCCTCCGCGCCACGACCGCCCACTCGGTACGACCGTACACTTGTGTACGACTATAGGCAATTTACATTTATAGGCTATTTTTCCTCGGAAACCCCCAGGGGGTCTTCCGTAGGATACTCCCCTCCCTCACATAATTCTCGCTATTTTTTAAACTCAAAAATTTACATATATTAATAATATTTCCAATTCGCGAATTGCAAATTCAATAAATATATAGATACAAACCTTATATTTTTTATAAGAGGTTACCAGCATAGGGGAGGGGGTATTTTTTAAGTACCTAGTACTTGAAATCGCATAATTAATATAATTTAATGATAGGTAATTTGGGAGATTAAATTTAATATATTATCTTTGTATTACAATAATAAAGAAAGAAAAATATGGATTTAAAGAACATTTTATCAAAGTACGACAAATTAGAAGCAGATTTACTTTATAACAAAGCTGTAGGATTATTTAATTTAGTTACAGATTCAGAGATAGAAAATTTACTTAAATGTGCACCAGAGAATAATATATTATTAAATCTTAGTAACAAACCTGTAAATGAAATTAAACAAGACAAAACTTTGTTACAAGATGCAATTGATTTATTTATTAGAACTATTGAATCTAGAAAATTAACAGAAGATGAATTCAATGCTATGACTTTAGATGATATTAAAGAATACATGAATAAATTAATTACTGATAAGAGAACAATCCTTTTAGGTGTAGTTAATAGATTAGAAGATATTTATAGAAATTCTGGAGTATAAAACTTATACTGTCCTATGGTGTAATGGTAGCACAGGAGGCTCTAACCCTCCAGGTCTGGGTTCGATTCGATAGTGGGACAACAATTTTGCCCTATGGTGTAATGGTCAACACGCTGCTCTCTAAAAGCGGATTTCTCAGTTCGAGTCTGAGTGGGGCGACATTTTAAATGTATATGAATATGGAAAATGTAATTAAAGAATTATTAGAAGCCAACATCGAAGAATTAAATAAATTATATAAATTCTTGGAGTTGGCTAATTTACTTAATGAGCAGTATGTATTAGATTGGCTAGACAAATTAAATGAAATTAGTGTAAGATGATACCAGAAATAAAACAAATAAAAGTACAACTCTCTTTATTTGAAAGAGGTGTAGAAGAATTTTATGCGGAAGCTACTAAAATGAAAGAAGATTATTTAAGACTTCAAAAGGAAAATGAAGAACTTAAAAAAGAAATAGAAAAGCTAAAGGGAAATGACAATAAATGATATTGAATTATATGATGAGGATGAATTAGAACTTATATTGGATTCTATAAGCTCTAGTTATAGTGATAAGTTAGAAAAGATAATTAATAATCTTTGTGAACAAATATCTGATAGAGAAACATTTATACAAATATTGTTAAAACTATACTTTGATGGAAAGGAAGATAATTTTAAAGACTTAGATACCTATTTAAATAAAGTAAACCTTAATAATCAAAATATAGAACCTAAACAGAACTATGGTTCTTTAGTAAGAAGTTATTATGATTATTTATGGGGAAAAGGAACTTGGTCATGAAAATAACTGTAACTGATAATGAAGAAATAAAGGAAGCTGTATTAGCAGGGCTAAAACATAATAAAGAAAAATATGGCAAAAGATATTGTCCTTGCTCCTTAGAAAGAAGTGAAGATACTGTATGTATGTGTAAGGAATTTAGGGAAATGGAAGAAGGAACTTGCCATTGCCAATTATATATAAAGACTAAAGAATGAAAAAATTCTCAAACAGAAAAATGGAATTTGTTCTCTTAATAGAAAGGGTTGACATTGATGATAATATTGCTTCTAAGATTAGAGGTTAGCATGTTGATTATATAATTGCTCCGATTGAACTTAAAGATAATGAACAATTTTTAAAACAAGCCGAATGTAATATATCTATAGAAGGTAGTTACTGGGGTCAAATATTATATTATGAGTAAATTTTATAGTAAACTTACAGCAGACGATTTGGTAAAGGCATTAAACGAAATCTATAATAGAAAAGTAGAACGTCAAAATTCTTTTGTTGTATATTGTAATTCTAAAACAGCACAAATATATGATATTACTATTAGGGAGGAACTCGGATTAATAAGTCCAGAAAGAGCTACTTTAGAAAGATATGCAGCAACTAAAAATGCATACTTATGCCCTAAGTGGAATTATTTAAAATATCCTCAGGTATATTTTGATAATCCTTATAGTGATTCACATACTAATGAAATATTTGAAGAAGGAGAGGAAGATATTTATGGTGATTGTACATTAATATATATTGGAAGGAAATAAAATTATGGTAGCAGAGGATAAATTAGACACACTATTAAAAAATTAGGAATTAATTATTAAAAAACAAGATGAGTTATCCAAGAAAATGGACAAAATGCTAGAAGATTTAGAGAAGAGATTTTGGGAAGATGTATGGTCTTCTTTAGTAGCTAATGGATTTACTATTGTTGGCTTAGAAGATTTCTTAGGTAACTTTAAATTATTTAAGAGTAACAATGGATGAAAAATTAGACTTAATAATAGAGAACCAGAAAGAAATACTAAAGCTATTAAAGGAGATTAATGCTAAACCTTCCTTCTCCTTAGAAGAATAGGTAACTTTATGGATTTCTTTATTTGGAGCTTCTAAGCTATTATTGGAAGACCCACTTAATAATATTAAAGAACAATTATTTGGAAAGAAATTATGATAGACTTTAAAAATACATTAATTAAACTACATGAAAGGTTTCCTACTTATGACTTAGATACTTTAATAGCAATTATAGATTCTATTGTGGAAACAATAGATTATAATCAATTTAGTTATCTTTATGGAGTCAAATACCCTTTAGATTTTAATGTGACATGTGATACTACATCAAATTGTAAACCAAAGATTAGAAATCTTGATAAAGAATATACAACAGAAAAATTTCAATAAAAATACCCAGCCCAGCTTAATTGCCAGGTTGGGTATTTTTATTATATTATATAATACCAATCATTTCTATCTCTTACTCCTTTATCTTTTAACTATTCTGAATTTAAATAATAATCTCCGTTTCTAAAATTCAGTTCTTTATCTGCATAGTTCCAGTAAAAATAACCATGCCACCCTGGAAGGAGTAAAGTCTTTCCAGTAGCGGCATATAAAGTAGCTTGATTATAATTCATATTATTTAAGTTTAATAGAGCCTTTAATATCAAAAGGTTTTCCAGGCACTGCCCATTCATATCTATCAAAATCATAAATATCTTTATATTCCATTGTGTTATTCTTAGGATTATACTAGATAGTAAAGTTTCTTAGAATATTTAATGGTGATTGATAGTTTTTATCTAGTTTCCCATTCTTCATTAATTTTCTACTATTATTACTATATTCATTAATAACAACAGGTTCGCCAGTTTTATAAGTATGTCTTAAAGATTCTAAGGTATTCTAATCTAAATTAATCATACCCTAAATTAACTACCAATCTTTACCCATGACCTAAGGTGAGTCGGCTAACTGCTAATTAGCTTTTATTCTTTTCTTTAACATAACAGTATCAGTGGGAATTTCATCTTCTACATATTTTGGTAACCTTACACTTCCATCTTTATTATTTGGTAAAAATTTACTATTGTAAGATAATCCTAGCCTTTTTCTCCATCCAGCATCTGCCACTGAATCTGTAACTGTATAGTTCATTTCATCTGGATTTGTAACCTATTTATAAGTGGCTTCCACTCCTTTAGAAATAGCTGAATACCAAGGTGGAGTATCCCAAATAGGATTAAAGGTACTATATATGGCTCTATTTTTTCTAGAAACTTTTTTATCTGAATCTTCTCTAATAGCACTTATAGGTTGTGCTGGGTTTTTATATTTAGGAATTAATTTCATCTTTCTTATTTGGTTTATCAAACTTTTTCCAGATTCCTGTAACAGAATCTATTCCAAGTAAAGTCATACAACATACTAAAAATGTATCTATCATTAATGGGGCTTGTATTACATTGATAGTACAATATATAAGTACTCCTAAGCATACTAGCCATCCTATAACACCACATACTCTCTTACTACTAATTCCAGAATGTGATGTTACAATTTCCTTTATAAATGAAAAAAATTTCATGACTTTATCTAATTATATATTCTTGTAAGCACATTTTTATATCTAGGATCTGTAGCATATCCTCCCTTTACAACATTAGATATAAAATCTCCATTAAATGCTTTATACCTTTTATTATTTAATAAATTTACATGATAATTAGCAAAATCTTCTAGACTATTAAAATCCCTAAATTCATCATTTATATATATATTTTTTCCATCAATAACTTCTCTAGTTTTTCTAATAGTACCTAACCCCTTACCTTTCTAAGAAGCCATAACCTTTATTCCTCCAAGATTATTTTTCCCAGATTGACTTTTACCCCAATTAGATTCTAATGCCGCCTATGCTACTAAATAATCTGCATAACTTTTATCTAAACCTTTATCTTGTAATACAGATTCATATATAGGTTTCATAGTATTCACAAAATCTTTAGTAGTTTTAAATTTTATATCTGATACTACAGGAGTCTAAATATTTTCTACTTTAGACTAGTTATCCTATATTTTTAAATCTTTTTCTTCTTTTATATCTGGTCCAACGTAAATTTCATTTAATTGAGTTTCTGGTATATATTCAGGTAGATAGAAAGGACTAAAAATATCTATTTCTGATGTTTTTACTTCAGGTTGATTAGGCTATATGTAAGACACAAACTTTAAACCCGATTGACCTTTTCTTATTCTATTATTAGAATATGTAGGTCTATCAGACTTCATAAACTTCTTTCGCATATCTCTCTTATTATTAAGAGCTTTAGAGTTTCTTACTAATGGAGAATCCTTAAATTTGAATCTCCTTCCATCTGATGTTAAACTTCCCCCAACTTTCATTAACAATAATCCTGACTGTACAGAAGGTTGTCTTCTTTTCTTTACAATATCTGGGATTTTATCTAAGGATTCCCATATTCTATTATTACCTATATAAATAGGATTTTCTTGCTGTAATATAAAGGGAGTTCCTACCTTATCCATTAAAGCAGCTTGCTTATTAGCCCTAACTGCTTCTGACTTAGTACTTCCTGACCATCTCTTAGCATAATCAGCTGGGTTAAACTTCCACATATCTTGTGATGTCTAAATTAGCTTACCTTTATTATTATAATCTATCTTTACTAAATGTCCTCCAACATCATCAATAGGTCCAACGTAATTAGTTCCAGGCTGTCTGAATGTTTGAAATCCCATAGGAGTTTCTATTACCATATCACCTTCCTTGCCTTGAATTTTACCTATTCCATTAGAATAAGAATTAAAGTCATCAATAGAATAAAATTTTAAAGGATGTCCTTCTTTAACTACAGACTACATCTAATATCTTCTATTTTCAATTCCTGGATATAATTCTGAATATCTCTAATTATATGAGAAACCTTTACCCTTAGCTGGCTTAAATGAATTAGATATTTTTTTAAACCAAGGACTCCTACTTATTAATGGATCATTTTTAAATAAGTACATACCTAATAAATCTCTATTTCCATTATTTCCTTCTGGAGTAGAAGATCCAGTATAAGTTGATTCATTGCTTTTAATATCTTTTAAAGATACAGAAGCATTGCCTTTAGTTCTCCTACCTACTTTATAAGCTGCAATTCTGGCTGGAGTTTTTTCAACATTTGATAAAAATGGCATTATCCTATTTAAGGAAGCCATTGCAACATTAGTAGAATTTCTTGAGTTTTTATCAAATATCCAGTGATTTTTATTTAAAGTATTCCAACCTAAATCTGAATCTCCTTTTATAAATTTAGATAAGAGATTATTTTTAGATATATTATAACCTTTAGATCCACCATAAATTGCTCCTGGATTCAAATATGTTCCTATCTCTTTAGGTAATCCAGTTTTATTTTCTAACCACTGACCAAAATCACCAGTAGCATTATTAACTGCTTCTCCTCCTACTAGACCTCCTATTACTGTAGATGGCATAGTTACCAATGAAGCTCCAGCTAATGCAGGCATTACAGTTCTTTCTATACCTACTAAAGGGTTTGTCTCATTATGCATTGAAGATTTAAACCTATCAATTGCACCTTTAATAGGATGCCAATAATCCTTGTTTCTTTCATCGGAGGTTCTATCATCTTTAGAAGGCTCTCCTCCTAAATCTCTAATGTAATATTGTCTAGGTTTAGCTTTAATTTTTTCCTGTATTACAGGTTTCTGAACTCTAGTATTGTCCTGCTTTATTACATTACCTTCCTGTAACTTACTTATCCTCTTCATATTTAATAATATTATTATGTAATTTCTTATGGCAATTTGAACAAACCACAATACATTTATCCATCTCCTTTACAAATAAAGGAGTAGGAAGATTTCTAACTGCATGAGAAATTGTGTACAATTTATCTCTAATGTGGTGTAGTTCTAAACAACAATATGTTGTCTCACCGCAAATATAGCATTTCTTCTTCCTCTCCTTTAGTAATAATTTATTAGTTTTAACAGTGTCTGCATTTTCAGTCATACTTATTTATTAGGTTCTTGGCTTTGGTTATGTTCAATAATAGCCTTACATAAGGTTATAACAACATCCATGCCAAAATCAGACTTTAGCTGATTAGCAGCCATACATACCAACTGTATATTATCTGCTGTATATCCTTTAGAGGGAATAATTTGGTCAATACTAACATTAGTATATAATCTACCTTCCCCAAGCTCATAAGTCATATCTAACCCAGATATAGCACATTTACCATTTTGAGACTTCCATAAAATCATTAAGTCTTCCTTAGTTATAGTAAATGGAAGAGATTTATCCATAGCTCTTGATTCAGCTCCATGCCATCTGGCTTGAAGTACTTTTTCTAACTTGATGTCATCGTTATAATTAGCTATAGCTAATTTTCTCTGCTCTGATTTACACGAGTTACATCTACAATCTTTGTGTTGTCTTAGTGGGTATTTATTCTCTCCAGCAAAACTAAATTCATCTATAAGTTTATACTCTCCACATATGTGGCATAATAGCTTACCATCTCTCCACTCTGAACTTAACTTTATTCTATCTTCACATTCTCTGCAGGTAGTATGAAAATTTAGACCATTAGTCTTTCTAGAATATTTCTTGAAGTTGGATATATCTTTGTCTAACCACCTACCGCATACATCACATTGCTGTTTAAGTTTCTCACCTTTCCTCATAATTACTTTTTAGACCAAGCCTTGGCATTCCTAGCAAAATTTGCCCTTTTCTTCTATAATGGAGTAGCATTAGGATTATTTAATACAGAACGTGCATGTTCTTGTACACTCTAACCTGCTCTTTTAGCTGAAGCTGTAAATTTACCTCTATTTTCCTTTTTTATATGTATCTTTTTTCCTTTTTTGTAATTTGGGACTAATTTATTACCATCTCTAAACATTGGAATATCTGATAGTTTTAAATTACTACACATGTTTTTTAAACTTGTGTATAAAGCCTTTAATTCTGTCTAATTCTAAATCATATTCAAATTAATTAATATTTTATTTTTTTATTTACAAATGTATTATTAAATTTGCATATTATAAAATAAATCTTAATAAAAATTAATTAATGAATTGATGAGAATGTATTAAAACTTAATTACAGGTAAATTTTTATTTAATAATCAAAAGTAAAAGATTAATGGTACTTAGTAGACTAGAAACGCTTTATAGATGGATTAATAACTTAAGTCCAAATGTAAAGACTATTATTATTATAGTTTTATCTATAGTAGTACTTGAAACAAGTTTTAGTGGTCATACAAAACTAATCTTACAAGATTATACAGAATAGGTGTAGCGTGAAAAGAACCTAGCCGAGGAATACACAAAGATGATAGCTCCATCAGTCAATGCATACGTGGAGAAAATATTAATAAGAGACAAAGATGCTTCTAATGTAATTTTAATGAATTACCACAATACCTTAATGAGCACACATGGTCTTTCTTATAGATACCTAACTTCTCTTACTGAAAAGAAGAGAGGATTAGAAACTAAAAGCTGCTTAAGGATTTGGAAAGAGTTAGAATATATAAACTATGGAGAAGAAATTGAAAAGATAAATGAAAGTAGATCATTACGAATTGATAGTATTCCAGGGTATACAAAAACATTACCAAATTTAACTGAATTATTGCAACGTAGTAATGCCAAATCAGCAGCATTTTATCCATTAGAAGGAATAGAAGGACCAGTTGGTATGTTAGTAGTTATTTATCCAAAAGCAAAGGAATATTATTTAGGTTATTATTAGAGTGTTATTGCTCCTTCATTATAGCCTTTAACAATATTATTAGATTACAATTCAATAAAGGAAAAATTCTAGAAATTATATGAAAGTGGACAAGCAAAACCAGAACGTTTGCTACAATGATGAAAAGCATTTATACTGGGATGAGAATGGTAAGTATGTATCTGTAACAACATTAATAGGCAAATTTTGTCAAGATTTTGATAGTAATTTTTGGTCAGGATATAAAGCCTTAGAAAAATTATTATCAGCTGAAGAATTTAAATTAGAAAAAGCACAATTACAGAAGGCACATAAAATAGATATACAATATTTCTGTGATATGTACGGATTTACAGTAAATGATTTTAATAAAGCTCAACAAGACATTTTGGATGAATGGGCAAAAACAAATGCTGACTCTTGTGAAAGAGGTTCTAAAATACATTCTGAGTTAGAAAATAAATATATTTCTAAGAAGCAATGTGATATGAAGAAATTCGGATTGGGAGGTAAATTTGAAATAAATACTAATAAATCACTAATGGATAGAAACACAGATTTATTAGATATTGAACGTGGTGTATTTCCAGAATATCTTATTTATCGAAATTCTCCTGATGGTAAATTTAAATTAGCAGGACAAATTGACTTATTAATTAAAGATGGTAATGATATTTATATAATTGATTATAAAACTAATAAGAAGTTAGAGGATAAATCATTTTTTGATAGTAGAACTAAGAAAAGTACTATGATGAAATATCCTATGAATAATTTGATGGATTGTAATAAAATTCATTACACCTTACAGTTATCTACTTATGCTTGGATGCTTCAAAAACTAAATCCAAAGTTTGTAATTAAGAAATTGATGCTTATACATTATGATCATCAAGGTAATGTAACCGAACATGAACTAGAATACCTAAAAGATGATGTAGAACGTATGTGTAAGTTTTATAAAAAGCAATCAATGCTTGAATCACTAAAAGCTAGCAGGAGACCTATAGAATTCTAATAATACTTATTTTGAGTATCTTTCAAACAATTTAAGATTTGAGATATTAGCACCTTTTAATTAAATAAGAAATCTATGGGTCTTAATGCTATCTTAAATGGGCATACAAATGAATTATTTGGACTAAATGTAGACTTATATAAATAGAGGATTAAAGTCTGCAAGAAATGCCCTTTATATAAAGTAGGATTTTTGGGAGAGGTTTGTAACAGTAAACTATGGTATAATCCAGAAACTGAAGATGTTAGTACAGTACAAAAAGATGGTTATAGTAATGGATGCGGTTGTAGGTTAAAAGCAAAAACAACATTACCTAATGCAACCTGTCCTGTTGGTAAATGGTAAAATGATTGAAATATGAAAAATAATGGACAAATGGATTTAATGTTTGGAGGTAAAGCAATGGGCTTTGCTGGAGCAAGTTTAGATGATATTAAAGAAGAAGCAGCTGTTGAAGCACATAATAAGGCTATTGATGCTTATACAAAAGCATTAAATGATAATATAAAGGATGAATTACAAAAAGCACAAGAGGTTACTGAAAAGATGCAGACCATGGAAATTATGCCTATTAATTACTATGTCTTAGTAAAACCTTATGCTAAAAATCCCTATCAGAAAATTGAAGTCACAAATGGTGGATTAATAATTCCAGAATATACTGGAACTTTTAAGAATCCCGATTCTGGAGAAGAAGATAAGGAAGAGAATTTATCAGTAGTTGCTAATGTAATTGCAGTTAGTCCTTTATGTAAATTTATTAAAGAAGGAGATGATATTTATTATAGAAGAGCTTGTGGAGTTCCAGTTCCATTCTTTAGACAAGGATTTGAAGTTGTAGCTGAACAACAAATACAGGCTGTAATTAATGAAGGATTAACAGAGCGTTTTAAAAATATTAATGCATGATGGAAGAAAAAATTTATTTTATGCCAGGAGATGTTGTTACTTTAAAATAGGATATTCCAAATAAACCTACTATGTTAGTAGTTAAAAAGGAAACTATGGCAATTAGATGTAATAACATTCCTAATGTAACAGAAGATTATTTTAAAGGTATTAGATGTAGATGGTTTACTACTGATGGAGTTTTATAGGAAGCAGTTTATAATACTAAGGATTTGCGTAAAATAGAACAAAAATAAAAACAATTTATGGAGGCTGGTGTATATTTAATAAGTAATAATGTTAATGGCAAGTGTTATGTTGGTAGTACAATACACCTTGATAGGAGAAGACTTGAACACTTTAGTAGCTTGGCTAATAATAAACATCCTAATAGGCACTTACAAAATGCCTATAACAAGTATGGTGTAAATGCATTCGAGTTTGAAATTTTAGAGACTATACTTATAGACGATAATATTAAGAAGACTTTGTTGAGTAGAGAACAATTTTGGATTGATAACTTAAAGCCAGAATATAATATTCTACCAGTAGCAGGAAGTAGTCTTGGATATCGCCATACTGAGGAAACTAAGAAAAAAATAAGTCAATCTACTACTGGAGTTAAAAAATCTGAGGAACACGCTAAGCATATTAGAGAAGGGCAATCGGGAAGGGTTCTAACTGAAGAACATAAAGCTAAATTGTCTGAAGCAGCTAAGCATAGGAAATCTCCATCAAATCATGCTATTATAAGCATCGATGGAGTTATATATAACTCATTGAAAGAAGCATCTGAAGCTACTGGAGTTAAATATAATACTATTCAGAAGAGACTCAAGAATCCGAACTTCGGTAACTATTACTATGTTAAGTTTGGAAACCAACCTCCGAAGGATTTAGTTAAGGTATGATAAGTATGTTTCAACAGGGTGGGCAGATGAACGAAGAACAGAAAGCGTTCACTGCCTATCTTATTAAAATCCTAAACCCTAAAAATCAAAAGGAATTTGAGGATAAGATAGCTTAGTTATCAGAAGATGATTTAAAAGAATATTATAAACAATTTAAGACAATGGAAGGAAATCAAATTTCATTTGCAAAGCTAGGAGCTAAATTAAACTATATACAATCTTTAAGAGGCACATGCCCAGAAGGATATGAAGTTGAAAAATTTATGTCTGGAGGTTGCGTAAAATGTAGGAAGAAAGCAGCTGAAGGTACCAAAGTAGTAGATATTTTCAAAGATAAGTGCGGAGGTAAAGCTAAAAAGAGAATTACTAAAAAGAAAAATATGGGAGGAACTGTTAGTAATTCTTGGTCAGTGCCTAAAGATAAATGTGGAAGTAAAATGAAAAAGAAAAAATAATAATATATGACTATATTTCTATATGATAATGTTAATCATACTTTAAAATTAAATGAACCAGAAATTCTTCTTATTAAAGAATTTGCTGTGTTATGGAATAATGATAGAAATAAAACAAAAGAAGATCCTAAAGGTTTAAAGAAAACTAGAGCCTATAAGGAATTTGCCTATATGTATCTAATGATAGATTGGCAATCTCATTATTCTCAATTTAATGAAGCAGAAAGAAATGAAGCTGCTAAACAGGATAGCGGAATTACTGAAGAAGAATTCAATGATCCAGAGTTTAGAGCTGCATGTAGAAAATATAGAGAGATTCAGGAATCTGCACGTGATATAAAATTAGTAAGAGCTGCTCAGAATAAAGTAGATGAATTAATTGACTACTTTAATGAAGGTTCCGATTTACAAGAAAGGGATCCTATTACTGGTAAACCTATATTTAAAGCTAAAGATGTAATGGGAGAAATGTCATCTATATCTAAAGTTTTAGATGAACTTGATGCTTTAGAAGCTAGAGTAAAGAAGAAACAAAAAGCAGCATCAGGTTTACGTGCAGGTGCTACAGAAGGATATGTACCAAAATTGAAATAATATGGCTCGTGGAAGAAAACCAAAAAATAAAATAGAAGAAGCACCCACTGTAAAGGCTCTGATTGAAAAAGTTCTTTCAGAGCCTACTAGTGATGTAGACTGGGATGTTAGGATTAGTGATGAGATAGACTATTTTGATTCTAACTTATCTTATGAATTAACAGGATATAGACCTATTGATGGAACAAGAGGATTAGATTTTGATCCTAATTGGTTCATGGGGGCTAGACATACCAAAGAGTCTACTGGTAAATATTGCAATGAACCTAAAGGAGGAAAAGCTTATTGTGAGTTCTGGGACTAGGAATACGATAGATGTAGAAATGGAATGACTGTTAATGGTTATACTATAACTGGTGATAACTATTTCTTTATTAATTACTATCAGTTACCTAATCTAGCATCTGCAACTAAAGCGGGTGGTGGTCGTTCAGTAGACTTTCCAAATTTTTATATAAAACAATATGAATATTTTCATTATGTTGAATTATGTAAAATGTTGAGAAAAAATGCCATTGGATTAAAAGCTCGTGGAGTTGGATTTAGTGAAATTGCCGCAGCTATATTAATTAATGGTTATACAACAAGACCTCACTTTAGAGGTGTAGTTGCAGCTCAGCAGGAAGGTTATGTGGATGATACTTTAAGTAAATGTTGGACTCAATTATCATACCTAGATGATAATACTGATGATGGTATGAGAAAATTAAGATAGGTTCATGACACCGCTAAATGGAAACGTGCATCAAGTAAAACTACTGATGGTGTAGAGATTGGTTGGATGTCAGAAATTGAAGGTATTACAGCTGATAAACCAAATAAGATTCGTGGTGACCGTACTGATATTTTAATGTACGAAGAAAGTGGTTCTTGGCCTAATTGGAAGAAAGCATTTATTCAGGGTGATGCCTTAATTGATATTCAAGGTCAGCGATTTGGAATTAAATTAGCTTGGGGTACTGGTGGATAAATTTTACCCACACTTGTACATTTGATAAATTTTTATTATATTTGCAGTATAATTAATAATTAAAATTTAAATCTATGACAAAAGAAGAAAAAAGACTAATTATTGAACAAGCTGCAAATGAGTATTTAGTAACTCCAGAAAATGAAAGAAGTTTAACAAAATTAGGAGCTAAATATAAAATAGATAGACGTACTATTTCTAAATATTTAAAAGATAATGGGTATGAAATTATAAATGCTCAAAATAGATGTAGAATAGATGAAACTGTTTTTGATACTATTGATTCTGAAGAAAAAGCCTATTGGTTAGGATTTTTATATGCAGACGGTAATATAAATTCTAAAGAGTATAAGTTAGAAATTAATTTATGTGCTAATGATTGGCAACATCTTAAAAAATTTCAGGATTTTTTAAAATATACAGAAAATAAAGTTAGAATATCTCCTAATTATGGTTATAAAGGAAGTAATGATATATGTAGATTTTCGGTTAGAAATAAACATATATGGGAAGCTTTAAATTCTAAGGGATGCGTTCCTAAAAAATCATTAGTTTTAACCTTTCCAGATAAATCTATATTTGCTAATAAAAGCTTAATATTTGATTTTATTAGAGGGTATTGTGATGGCGATGGAACTTTAGGAATATATCCTGTAGATGGAAATCCAAATCATTTACGAGAAAATTTAGGATTTGTAGGAACAGAATCTTTTTTACAAAATATAGTCGAAATTTTAGAAGAATATGCTAAGGTATGTCCTAAAAAAGACAATAAATCATTTAAAATTTCTTATACTGATTTAAAAGCTAGAAAGGTAGCTAGAATGTTATATGAAAACTCAACCATCTATTTAGACAGAAAATATCAAATTTACAAGCAATTCTGCCAGCATGAAGAGGAATCTTCATTGAAAAAATCGAGTAAAATCGGTGAAAGCTGTGATGCTAATACCGAGGTAAGTTCAGTAATTACGAAAGGTACTGAAACACCGTAGAGCGTAGTAGGTGAATAAATATAATCCTACCAAGAGTATTCGGCACCCCAACTGAAATAAGTGGGTGAAAATGTACGCCGAACTTACATAAATAAGAAATGTAAGAAGTATAGATAAAAAGCTATACGATAACAAAATTGGGAGATAGTGGTCCAGCGTTAGAAGGTATTGCAGCTGCATTTCATGACCCTAAAGGTTATGATGTTTTACCTTATAGACATAATTATACTAAGGAAGGTACATATGTAAAAACTGCATATTTTATTCCTGCTTATACTATTGTTACTGCTCCAGGTTATATTGATAAAAGAGGATGGACTGACCCAGAGAGAGGTAAAGAATTTTATTTAAAAAAGAGAGATGCAAAAGTAGCTGACCCTAAAGGTTTAATGCTATACTCTGCTGAATATTGTTTTACTCCAGATGAAGCATTGGCTTTGGAAGGAGATAACCAATTTAATACTGTATTATTAACAGATCAATTAGCAGCTATAAAATTACATAAGCTAACACCACCAGAACTACAACCTAAATGGGGATAGTTAGAATATGTATTTCAAAATAATGTTCATACTGAAGAAGCAAAGAATGGGGTTAGGTTTATTCCCAATTAGAATGGTAAAGTATGTATAATTGAACATCCCATTAAAAGCGAGAATGGGTCTGACTTCAGGAATCTATATGTAGCTGGAATAGACGGTATTGATATGGGTATGAATGATACTTCAGATAACACTAGAGATCCTTCTGATTTCTGTGTGGTAGTCAAAAAAAGGTGTTTTGGATTACAAGAACCTATGTATGTTTGTATTTATAAAGATAGACCTAATAATCTGGAAGAAGCATATAGGACTACCTTAAAAATTCTAGAATACTATAATTGTAAAGCATGTTTGGAATCAACTCGTATTAGTATTCTTACTTGGTTTAGAACTAAGAAAAAAGAAGAAAAATATCTAATGAGAAGACCTAGGGCAGCCCAATCAGATATACAATCTGGTAAAAGTAGGTAGTTTGGTGCTCCAGCTACAGAAGCTGTTATTCAACATCAACTAGACCTTATTGATGCATATATTAATGAATATTGTCATAATATGTGGTATGAACCTATGATTAATGAGTTAATCACATATTCATATGAGAATAAAAGAAAGTTTGATATTGTAGCTGCAATGGGTATGGCTGAATTAGGAGATGAAGAATTAAGTGGAATACCTCCTAAAGAGGCTGATAATGGAGGTAAGAAATTAAGATTGTTTGGATATTGGGTTGATGAAAGAGGCATTAGACATAAAGGAGTAATTCCAGAACAATAGTAGATAGTACCTAAATTTAATTTATGGCCTACATAGTATTATGACGACACACGATATAGAACAAGCGATACGAGATTTAATTATTAAAATATATTGTAAGGAATATCAGGGAGTATTAAAGGTTCATGAAACTACTTATAAATTTCCTGGTTCAGAGCCAGAGCATGTTGGATATAGATTAGATCTAGGTCTTAATAAAGACGAAAAACCATTATCTATAGCATGTGATGGAACTGCTGAACAATTCTTACAATTTATAGAAAAGGAATTAAAGGAACGCAGTTTAATAAGAACTAAATATTTTACTGCAATACAATTATACGACTACAAAGATGGCTGCAAGAAATGACGATTATTTAATTGAAAATATTGATAAAGCTGTCAATGAATTAGTTTTTAATAAGTGGAAATTATAGAAGGCATATAATTACTATAATGGTAAAAGAGATGCAGAATAGTTTAGATACTTAGAAGAGAATTTCGGAATAGGTAATCCTACTTCAATAGAATTTACTCCACTTATTAAAAAACATGTTGATGCTTTGATTGGTGAATATTTGGATATTCCATTACTACCAAAAGTATCTTGCAAAGATAAAGAAACAATTAGTAAAATAACAAGAGATAAAGAACTTCAAATTACTGAACAAGTATATACATTTTTAAAGAGACATCTTAATAATTAGATATTATCTTTTATAGGTGGGGGTAATATTAGTGATGCTTCTATTGAGGCTGATATAGAAAAGTTATTAGAAGATATAAATAATAACTTTATCAGTGATTATGAAGTTGCTGCCTAGAATGTTATTGAATATATACTTCAATCTAGACATACGGACTTAGCTAATAAATTAAAAGCATTACTTCTAGATTTATTAGTATCAGGATGTGCTTTTTATAGGGTTAAACCAGCTAGAAGTGAATAGAATGTTACGATTGAAGTTTTAAATCCCTTGAATACATTTGTAGATAGAAATCCAGAATCACCTTATGTAAAAGACAGTTATAGGGTAGTAGTTAGAAAATGGATGACTAAGCAACAAATACTTAATGAATATGGTAGAGATTTAAGCTCTGAGAGTAGGGCTGAGTTAGAAGATATGTATGAAAACTACAGCGATAGTTCTTATTTATATATAAGGGCAATGGAAAATCAAGTGGGATGTAGACCTATTGATACTGGAGAAGGTGCAGGACTTGACGCAGGTAAAGGAATAGTTCCAGGATTTCCAGCTGATACATATGAATCTTTTAATTATAAATTATTGCCTGTTTATGAAGTAGAATGGATTGATGTTGATAAAGAAGATGATGATTACATTCAAAATAGGTACGAGGGTGTAAGAATTGGATAGTCTATATATGTATTAACTGGTAAATCCAAAAATATTATTAGAACTAAGGATGCTCCGACTAAATGTGGATTATCTGTTAATGGTGTATATCTAGTAAATAGGGATAATGTTCCACAATCATTAGTATTACAATGTGCCCACTTACAAGATAAGTATGACTTAATTACTTATTTTAGAGATAATATTTTAGCTAATAGTGGTACTGATGGTGATTGGTTAGATATATCAATGCTTCCTACTTTATTGGGAGATGATTTAACTGAACGTATACAGAAATGGATTGCCTTTAAAAAGACTGGAGTTGCATTAGTAGATACTTCACAAGAAGGTAGAGCTTTTAATAACAATACATCATTTGCTGGATTTACAGATACTATAAAAGTCTAGACTATTCAGGCTTTTGATTTAGCTTTATAGAGAGTAGAAGATCAAACATCTTCTATTACAGGAGTCTTTAGAGAAAGACTGAATGGTATAAATGCTAAGGATGCCGTTAGTAATGTAGAAGCAGGTGCTAGAAACTCCTACACAATCACTAAACCATTCTATCAAACTATGGATACATTATCTATAGATATCCTTGGAGATTGTTTAGATGTTGCTAAAGTTGTATGGAAGAAAGGTTTACAGGGAACATTAATATTAGGAGATAAATTGTAGAAAGTATTTACTGCTCTCCCAGAACATTTTACACATACTGATTATGATATCCATATTGTACCTAGTACTAAAATTATGAAAGAGATGTAGAATGTTCAACAAATTATTATTGAGTTAATAAAGAGTGGATAGTTAGATCCTGCCATGATTGTAGATGCATTAACAGCTAGAAGTTTAACTGAATTAAAATCTAAAGTAACTAAAGCTTTCTATAAAAAGGAAAAAGAACAAAATACAATGGGACAATTGCAACAGCAATTAGAACAGCTACAACAATAGAATCAATAGTTACAATAGCAATTACAACAAGCTCAAAATAAGATTGAATCTCTTAATGAGGCTAAAATAGAAATTGAAAGATAGAAAGTTCAGAACGAAGCTGATATTAATTGGTATAATGCTAAAACACAAAGAGATAAATCACAAAGTGATGCAGAAAATGATACTAAACGAACAGACATTGAGTATGCATAGCTTTTTGATGGTAATAATATGAACAACGAAATAAAGAATACATGAGTGTAATAAATCTTAACTAGAATGAAAGACCGACTTCATTACAAGTAAGTAGGCTATGGTTATTACCAGAGGGTGATTTTGAATTATCTAAGGGAAGTAGTCCAGTACTTATTAAAAATATTACAGAAGATAATATAACCGTAAAAGTATCATTAAGAGATTCTGAAGGTGAATATGTTTCTACTATATTGTATCCAGGATGGAATCCTGAATTAATAGTAGGAATAAAGGATGTGCCTGAAAATACTCTACAAGCTGGTAATTAATTATGGGAATTTGTATTGGAATTGGTAATTATATTGGAAAATCAAAAGTAGTTTCTATAAACAAAGATCCACATAATAGCTTTTCCAATATATTAACAGAAAAAGAATCAAATATATTAACTGAAGATTTATTCCTTATTTTAAGAGAAATTGAATATAATATTATTTCAGAAAATGAGGAAGCTATTATTACAGAAAATAATACTTATATATTAAGAGATTTAGGAAATATTACAACTGAAGATTCATTAATTTTATTAACAGAAGACGGAAACATAATACTTTTTGAATAATGGCAACTGATATTAAAATTTCACAAATGCCTTTGGCAGACTCTTTAAATGGGGAAGAATTAATACCTATTGTACAAAGTAAGACAAATAAGACTACTACAGTTACTAAATTAAAAGAAGGTTTAGCAACTACAGAACAACTAGGAAATAAGGTAGATAAAGATGGAAGTAAAGTGTTATCAGAAGAGAACTTTACTACTAAATTAAAAAATAAATTAGATGGCATTGCAAATAACGCTAATAATTATACTCACCCTACTGGTAATGGAAATAACCATATTCCACAAGGAGGGGCCGAGGGATAGTTTTTAGGTTATTCAGCAGCAGGAACTGCAAAATGGGTGGATGCTCCCGCAACTTCTATAAGTACTGCAACTAGTACAACATTAGGAGGAATAAAAATAGGATATACCTAGAGTAATAAAAATTATCCTATTGTGTTAGATGGAGATGGGAAAGCTTATGTAGTTGTCCCTTGGACTGATACAGTTTATACACACCCAAATACTGCTGGTAATAAACATATTCCAGCTGGAGGTAGTTCAGGTTAGATATTAAAATGGTCTGCTGCTGGAACAGCTGTTTGGGGTGCTGAAAAAACATACTCTGAAGCTACTACTAGTATATCTGGTTTAATGAGTGCAGCAGATAAAACTAAGTTAGATGGAATCGAAGCACAAGCTAATAAATACGTATTACCAGTAGCTGGAACTTCTATAGGAGGAGTAAAACAAGGTGTAGCTGTAGAAGATGCAACTAGTGCAGATGATGTTATTACTGTAGTTAATGCATTACTAGCTTCATTAAGAACTTCTGGAGCTATAGCTCCTAATGCGGAAGCTGCTAGTGTAATGGCTGCTAGATCTAATGTATCAGCTATTGACTTTGTACCTCCTATGCCTTTAGAAAAAGGTAAATTATATAAAGAAAATAATATTATCTATAAATGTACACAAACTAGTAGATTACCTATAAGTAATAAACTGTCTGATTTAGTTGGACATTATGTTGAATTAGTATAATGGATTCAATATTTAAGATTTGTAAAAAAGGAAATTGTAATATTTTAGTTACAGGTCTGGAAAGAGATAATGATGAGTACCTAAATGAGGAAGATGAAATTATAGTAAGTACTCGTAATTATTCATATTCGCAGACTGTAACTATAAATACCTTAACAAGTATAAAATCAACTGGAGAAGAAACACTTCAAGCCTTTGATGTTGTTATACATAATATGGATTGTATTGACGAATCAGATATAACAATGCCTATAGACGGACTTTATGAAGTGACACATATAATTCTTCCCAATGAAAAATGGCTTAGTTATGTAATAGAAAGAGATAAATCTGCACTAAATGCTTACAACTTGATATATTACTATGATACTACTATAAATTCTTTTATGAAGTATATTGATGAAGAATCTGTACAAGTGTCATTAGAAGAAATTCTGGAAGTTAATGCAATACCTCCTTCAGAAATAGGAGAAAAAACAAATACAATAATTAGGAGTGATAAAAATACATTCTGTATTTGCCACATTAATGAATGTTTTTATACTATATGTAAAAATCTATTAGGGTTATTACCACAAAGGTGTAAAAATAAATTAGACGATATTAAGCTACTAATCTATGATAGAGATATATTATGGATGGCATTGAATGTCATAAAGTACTTAATAGAATTATCGTAGTATTATGAAGCTCAAAGAATTCTAGAAAATATAATTCAATGTGGAGGCGTATGTGCAAATTCTTATAATAATTTAATAGAATCAACTAACTGTGGATGCAATTCTTGAATTAAAAAAGAAAACTATTAATGACTTTAAAAAATTCATGCATAGATTAAATAAAGGACATGTTGATAACTATGATATGATATTACATCAAATTGCCTTTATTTAGTCTTGTCAATATATTGATTCTATAGACGGAATTTATGAATTTTTAATAAATAATTAATATGGCAATAGAAAGAGATACTAGAAGGTATGCATGTATACATGATTTAAATAATTACTTTAAAAAGAAAGATTTATTAGGAGGGTTAACAGATCTAGAACAATAGTAGTTAAGAAAAAACATTGGAATTATCGACTACTCAGGAGAAGGGGGACAATCAAAACCAATTGAAGTTACATATGCTACTCTTAAAGATAATATTACAAAGAAAAGTCTTATAACTGGAGCACGATATATAATTACGGATTTTTAGACTATATATTCCTCCAACACTTTAAACCCATCTGGGAAAAAGGTTACCTGGGGAACTAGTACTTCTGATAACCCTTCTCCTGTTTGGAGATTAATTGTTACTGCTATTACTAATAGTATCCTGGATCCTAGAGTTATAATAGATGATATTAATATGAAAGACTGGGTAGTTGAATACAACTCAGATGAAGAAGTATTAGAAGATGGAGTAAAAACTAAAGGAAGAATTACTTTTATAAAAGATTCTAATAATAATTCAGCATTTTATGATTTTAAGAATATTAAATTCAGAAGAACTAGTGATGATTTAAGTAGCACTAATCTATAGATATCCCAGGGTGATTTCTTTACTTTTTCGGATATAGTCGATGGGGTTATTATAGATAGTTCTACTTTACATAATACTAAACACAATCAATTAAAACAAGGATGTTATAATAATATATTTATAGGTGATACTTATAATAATATATTAGAGCCAGATTGTACTAACAATAGTTTTTTTGGAGGAGGTCATGATAATATAATAAAGTGGAATTCAGTTAATAATATATTTAATGAACCTGTGTGTTACACCTCTGGTTCTATTTATAATAAAATATTCTTAATTGGGGATACTTCTTTATCAACTTCCATTACAAAGACTATTCAAAAGGTAAATGAGGCAACAATTATTTCATTCTTAGACCCCATTACTTATGCTTATCAAATAATTATAATATGAAAGAATTTGTTAATCTAGAAGAGGAATAGCCGATTGAATGCAAACTTAAACCAAAAATATCTATTATTGAGGGTAGTGAGGGTAGTGAAATATCTGTATTTAATATTCCCAAACAAACAATAAAAATTGATACAGAAGACGAAGAGGAACATATCTGTATAAAGGATGATTGTGATGTTTCTAAATATTACGGATGTACAGATTAGTATGATGGATTTAAAAAGGAGAATCTATTTTCAGAGCTTACTGATGAATACCAAAGAGCTATAGCTAGATTAAATCTAGGTATTCCTGACTCTTTAGCTTTTATTTGGGGTAATATAAAAGGAAATATTTTTAATTAGAAAGACCTATATGAATGGGTAACTACTCATACAGCGGAAGAAATTAATGAAGCTATTACTAATATTAACAAAGTATTAGACGAATGGGCTTACCAAATAAAGCTAGCATTAAAAAATAAAGCTGATATATATTCTCCTAATTTTCAAGGGATTCCTACTGTACCTCTACCTTCTGCTAAGGATAATTCCAATTAGATTGCTTCAACCGAATGGGTTAATGCAAGAATAGAGGCTACTGATTACAATAAAGATTTAAAATACTTTAGAGTAAGTCCATAGTTTAGATATGTAGATGAAACATCTGTAAATGTTACAGTAGAATGGGATTATAAATCTCCAATTATTAGTCAAAGTATAAATGGTTAGAAATTAGACATAAATGATAGGTAGTTTGTATTTGAAAATGTTACTAAAGATATGGTAATACTTTTAAATTTTACAACTACTGAAGGTTCTTATGTTGAAGTATATTCATTTGAAACTAAGTATCCAATTTATTATGGTATTAATAAAGATATAACATCAAATAGTAGAACTTTTTCTAGTCCATTTGTAGTTACTGCTGGAGAAGGGGAATTTATTTATATAGGTTTACCTAATAATGATAATGCACAATTTTCAGTTAGTGGGATTATTGGAGGATTTATATTGGACTCTAGTATGAAACTTCATAATACTATTTATTACATATATAAAAGTGTTAATCCAAATTTAGGAGAAACTAGTATTACATTACATAGTGCTCCAGATTCTACAGTATTTGATCAAAGACTATAGCTCTTAGAAGAAGCTATTAATAGATTAAATAATTTAAAATTCATAGCATTAGAAAATGATTAATAATAAATAGGTAAATATATGGAGGGGTGATAGTACTCCTCCAACTATATACCATGTTTGGATAAAAGATAATTCAAAATTATTATTATTCAATGGAATTGAATGGATAATATTTTTAGATAATAAAGATATTATTGATACACTATAGACTATTATAGATAGGGTTTCAAAACTAGAAAATAATACTATTAATGGAAAGAAAATAAAAGACAATCCAGTGTTAACTGGTGACGATATAAATATAACTAATGATGGTACCTATATTAGTAAATCTGATGGGATAACTTCAAATTTACTTGATATAGATGCATTATTAACTACTCAAATTATTGGAAAATGAGTATAAATAGTAAATTTGTTTATGTAAAAAATAAAGAACTATTTGAACCATTAATACCTTCAATACCAAAGAATTTAAATCCTATTGTTTTTATAGAAGATACCAGAGAAATGTGGACTTGTGGTACATACTTTAGCATTGGATACCCAAGTATTAAGGTTGTGGAAGAAAGTGGTTCAGTTAAAGTAAGTATAGGAAATTCATATTTTTCACTTACTACATCTGGAGATAGTATTAGTATTAGGAAAGGAGATGGAAACAAAATCATTATAAGCAGTAATGCATTAAACAAAGTAGATACTTAGAAACCATTAAAGTGGGATGAAGTAACTAAGTAGTTGCTGCACATGGATAGTGGAGTAACTCCAGGGTCTTATGGTCAATCATCTAGTTTAAGTAATACAAGTACTTTTGTAATACCTAATATTATAGTTGATAGTACTGGACACGTTACATAGGCTAATAATTATAACATACAAATTCGTGACTATGTAGAGCAAATAAATCCTTCTGAAGTTTCTGGAGATAAGAATATACTATTGTCATATAATGATAATAATAACAACTCAGATTCAGCTCCAGTTAGAAAAGCTAGGGGTTTGTTATTCAATAATTAGTTATAGCATTTAACAGTACAAGGTGGTATTACATCTAATAATAGTGTTAATGTTTCTAATGGAGATTTAGTTGTAACTAATGGTTACATCGTAGGTAACTTAAAAGGTGATGTAGAAGGGGAAGCAAAGCCTAAAATACACTTATCTAAGAAGCCAGAATATGGTGGTGCTTCAACATAGTTATATGGTCATGTTTTACTTTCTGATGAAGTACCAAATGAAGAACCAGAAGATTCAAGTAACAATGATAATGCTAATAATGCAAATGTTACTGCTACAGCAGCTTCTCCTAAAATGGTATGGAATGCAGTACAATCAATATATAAATATGTAGATGAAAATGGTATAAAGTTATCTGGATATAAAAATAAGAATAAGATTGATATTAAGGGATCCTTAACATTTAGTTAGGATTTCTAGTTAGATGATAGTAATAATTTATACATTGGATGGGAAGAATATGAGTAAACTAATATATTCAAGTAATTTAAGTAAATTCAAAGAAATTTATCCTGATTGGGCTTCTACTAGTAGCTAGGTTTATAGATCTATAGCTTATACTGGAGATGGGTATTTATATACACATGGTAAGGTATTTTAGATGGCTCTATATGGAGATGAAAATCCTTGGGGATTAGCAGTTGATTTATCTGGATAGAATCTATCAATTACAATAGCTGGAACTACAAAATCTGCAAAATTACCTGTAATTGGAGTTGAAGTTACAGACGAACTTTCTGCTTCTAATGTCGATGGGGTAGTAAATATTAGCCATAAAAATATCTTTGAAGGTGAATAGATATTTGGACCTAGTGCTAATTCGGATTCTACAATTATTATTCCTAAATTGACTGTTACTCCTTCTGGACATATAAAAGCAGGGTAGTAGGTTACCGCAACATTAAATAGGGTTAAAGTAAATTCTGATACTACTTCAGAAAAGGTATATACTATATTTGGTACGGGAAGTTCGACATAGGAAGTAAAATATAATCCTAATATATATGCAAATTTAACAAATGGCAAATTCTATGCTACTTAGTTTATTTAGAATAATAAAACTTTAGACTAGATTTATGCACCTATAAGTCATACATCATCATAGAATACATATGGAGTAGGCTCATCTACACTTTATGGTCATGTAAAATTAAGTGATTCTATAGCATCTAACTCAGATGTTTCAGGGGGAACAGCTGCAACTCCATAGGCAGTATTAAGTGCATTAAATGCAGCTAAAACTTATGCAAATAGTATACTTAGTACTACAGATGCTATGTTGTTCGTTGGAACATTAACAGGTACAGGAATTATTGCCTCTTACAATAGTAATGTTATAAAGGAAAGTATAACTGTTAATACTACTAATATTTCATAGCTAACACATTATGAGGCTGGATGGACATTTAAAATTACATCTTCAGGAACCATCAGTGGTATAGGTGTTGTTGAATCTGGGGATATGATAATCTGTATTAAAGACATTTCAGGTACCTTTAAAACTGCGGATTGGACTATTGTATAGGCTAACATTGATGGGGCTGTTACTTCAGAAAACTTAACTCCTAACACAGTTATACTAGCCTCAGGAACTAAAACTATAAAATCATTACCAAATGGAACTCAAAATTAGTATTTAGTAATAAATTCTTCTGGAATCCCTGAATGGAAAACAGTAGGAATTAATATGCGTGCTATTAAATATAACGGTTCTGATTTCTTATTATCTAGTGTATCTACCCCATTAGATTTAGTTGCAGGCTCTGGTATACAGTTAACAGGAGTATCATCTAGTGGAAGCTTAACCATAAAAAATACAGGTGTATTAAATACCTTTGCTTTAGTAATAAATAATGATACAGTTAAGGTTGGAGAATACTAGCCAAAAACAAAATCTGCAACTATTAATGTAAGTGGGGGATTATCAGTGAGTCTTGAAGAAGATGTATTTACTATTTCTCATACTAGTTCTGGTAAAACTAAGGCTCAAGGCTTATATAAATTCTCAGTGGATGAATACGGACATGTTACTGCTGGAAGTGCTGTAACTGCGTTACCTAATGCACAGGCATTAAAAATATTAAATAATGCTGGTAGTTTAGTTGATAGTTATATAGGTGACACGGCCAAATCAATTAAATTTGCCAATGGTACTGACATTTCATTAGGTACAAGTACCTCTAATAATATAATTACTGTAACCCCATCTATAACTCATAAGTATAGACCTATTTCTTTTTAGGATTATGGAGCTGCTTCTTCTACAGAAGTATTTAATACTACTAATAGTGGACGACTAACCTTTAAAGCTGGAGATGGAATGCATATAACTAATTCTAGTGGCACTTTAACATTTACTGCTGAAGATTCTTGGAGAAATATTACAGCTATTCCAGTAAGTAAGGCTAGTGGGGCAGTTTCTTTAGGTACAGATGTTTTAGAATTTGGAGGTGATTTTAGATGTACTGATAATGGAGGTACTAGTGTTATTCAACTAGGATGGACAGAGATTGATGAAAATGGTACAATAACATACGTAGTATAAAATGGCATTTAACACTAAATTAATATATTGTGAAACAAAAGATTAGTTTTAGAAACAATTAGATGCTGAATAGATTACCGATACTTCTATTGTATTTATAAAATCTACTGGAGAACTTTGGACACATGGGAAGTTATTCGCAGGTAACTTTGTCAGTAAAGATTCCAATAAGATAGCCTTAACACTAGGAGGTAGTTCAGTAGAGTTATCAAAAGCTGGACATACACATTCATATTTACCTTTAAGTGGGGGTACATTAACAGGTGCTTTAAATTTTGCCAATAATACATGGAATAAATTAGGTGATGATGCATATATAGGAGATCATAATGTAGGAAACCATCTATGCATTAAGGCTATTTCTGGAACAACAGCAGGTATAGCATTTTTTAATAGTTCTGATGGTGCTATTGGAAAGTTAGCCTCAGCGAATAATACACTACAATGGAATGGAACTAGTATATCTTTAAGTAACCATAACCATGATGATAGGTATGTTAATATAACTGGAGATACAATGACTGGAAACCTATCAATAAATAAAGCAAACCCTACGATATATCTAACATCTGGTTGGCAGGAATACTCTAAAATCGAGTTTAATCATGGTACTTACTAGGATGAAGATTGGATTGGGGGAATAGTGAGTTCTTCATTTGGTTCTGCAAAATTAATTGGAAAAGATACAGGAACGGGAGAATTATCTGGAAATACTCATGGGATGGGTTTCATAAACGCAAGAAGTAATTTTGGTGGATGGCATTTTATTAATAAGAATAAAGAAGTATTTTATGTGCATTATACTGGAGATGTAAAGGCAAATGGATATATTAAAAACAATTCTTCAGACTCTTATGTCCTATTAGGAGGGGGAGGACATAAAGCTATAAGTGATTTTGCTTTAGCATCCTCATTAAATAATTATGTAACACTAACCTCAGCGTAGACTATTAGTGGAATAAAAACTTTTAGTTCATAGTAGAAATTTACTGTAACTAATGGTGCATCACCATTTACTGTTTCTTCTAGTACCGTAGTAACTAATTTAAATGCGGATTTATTAGACGGAGTACATAATGGAAAAGTTAATGGTTATTTAAACACTATAACTTTGCCTTATACAAATGACGATAAAACAAACTGGTGGTGCAAGATTGCTACTGTTACTATTACTGGGTAGTATTCATCTAAAGAAAGTATAATGTTAATTACAGATGGTTATACTATTACTTCTAGTTCTTATTATGGTTTTGTATATATAAAAATGTAGCAGTAGAGTTCTTTGGGAAACGCTCCAAACATATCATTAAGAACCTTTGGTTCAATTCCAACTTCTAATATTGAAGGAAGGTTAACTTTAAGTAGTAGTTAGTCAAAACTAGATATATACCTTAAACTTCCATATAGTTATTAGAGAGGTTTAGTATCATTTTTATAGGGAACTGATGTAAGATCAGTTGGGAGCTTAATATAGACTCTACCATCTGCTTCTTAGAATATATCATGTTCTAATGACCTTATTTCTGGAAAGTTAGGAACAACTACAGTAGGGAATACTACAACTCCTATATATTTAAATGGTGGTACTCCAACAGCATGTTCAGTATCTATATCTGGTAATGCTAATACTATAGCTGTACGGGATGGCTCAGGGGATTTATAGTGTAGATTAGTAAGGCCCACTTATGCCAATTAGACTACTATAAGTGGTGCTTTAGCATATAGAGTTAATAATTCTAGTGATAATTATATTAGATTTTGTTCTGATACAGCAGCTATTAGAACATGGTTAGGAGTTTCTTCAAGTAGTCATTCGCATACTGTATTCAAAAATAATGTAATGATAAAGGGTACAAATGGAATGTCAGACTCTGCATCTATTCATCTTGGTATTGGGGACTCTGATACAGGATTTAAATGGATATCAGATGGTGTAGTTCAAATGTATTCTAATAATGTAAATATAGGATAGTGGAATGCATCTGGTATGAATTGGACTAAAACGCCACAGGTAAATGGTGTTGCAGTAGCTCTTTCTAATCATAATCACGATTCTGCTTATTTAAAGGTAGGAGATTCAGCAACAGTTGGAAATAATTCTAAATATTTATCATTTGCTAATGATTCTGGAGGGATAGGTGGAATTATTGGGACTAACGATCAATGGAGAATATATGGAAGATCCACGGCAGTTAACGCTGGTTACTTAGAAATAGCTACTTCTGACGATGGGGATGAGCCAATTTATTTTAGATAGTATACAGGAGTTTTTACAACTTTGAAAAGGACATTAACATTATTAGATGCAAGTGGTAATACCTCACTACCAGGAAACTTAAGTTGTGGATGGATTAATGAAGGTTTAAGAGTTGATTATGGTGATGATTTAGTAGGCCTTAGATGGAGAGGGGTTCATACTGTAGAATTTGGAGGTAATACTGGATATGCACATACTTCATATGCTTTTAGACCTAGTTATTCTAGTAGTGGTCCTACGTAGGCATCTTTAGTAGTGCAAAATGCATCCGCATCTAATTCTCCTACATTTACTACAACACATGCATTTTGGGCAGATGGCGTAGGTTATCATAAAAGAGCCTTAGGAGTTGGTAGGGAATCTCCTTCTAATGGATATGATGCTGGCATATATACTGGTACTGTATTAGCTAATAATTGGTTTAGAAGCGAAGGGGACACAGGATGGTATAACTAGACCTATGGTGGAGGTTGGTATATGCAAGATACTACTTGGATTAGAGCTTATAATAATAAAGGAGTTATGGCAATTAGGTTTGATGCTGATTCGGGCTTAGCTGGATCTAGTTGGAATAATGGTGACGGTGCTTTCACTGTTAGAATTCATAATAATTCAAACTAGACTCCTATATTATTGGCATATAGACACAGACCTGATGATACTGGTACAAATCGTTTATTTGCTTTAGAATTATTAAATAATGGAGATGAGATTCATTTTGGCATGAGTGGACAAGCAGCTATGACATTACATAAATCTGGAGGTTTGGGTTGTCGAGCTATAACTACTAATTATAGTAATAGTGGCTAGGATGAATTTAGTATGTATTACAGTCCTTATTGGTAGGGTGGAAATACTATAAATTATTCTAAATATAATTATATATTAGGATGGTAGGATAATTGTCCTGGTGGATGGACCACTGGTTATGGAATTGGGTCTTATAGAGTTTCTGGTAATGATTGGGGATCTATGATTTTTGAAGTATGTCAGGATGAAACTAATAAAACAAGAAAAGCACAGTTGGAAATCAGGGGTAGGGATAATGTACTATGGTTTAGTGGAAATATGGAAGCTAATACATTTATAGGAGATTTACAAGGTAATGCTAATAGTGCTCATATGTTGCTACCTCACTATAATGGGGGTATACAAACAAACCCTTAGACATACTTTAATGGTTCTATGGGATTAAAAGTAGCCATGACTGGAGTTGGTGGTATGAGTAGCTACTGGACAGATACCTTATGGGTTAATGGGTATAGTGGTGGCGATGTTAAAGGAATGTGTGCTTTACATTTCAGTAAACAAAATGGTCCTAGATTTTCAATTTCATATCAAAACTATGATAATAGTTCTTATGGAACTTGTTATGAAGTATGGACATCTTATAACTTCAATCCAAGTTCTGTAGTATCAGATAATATTAAATGGGCTATGTATAAAGTAACTATTGGTTCTAGTTCAGTATCATATTCTAAAATGTCTGGAAATCATAACTTTATTAGTGGTTCTTCTAGACTTGGAACTGGTAGGGCGACATTATCACTATCTTACCCTTCTGGGGCATCCAAAACTTCAATAATGATGTCTGCTACTGGTCATCACAAAGAAAGGGGATGGGATTATCCTATTTTTGCTAGCTTACAACCTGATTATGGAACTTCAAATCAAATTAAGCTTATGCTAGCAGATGATCCCACATTAAATGATGGAGAAGCAATCATAACATTTATGTATGTTGGATAATTTAGTTTTAAGAAAATTTATTTTGCAGATTCTAATAAATTTTATATTTTTGCTAAAAATTAAAATAATATGGAAGTTTTTAATAAAAGAACAATTTGTAATGTTAAGAACTCTGATTCTAATTTAAAATTAGACGGAGAAGCTCAAGTAGATGAAAGTAAGAAAGTCACAACCTTTATGGGAACTTTTTATACACTAGAAGATGAATATGCAGGAACTTTCACTTATTCAGAAAGGGAGGGAGATGTTGTAGATAAGTCTGTGAATAGCTTCCCAACTAATTTACAGAATAAGGGTATTGAATTATTAGATGCAACAGTTGTAGAATTAAAAAGTACATTATAATTGAATTATGACTTTAAATGAATTAATGATTAAGTATAACTTTATTAGTAAAGTTTTATTAAGAGATGGAGATAAGGAACTTGGTAAAGACTTGAAAGTAAAGATTATGACCATGAGAATTAAAATGGGTAAAGTTAAAAAAGAGTTTGATGAAGATTTACAAGAGGCAGTTAAAGGATTAACCCCTGAAGGTTATCAAGAACTATATGTAAAGAAAGATAAGACAAAGGAGGAAGAAGCACAACTTGAAAAGTGGAATAAACAAATTAATGATGAATATAACTCCTTTATTGACCAGAGGGGAAAAGAAGAAGTAAATCTTGACACTTCAATAACTGAAGACGAATTTTTAGAAATTTTAGAAACAAATGCAGGTAGTGATGTAGAGATAAATGGACAAACTATAAAAGCTGCTGATTTTCTAGAAATATTTCATAGTTTATTTGTAGAATAATAATAACAGGGCTGTGTATCTTATACATAGCCCTTAATTTTTATAATATGGGAGCATATATAGAAGTTATTAGTTAGATAAAACCTAAAAATAATAATTAGTTTCCTATTGCTGACGTTAATGATTTACGAGGTGGGTACATATAGGTAGATAGTATTGAAGAAATGAATGCTTTTCTGTCTACTAATAAATTAAAAGAGGGAATGCTTTGCTATGTAAAGAACTCAAGTGATCATATGTATTAGCTTCATGATAATCAATGGGAAGTATGGGAAGTTAAAGGAACTGGTGGGGGAGGGGTATCCGTTGAGGTCGTGGATACTCTGGAAGAATTAGAAGATAGAGAAGATCTTTAGAATGAAGGTCAATTAGTATTTATTAGAGAATTAGATGCTCTTAGATTTTACAATGGTTCTTATTGGGAATCATTTTCTAAAATATATATACAAGCAACTCCACCAGAAGATAAAGGAGGTATTTGGATTGATACTTCCGAAAATAAAGAACATATGAGTAGTAATACAGTAATATAGGATTTGTTAAAGGTTATTTATGTATTACAAGAAAAAGTTAAGAGATTAGAATTTGCATTTAATTGCCAGATGGATTCTGGGGATTTTAAAAATAATCAATATTATGCTTATGATGGGGCTGAAAATGAAGAACCAGATTATGGGACTTCAGAAGAAGAGGATAATGCAGAATAGGAAGCAAATAAAGATGTAGTATTAGCAGATTCCCCAGAACCAACAGAATATTAGGAATATCTTCCAAATGTCAAACATATATGTATAAAAAGTGGTACTTATGCAGAAATGTAGGCAAATAAGGACGATTTCTTACCTAAAGAATTATTGTGGTGCTATGATACACAAACTTTATGGATAAAAGATCCAAAAACATATAAATTAATAAAAATAGGTAGTACAGGAGGTGATACTCCAGATCCCGACCCAGAAACAATGGAAGGAATATTAACAGAAGTCATTGGAAGTGGTAGTCAAGCAAAAACTAAAATTATTGGTATTGAATTTGCTGATATGACTAATAAAGAGAATACATTCTTAATCTAGGTTAAGGGTGGTAAACTAGATATACATGATTATAGATTAGATAAAAATACTTTGGCAGGTAATGCTCAAACGGCAGGAACTGGTATTTATTATACTACCCCATATTTCCCTATAATTTCAGAAGAGGTTGGTTCTAAAGATTCTCCAAAAATTTACGTTAATATGGTTTATTGTGGGGGTGATTCTTAGAGTAAGGATTATAATCCAGTATCACACAACTTTGTAGAATTATGTAATTTAGGTAAAAAGGATCTTAATTTAAAAGGACTTTATTTACATTATACAGAAAGAAATACTGGAGATTGGGTAACATTACCATTAATTGGAACCTTAAAATCTCAAGGAACATTTTTAATTAGGGGTGCTTAGTGCTCTGTTGAAAATATAAATACTACTTTAATTAAAGTTGGAGAACCTGATATAGAATGGACTAAGGATATTACATTAAATAATACTAGGCTAGAAATTTCGGAAGATTTAGGTTCAGGTATTTAGGCACATAGTATATGGTCAACTGATGATAATAAGATAAAGTTCAGTTATGATTGTGCTTTTTATATAAGTAGTGAGGAAACTGCTGGATATTTTGAAAGTACTATTATGAATAGTACAGCTCCTTGGACAACAAATGGAGTTATTAAATGGTATGTTGATTTAGTTGGAATTGGAAATTATAATGATAGGTCAATGCCATGTGAAGCTTCTCCAATAGCAAATAGAGGAAGTAATGTGTTACTTATGAGATATTATAATATGGACCCAGTTAAATAGGCTACCAAGGCATTGAGTGCTAGAAGTAATGCTAAAGATTGGACATATATTAATATGGATAAAATTGACCCTTCAATAAATATTTAGGATTATGTACCTAAAAATTCAAGTGAACACAAAAATATATTCTTTAATAAAAATCTTTTAAAAGAGGGCGCTCCAAATATTATAACTTGTACTTTAGGACATGACGCACATACTACTAGATGTTTTAATTGGATTTCTGTTGGCTATTATGATGAATATATTTGGATAAAGAAAGAGGGGGAAGAATATACTCCCGAAAACAAATTTGAATCCTTTAAAAAAGAAGATATTGATTCAGAGGGAAATAGTAGTAATCCAAATAGACCAAAATCACATAAAAATTGGACAAATAGTATATATAATAGAATTCGCAGTATTACAACTGACGGAACTCCATTCACGGTTCATAAATTTATTAAGGATTTTGAAGAACCTGCTGATACTTAGAAATATTACTATAAGGTAGGTAGAGATGGAGCTTGGTCAGAAGAAAGGTCATTCACTCTTAGAAATAGAGATAAAGTTATTGAAAGTGGATTCAATTTCTTACAAGTATCAGACCAACAAGGATTTAACCATGAGGAATATGAAATGTGGAGAGTTAGTGCTGAATTTATTAATTCGGATAAGTCTGAAAATCCATATCATTGGTGCTTAAATACAGGAGACCAAACTCAAAATGGTAATAGATTTAACGAATGGATTGATTATTATAATGCAGGTGATTCTATCTATAAAGATACTGAACAAATGTATTCTGTTGGAAATAATGACTTATGCCCAGTAGATGTATATACTCTTGGTGATGGTGAAGATATAAGTAAGACTAATCCAGCTAATGTAGAGTTCTTCTTTACATTTGAACATCCATATACGGTTCCTATCTCTTCCGCTGGAGTGTATATCCCATGTGTGTATAGTTTTGTCTATGGTAATACTTATTTTCTTTCTATGAATTCAGAAATTACTGAATTAGCTAGAACCGATGTATTTAAAGACACTTCTGGAGAAAATGTTTATAATGATATAAAAGAATGGGCTACAAATGATTTAGAACAGCATGCAGAAGATGGTAAAATAGTATGGAAAGTTGCATTTTGTCATGAAGCCCCATTTACAATAGTAACTGCTGACTTGATAATGAGTTATTTAAAGAGGCAAGAAGAAGGCTCTTATCAAAAAGATCCAAATATTAAAAGAGGTGGTAGTCATTTAAATACTGTTGGTAATTATTGGTTTAGTCAATGGTTACAAGACAATGAGTTTAAACTATGTTTGTGTGGACATAAACATACTTATGCTAATTCTAGATATATTAGAGAAGATCCAGAGAAAACAATGGAACCTATAGTATATGATCCTTCTGAACAACCAAGCTGGTATTTAAGTTTGCCAGAAAGAGAAAAACAATGTGTTCAAATTTCTACAGATGCTGGACAAAATTATGTTAGATATGTTATGTGCTAGGCTACTGGTTATAAATTAACTTCAAACAAAGAGTTACCAGCTAAGAATATTCCTTGGTTGTTAGAATATTATCCAGTTAGTAGCCAGGTTGAAAATCCTACTACAAATACAGCTACTGTTAAGGTAAATAGTGCACAACAATATCCTAATTATATTATATGGAATATTGGAACAGGAACTGAAATGGAATCAGAAGGTACTACTGAAAGTAGAGAAAGAATATTAGGAAAATCATACAAACTTCAATTGAAATCAGATACTAAAGTATGGTCATATAAGTACAATGTTCCAGTCAAATATACAGATTTAAAGAAAGTTGGAGGAAATGGTTCTACCAATCCAAACAATAATATTATAATTGAGAAAACATTACAATGAAAGTAAGACATTATGATGAAGCTACCAAAAGATGGGTAATTGATGGTGCTTCTAATGCTTCTGAATTAGAATTGACAAACCCTGGCTTCTTAAATGAAGCTGGGGAGTCAGTTTCTATAGATAATGGATTTACTAAATTAGATAATAGAATGACATAGTTAGAAAAGAATTTAGCATGGATTTATTTGAATGGTGCTAAAGGAGGTTCTGGTGGAGAAGGTGGAGGTGATGGAACAGAATATACTATTGATGTTGCTGAAGGAACTACTGTATATACTGCTACTAATACTGTAACATTAAATATTTTAATTAAAAGTGGTGGCGTAAAAAAATCCTTTACTGTGGTTGCAAGGGATTTATCTACTAATAAAACTATAGGCACATGGAAAAAATATTCTATGTCTAGAACTGATATTACAATTACTGGACTATCTGGAACTACAGATATTGAATTATCAGCATACGATAATTAGAATGTATATACAGTCCCAGTGTATATTAAAGTAATAGCAGGAGCAATATCATTGGAAATATAGTCTATTCCTCCTAAAACTATGTATATGGGAGGTGTTTCAGAGGTTGCATTAAACTTCACTGTTACTAATAATATATTATAGAGTCCCGCATCTTTCTGGTTAACCATAAATGGGATTGAAGTAGAAAGAGTCGATAATATTAGTACAGCAATACGTACCTTAAATTATGATGCCAGAAAATTATTATTTGAAAGTGAACACTTTAGTCCTAAAGCTGGACAAAGATTTTATTTTATTGCACAGGCTAGTACAACTCTTAATGAGGAAACTATATCCTCTGAATAGATTAAATTTGATATTACCGTAGCTGATAGTAACAATCTAGTAATTGTAACGGAAGGAATTACTGAATTTACTCCTAGTGAAGAAGAAGGATAGACTTGGGAGGATTTAACTTAGTACGGTTAGGGTTCTCAATTAGGATTTAATTATTATTTAAGTTATGGTTTAAGTAAATATAGTACATTTAATATGGACTATAAAATTTATTTGGTAAGTACAGAGGAACAATTACTGGATAGTGGAACTATTAAAAATATTAATAAAAGTGAGACTAATAGATTTGTTTATAGTACAGTAAATCTGTCTGTTAATAAAACGAATGAGTATTTAAAAATTGTATTATTTGGATATGCAGTTAATGACCCTGGTGATACAAGTGCTCAATATACTAAGACTGTAACTTGTAGAATTGTTGAAAGTGTTAGTGTAGATATGTATGCAAATAATGATATGCATACATTGTTAGCCTATTTTAGTAAAATAACTGGATTTCCTAATACATCAACAGGTACATGGAATTATCCATTAAAAACTTCAGGAGAATTTATATATGAAGGTGCTTTTGCTTCTAAATTCCCTGATGGTGCTAATTTTACCTTAAAAGGAGTTAATGGTAAAACTAGTGGATTTATTTAGGATAGCGATGGTATTAATCAAATACCTGCTACCAAATTAAATGGAGAGGCATATGGTTATTTAGAGGTTGCTGATGTAATGTTTCCAGCTATAGATATAGGTGCTGGAGTTTCTTTCTTTCAACCACAGGGATTCCATATTTCTTGTACATATAAGGCTGAGTCTTCTTCTTATCCAGAAGAAGTTATTTGTGGAATAGGTCAGTATGAGGAAAATGAATTAAAAACTGGTTATGAAATTAGTTTGGAAAAAGCTGTTTGTAAGATTGGCTCTGCTGATACCCTAACAGTTAAATTACCGTAGAATGAATTACTTACTGTTGATTTAGATGTATCATTAATGGCTGGTAATGCTTGGTATTTTAAAATATATGTAAATGGTGTATTATCTGCTGTAAGTAGAGTATTACAATCAGATATTGATTGGATGTTTGGTACTGATTTTTATTTCGGATGTAGAAATGATAATGGAGTAAGAAGTAGGTTTTCTAATGTTAGCATCTATGATATAAAAATTTATACATCTTCATAGAGCGAATATGCTATTGTACAAAATTATATATCTGCTACAGAACAGGCTAGATTGATAAAAGGAGCTATTGATGCCTCATTGGATTCAGAATTAAGAACTAAAAATTTATTTGATAGTGCAGGAAACTGTTTAATATGGGATAAGACTCTTGATGGAGGTAAGGGAGGATTCTTGTCAGGTGATTTACTTTATGCTAAATTAGTGGAATAGATGGAAATAAATACTCCATATCCTATTGTTTTAGTGGAAGAAACATCCAACAGTCCTACATTATTTGAACCTTATTCTACTGCAATATTCTCTGCTGCTGATAAAGTAGAAGTAATGGGTAAAAAATTCCCTGTAAAAATTACTTATTAGGATAGTAAAGGTAAAGTAGTAATTAGTACACCAAGTGGGGTTTCAGAAGGTAATGGTGTTTCTATTGGTTTGCAGGGTACATCATCTCTATCATATAATGCAAAAAACTTTGAAATTTATATGGGAGATGTAGATCAAACTGGTAAAAAGATGTTATTTTAGCCTACTGAAGATTGGCTTCCTGAAAATGAATTTACATTAAAAGCTGACGTAGTTGATAGTGCCCATGTTAATAATGTAGTAATTGGTCAAATTATAAATGGACATGCAGTTAATAGCTCAGGCCAATCAATTACTCCTTTTGGTGCAACCCCTCCAATGTCTTTAGGTAATGATGTTTGGGGAGGTGATGCTGATAAAGCTAATTCTATTAGAGGTAAGATAAAACATACTTCTGAAGGATTCCCAGTATTGTTATTTATTAGATATGCTCCAGATTCTGATGGAAATATTAAATAGCCAAAATTCTGTGGTATCTATAACTTTAATCTTGGAAGATATGCATACTTCAATCTAGGATTAAAATTACTAACTGATTATGTAAAAGTAAATCAGGATGGACCTACCTTAGTAACTGATTATACAGAAAATAATACTAAGTGGAATACAGGTACAAGTAACGGAGTATATTCAATAGAAATTAACTAGAATTCATCAGCTTAGGGTGCTTTCTAGCAAGATGATATGAAAATTATACAGTTTATGGGTGATGTTATGTATACATCTAGAGATGAGTCTATAGCATATAATTAGGTATAGAAATTTTATACACAAATGGCTAATATGGCTCTTACTAGAATCTAGAAATATACAATGGATGATGCTGGACAAACTCCTACTAAGCCTATCCCTGGAGAATTTTATGATTTAGATAAAAACTCCTATTATAATTTTAATGCTTGTGACCAACATTTAAACTGGGATAATGCTTGTGCATATTTTATGCTGGCATTAATATTTGGATGTGTGGACTCTATGTGTAAAAACTTAACTATTCGTAGTTGGGGTACTGATGTATGGTATTGCTGTTTTTACGATATGGATACTGCATTTGGACTAAATAATGCTGGACAGGATATTGTTGAGTACTGGGCACACTTACATAGGTGGTATAATATTGCATCACAAGATACTGGTATTACTCAGTTTACTTAGGAGAAAAATTATGTATCTTCTGATAGTTATAAACAATATTTTGCATCTTGGTGGAATAGAATATGGGAAGTTCTAGAAAATTTAGCAGGAATGGATAGTGGAAGTACAGAAAATAGAACTAGTCTTGAATCCCTTTATGTTAATTTAAGAACTAATTTATTCCCTGATCCTGATAAGTTTATTAAAGATTATTATTAGTCATATACAGAATAGACAGGTTCTATTATGTTTAATTATGACTATAAAATAAAATACTTAGCAATTTCAAAAACCTATAACCCTGATACTGGAGAATATCAAGATAGTACTGATTTTAGTCAACTTAAATTCTTGCATGGTAATAGGGTTATGCATGTAAAGGATTGGTTTAGAAAAAGAATAATGTTCCTTGATGGTGTCTATGGATTTAAAGATAATTCTAGTAACCTTCCTGTTAATATTGAATCTCCTATTACTGGCCTATGGGCTAATAATAAAGCTACAGGGTCTAACACAGAAGTAAAGTTTGGAACTAATATAACTGCAAATAGCTAGGTATTATATCATTACTCACATGATAAAACAAATGGAGCTTTTTGGATAAGTGAAACTCCAACTGCTGCTGTATTACCAATACCTACTGGTGAAACTGTTGTATATATGTATGCAAATAAATTTATAACAAATTTTGATAAATTTAAGAGCTATCCATGGACAGGTTTGGATAATATAAATCTACCTTTATTATAGGAACTTGATTTAAGTGGATTAACAAACATTGATGCAACCTACTTTTTCTAGGGCGGAGTTTATAATAAAAATACAGATGTGGGATTGAAAAATATAAAGAAATTAAATCTTAGCGGAGTTAAACTTATTGGAGACAACGCTTCAGCATATACACTAGATTTAAGTGGATGTTAGAAAATTCAAGAGTTAGATGTTTCTTATTCTACAATCACTAAAATAACTTTTCCAGAATCTGCTGTATTAAAAGTTCTAAATCTATCTGGAACAGATATTACTAGTTTAAAATTGGAAAATCAATCCTTCTTAAATTAGTTGCTAATTGATGATTGTACTAAATTAACTTCTATAGAAATTAATAATTGTGGTGCACTTACTACATTAGATATTCCATCTAGTGTTAAAACAGTTATAATAAAAAATTGTGAAGGAATGTCTTCATTAAGCATTCCTTATACTTCAATTAATAATTCTATAAGTCCTTTAGTATAGTTAACAGTAGATAATTGTCCAGGATTAAAAGAATGTATACTTTCTGGATAGAATAATGAAAGTTTAAAAGTAGAGTTAACAGGAGCCTGGAATTTGGAGACATTAGACTTAAGCTATACAAAGACTAATGATATTATTCTAGCTTCATTATATGTTAATGAAGCCCCAAATTTCTATAGCTTAAAAAGTTTAAATATATCTAATACAAATATAAGTAATTTAAAATATAATGACGGAGTTCAAGAATACTTAGATTTAACTGCATTTCCTGATTTATAGAATATAAAGGCTAATAACTGTACCCAATTAGTTGAAGTTAGATGTAAAAATGATAAGTCTAATCCAATAGAATTATTACAAAGTTCTTTTAAAGATTGTTCTTCTCTTAAAAGAGTTAAAGGTAATTTTTCTCTACAAGGTCCAGAAATATTTAGAAACTGTCAAGCATTACTGTTAAACGAGGATTCTGTTTATTCTTTATATGGAACAGATACATTTTTAGAAGGGGATGATGTAACTAATGTTGAATTTGGTTCTAATTTAATTAGTGCTCAATATATGTTTGAAAGTTGTAGCACATTATCATACAATGACTTCAAATATTTAATGGTTAGGTTAAATCAAAATATTACCTCATTAGAAGGATTATTTAAAAATTGTACAGGTATTTCTGGAGATATTTGGTATGATATATTTAGACCATGTCCTAACGTAAACAGTATTAAAGAAGTATTTAGTGGAACTAAATTAAGTGGTATTTTCTTCTCAAGAACCGCAGCTTATAATTCTGAAGATCCTTCAACTTGGGGTATATTAGATTTTCTCCCTAAAGTTACAGATGCTGAAGCTGCTTTTGAAAATACTAGTATAGAATGGATAGATAATAATGTATTTGCACCAATAGAGAATACGTATAGTCCTTTAGTTAAAATTGACTATATGTTTAGAGGTTGTCTATTATTAAAGAGTTGTAATGATACTAGAGCATCTTAGATTGAACAAGGCCTATTACATTCTAAAACATTCTTCACTAACTTAAGAAATCTATCAAGTCTATTTCCTAAAGAGGTTTTTAATGGATGTAAAAATGTAAAAATGGAAATTGACACTGATGGAACAAATACATATCTATTCCATACATTTAGATCAAATACATAGCCGTCTATACTTACTAATTCATTATATAATGGACTTACTTTAGTAGGTAAAATTGGGCCAAATACTTTTGGAGGTGTTAGTTAGACTATTTAGGATGGGGATTAGACATGGTATATACCTACATTTATTTCTATCCAGTACCCATTTGATAATTGCGGAGATTAGATTACCGTAAATATGTCCGAAATGGGGGATATGTTCTAGAATATTAAAACCACTTTAAGATAGGCTATAGGAATATTTAAAGGATTAAAATGCTCAGATGAACCTAATAGTTAGAATATACCTAGTAATATATTTAAGGGCTGTACCTTATTAAATAGTATTGAAGGATTCTTTAGTGGTATTGATTTAAATAACAATAATGAAGTCTATGAATTTCCTCCTAAAGATATGTTTAAAGATTGTGTTAGTTTAACTAATATAAAATCATTATTTAGTGGTTGCTACAATTTAAAAATAAAATTAGTTGGAGAAGGCTTTACTAATTGTATTTTATCAGATGTTTCTTATGCATTTGAAAATTCTGGAGTATTTGGGGGAATTCCTTATCGTTTATTTTTTATGTCTCATGACAATTCAGATGGAACTAAATCAATAACCTAGACAATTACTAATATTTCTGGTGTTTTTAAAGGTTGCTGGTGTCTAGGATATGATGAATAGAGGGAAATAGAAATAGGAGGAGAACTAATTCCTGACATTTCTTATACAACTTGGGAAGATCATATTGTTAAAACTCCTGGAAACAGAGTATACTATAAATTGGATGTTTCTAATTTATAGAAATCTTATAATTACGATAAGAATGAAGATCCTGAAAGTGAGGATTATAATCCTGGAGAACAGGCTTTTGATGTTTGGTACTTAGATGGCTATGGCTGGGAAGGAGCATCCAGTCCTGAAGAAGGTTTAGAAGAAGTTAAATCTAGACTTCAGAATAAATATTTCAAATATGATGAAATGCAAAAATTAGCTATAGAACAAGAAGATACCGAACGTGCATCTCATGGATACCAGAATTATATGATTCCTACTGATTACTTTAGATACTGCGCTCCTAGTTGTACATTACAGGATTCAATGTTAGATTTTTCATATAAAGAACATATAAAGAAATTCTAGGCGGATACAGGTAATTGGGTTATCGAAACAACTGATAATTACGAAGGATTGGTAGGAAGAATTCCATGCAAAATATTCTAGTCATTAGTTGATAATACTAAATTAATATCTGTATTTAAAGAAACTAGATTCTGTGCTTTTGTTAATTTATAGGGAGATACCTTTACAAGAGGTATTAAATACCCACCTGATTTATTTAAATATAATACAAAGCTAGAGGATATTTCTGGAATGTTTTCAGCTACTATTATAGAAGTTGGTGTAGATATTAATTCAGATCTATTTAGCAATAATCCAAATTTGAAAAACATTTCTGAGGTTTGGTCTAATTGTATGTTCGATAAAAGAGAATATAATGCAGATGGTACTAAAGAAACTTATCCACAAATGGATTTTGTAAACATATTTAAAAATAATACTAAGATTACTAATGCTTCTGGATTATTTTCTGTATCATATTTTGATCAAAATAATAAGTATGGGTTATTATTAATTTCTAAAGAATTACTATAGAATTGTTATAACATAAATAACATCAGTAATATGTTCTATTACTGTTAGAAACTATCTGGTAGTGTTCCTGAATTTAATTCTACAACATACCCAGTTCTAAATATAGTTTCTAATTACTTGTCAGGAGTTTCAAAAGAAAATATTACTAATGCTGATAATCTAGAAGATAGATTAGTTCCTCAGAATTGGTTACAATGAAATTCAGATATTTAACATATGTTAACAATAAATTTTTGGTAAGACACATAAAGGTTTTATTTGGAAGTTTGGTCATGTAAAATCGGGTGAATTGCTGGAAAGTCTTCCGCAAAAAGATAATCAGCAGCCAAGCTCTTTGAATGACATAGAAGTAAAAGAGAAGGTTCAACGACTAACAGTTGAGGAGTCAAACCAATAATACTGACACGAGTGCCCGACAATTCTTTTGAATTGAAGATATAGTCTGAACTACACATATACATAAAAGTGTAGAATTAAAGGATAAAGAACCTTTAAGGTAACATATTGGAATTTTTAACAATGCAAGAAGCCGAAGATAAATTCGGTAAGAAAGGACGTACTAATGCTGCATTAACCTTAGGAATTATCGGTACTGCTCTTGGAGCAATAAATAATTCAGGATGCGGAAATGGTATTTTAGGAGGAATACTTGGAGGTGGTTGTCAATAGAATAGACTTGGCAATGAAGTTCAGGTATTAACTAATCAGCTTTGGGCAGGTAGATTACAAGATCAGGATGAAAAATGTAAAATGTATATTGACTTAATCACAAGAGACAATGTACAGAATTTAACTGCTGCACAAGAATTTGCTAAAGTTAGAGAACAAGACATTAAAGAAAAGACTGACTTGTTTGAAAGACTTAACACTAGACTTGTAGAACTAGAAAAGAAAGATGCTGCTAATTCTGCTGCTCTTCCTTTAATGTTTGAATTAGCTACAGTTAAGGCTAATAAGTATACAGATGACTGCTGCTGCAAAGCTGAAAAGAATATGTTGGTTATGGATTCTAACTTACAACGTCAGCTTGATCACAAGATTGATGGTCAGTTAAAATACTCATATAACAACTTATGTGCTCCAGTGCCTGATATTAGTCCTTTATACTGTTCACCATTTACAGTTAATGGTAGTGGTACTACTTATGTAGGAAGTTGTGGATGTTCTAACTGCAACTGCCAATAATAAGAAAGGAGGGTAATTATGGCATGTAGAGTTCAATCTATAACAAATAATATAGCCCAAGTTTTAACTACAAATTCAATTGTTAAGTTAGGACAAGTTAGTTGTAATAATTTAACTGGGTCTACTATTACTGTAGTATGCTCTGGAACATATTTAATTGATGTTCAAGTTATTGCTACACCTACAGCTAGTTCTACTGCTATATTAGCTTTGAACGTAAATGGTGTTCCAATGGCTTCCGTTAGTAGGGAAACTACAGCAGCTCCTGGCGAATCTATTTTTGAAGTAAGAGGTCTGTTCAAATTAAGTAAAGGTGATATTATCACTGTTTCTAATATAGGAGCAGCCACTTTAACATTAGGTTCTCCAACTCCAACAAATAGTTATAATGTTAGTACGATTATTAATAGATTAAGTAATTAAGTTTAGATAGGAGGGGTCCAAAAGACTCCTCCTTTATTTTTTTAAGTATGTCTTTTTTAAATAGCACTACTCCCTTTGGTGGTTCCTTAAATGATTTGCAAAATTCCTGGGTTCAGCAATATGTAAATGCTCAGTATATGCAAAATGCAAAAAATAATATACTAGATGAAATTAATAAAGAAGTTAGTTCATTAAGTACAGATTAGTAGACTATGCTGAGTCAACTACAAGAATATTAGATGGCTAAACAAGCATATGAAGCTGGCTTTATGTCTTTTATAGGTTCTAAATTTAGTTAGGAATATGTACAATCTCCAGACGGAAAATTGGCAGCTGATAATCTTTTATAGGTAATTAGAAAAAGTAAAAATCAAATACAGAACCAAATAAAGGCTAAAGAGGAAAAGGTTAATACACTGTTAGAACTTATGGAAACTGATCCAGAAATGAAAAAGAGATTTGACGAATTAATGGTTAATAAAATGAATAAACATGAGTGATAAAGAACTAATATTTTAGGCAGCTAACACATTTATAAAAAATATAGTTTATAAATTGTATGGAATTAATAGTATAGGTGTTGAAGCATTAATTACCTATGTAGTTAATAATATGTATGATAAATATGCCCAATATTTAGATTTGTTTACCGATAAAAATGGAAACATAAACATATCTTTATTTGGAAATGCTGTAAAGGATATTCTAAAAAATTAGTATGATGGAAAATTTATTTTTAGTATCTTTGGTAAATCAATAAAATTCACATAGGATGATATTGATGATTTTGAAAAGATATTTAAAAATTTAAAATCTAATGGAAAATGTTAGGACTGAACAACTTCTAGGTAATACTAAGGTAATTGTTGGTAATAAATACTCTGACCTAGTATTAGAAACTCTTGGAAAAGTTTACATAAAGACTGGGAACAATTCAAGGGTTTTAAGTGACGTTTTAAAATTACTAGATTAGACATCTGAATAGGAGATAAAGAGTCTTACTGTATTTGTAGATAGTACTTCTTAGATGGAAGAAATGGAATATCCTGGGGATGGATATTTCATTTATAATAAATTAAATACTACTTTATATATATCTTATGATGAGAGATATATTGCATTAATTGAAGCAGCAGAAGGTGCAAAGGAAGGATATGTCCGCAGAAGAGGTGATACAATGACTGGACCTCTTGAAATTATTACTTCTACTGCCCCTCTTGTTGTGGCTTCTTCTAAACTAATTAAGAACTTAAATGCTGAATATATAGGTGGATATTCACAAAGTGATTTAGCTAAGAAGAAAGTAAATGAATACATTTATGGAAATTGGACATTTAAGGGGTCTGGTGTTTCAGAAAATAATTGGATATTTAAGAGTAATGTAAGACTTTATGGAGACTTAGTAACAAGTGGTAGTATTTCTACTCCAGAATTTGCTTCTGGTTTTGGAGGATATGGTTGGAGATTGGATGCAGATACTAATACCTTAACTATTGATTATTTAGTAGTTCGTAAAGCTATGAAAGTTTACGAAATGGTTATTAATAAAATATCTGCAACTAATGGTAGTATATGGGTTAGTAACTCAAGTAAATGTGCTTCTACTATAGCTCCAGTAATATTAACAGAGACTCAATTAAATAGTACAGTAGTTAATGGGGTAGTTGATAAGGATAAATTACTAAAGATATTAAAAAGTAATACTTACTACTTATTAACTACAAATAATACAGAAAGTATAGTTACATTAACCTCAGAACTATCCAAGCCAAGTACTATAAATGATGTAGCAAAGACTTTTATTAATTTTAAATTTTTAATTCATATTGTAGATCCTATTGGGTTAATTAATAGTCCTTTATTTACAGGAATTAATGTTCTATATGATGAATAGCTATTAACTTCAGAATGGGAAACTTATACAGGAAGTGCTACTCAAGAACAATATCTTGCATTTAAAAAATGTATAGCTTTATATTACATTAGTAAAGAAAAGGTAGTTACAAAATGGGGAGGAAATGAAGGACAATGGGATGAAGGAACAATCCCATAGGAATGGAGTTATTAGGATACATTTGATAAGGATTATACCTTCTTTATGATTCCTAAGACTTCCCAAGCAGCTAGTGATTTCGAATAGAATGGCCCTAATAGTGATTATTTAGTAGGAATAAAAACCTATTATAAATATTTTGCAATTGATGAACAAATAGTAAATGAAGCTATTACTAACTCGGATATATAGTTTGCTAATGGAAACACCCCTTCAATAACTTTAGGTAATTTATGGGTTATTAATACGGACGAAAATGAATATCCGATGTTTAAGCCTGGAGACATAATTAGATGTCAAAAATATGCTGATGGTAATATAAAATATTACGATGGACTAATTATGTCTTAGATAGGTACACGTTCTTATATTATGTTAAAAGCTACTTCTGTTTTTGATATATATACTGAAATTTCATATAACGAAGATGGCTCTATAAATTATACAAAGGAAGAATACAATACATCTTTGTATGATAAAACAGAAATGAGCTATAATGTTAATACAGGAACACAGTAGCCAAATGGGGAACAGGCACATAATAATCAAACTGCAAACCCCGATACCGATGCGTCTACTTCCAGATTAGATGACCCAGCTGAAGGCGATGATATGATATAGATGGGTAATATTCAAGATCCGCAGAGACAAAATGCAATTTATTTAACATCTTGTGATGATGGTGCACCTTTTATTGATATAATAAGCGGATTAAATAGACCTGATTACTCTGTATTATATGATTTACCCATATATAAAAAAATCTCTTTTATTTATAGAAAAGAAAATTCTAACTTTAAATATAATGGAATAAAGCATGATTATTATGTATAGACATCTATGCCAACAATAGAACATGTTGACGGTATAGTTGAAGATGGTATAACTTATTATGGAACATTATATCCTACTAGAGATTCTATTATCTAGTAGAAAGATAATATATATTAGCATGCATATTCTAAAACTACTAGAGTTAGATTGGGTAATCTTGACGGAATCTATAATGAGGTATTTAAAACTAAATAGCCATATGGGTTTGGTTTGTATGGGGAAAATGTATTTCTAACTGGAGAATTTTATTTAAATAATGGGCAATCAGTAGTTGAATTTACTGAAGATTAGATAAAATTAGCAGTAGGAAATATAAAAGTCGGAGGCACTAACTTAGTTAGAAACTCAAAGAAAGAGTAGACATCTACTGCTTATGGATTTGCTACAGCAAGTGTAGATTTAATCTAGGATGTTGAATATACTTTTTCTGTTAATGGTAAAAGTAGTTAGTAGGCTTTAGATGAAGGACATTATTTGAATGTTTTCATGTATAATAGTGATTGGACATGGTCCATATCTATACAAATATAGGAAACTGTAAATACTACTAAATCTATTACTTTCAAAGCCCCTGCTACAAAAACTTATAGTATAAGAGCATATTTATTCCCAAGTGGGGGTACTAGAAATGGAGCAGTAACTGTCAATTGGTATAAAGTTGAAAAGGGTAATGTTGCTACAGACTGGTCACCTAGCCCTCTCGATACAGAAGAGGCTTTAGAGAATTAGTGGACTGAAATAACACAGACCAAAGAAAAAATTGAAGCTGTTGCGTCTGCTGTTGCTGCATAGGATGGAAAAATATAGGAACTTAATACAAAAGTAACCCAAACTGCTGAAAGTGTAACTATCTTAGCATAGAAGGTAGAAACTACTTAGGAAAGTATAACTACATTACAAGGAGAAATTTCTGTACAAGCAGATAAGATTTCTGTCTTAAATAGTAGGTTTAATGAAGATGGTAGCTTAAAGAATACCGCAGGTTTAGTAACTTCAAATGATTTTGCAAAACTATTTGTATAGGAATTTAATAAGTAGGATGTAGTTACAAAGGCTGAAATAGAGGTATTTATAACAGAAGATGAGGTTGACAATAAAATATCTAACATTAGATTAACCGCAGACAGAATTACTTTCGAAGGTTATACTATTATTAATAAAAATTTTCAAGTGGATACTAACGGTAATTTAACCGCAGTTAATGCAGATATTAATGGAAAAATCACTGCTACTTCTGGTAAAATTGGAGGATTTACTATTAATAACGGAAGACTATATTGGAAAGGAGGGGATTATTTTGGAAATGACTCCAGATCTTTAAAACTTGGAGCTTCTACTAGTAGTAATGAGGGACTTGTGGATGTAGCTTTTAACGGAGCAACTACAGGTAGATACGGGGTTAAGTCAGTAGGGGCTACTTCTGGGGGTAGTGCTATTTATGGTTCTACTGGGGCAACAACTAGTCCTGGTACAGGAATGACTATGGCAGGATTCTTTGTAGGACCCGTAGATGTTAGAGACACTGGTAATGGTATATTCTCTGATGTTTGTGCTGCTTCTAAATTTAGGTACATGACTGGAAGAACTTCTAGTGGAAACTACACCTATCTAGAAGGAGTTAATTGGGGAAATGGAGAAAAAGAAAATCCCGACCTTGATAAGATTAGACTTATAGTAAGGGGAGGACTTATTGTTGGATATACAAGAGAATAATATGGATTTAAAGAATTTAGAAATTGAAATGATTGATGGAAGTGTAATTACACAAGATGTTTCTAAAGAAGTAGCTAATTTATTATACTAGAATACAAATGATTTAGGAATGGTAGATTTAGCTATGACTTTATATAAAACAGGAGAGATTGAACTAAAAGATTCATTTACAAGAGATGAATTTAGAAGAATTGCAGACATGGGCATAAAAGCCTTTGTTAGAAAAGCTATATACAAATTAATGTAATATGATTATATTATTAGACGCAGGTCATGGAGAATCTACTCCAGGAAAGAGAAGTCCCGACGGAAGACTCAGAGAATACAAATATTGTAGAGAGATTGCAAAGGAAGTTTAGAAAGAATTAATCAATAAGGGATTTTAGGTGGAATTAATAGTTAATGATGATACTGATATTCCACTTATGGAAAGGTGCCGTATAGTAAACCAATACTGTGATAAACATGGAAAAACTAATACTGTATTGGTGTCTATTCATTGTAATGCTGCTGGTAGCGGGATAGATTGGATGAATGCAAAAGGATGGAGTGTATTTATATCTAATAATAGTTCTAATAAAAGTAAGAAATTAGCAGAGTGCCTATTTAATGCAGCATAGAATGAAGGTTTAACGCTAAGAAAATATTCACAAACACAAGTATATTGGAAACAGAATTTAGCTATATGCAGAGAGACGAAATGTCCAGCAGTACTCACAGAAAATCTGTTTCAAGATAATAAGGAGGATGTAGAATTCTTGTTATCAGAAAAAGGCAAAGAATCTATAATTAGATTACATGTATAGGGAATACTAGACTATATAAAACTAATACAAGGATAAAAGATAAAAATATTTTAAAATATTAAATTTTTTTAATTTTGTATTTTGGTTATAAATAAAAAATTTTTAATTTTGCCAATAACTTTAAAGGAAATAATACGAACATGAATTTGGAAGAATTAGACATTGACGACAACGGATTAGGAGAAGATGGTGTTCAAGAAGTACCATTTGATGAAGACACCTATACAAAGCCTTGGATGGGTGACCCTGAACCAGGTGATGAGGGAGAACCTTCTAATGATACAGAAGGTGATTCAGATCCTGAAGAAGACATCATCACAACCTTATTAAAAGATAAAGGAATAAATCCATCTGCAATTAAGTTTAAAGATGATGATGGAAATATAGAAGAAAAAGCATTTGACGAACTAACAAGAGATGAACAACTTCAGATATTAAACTATAATGAAATTCAAGATAATTATGGATTAGATGAAGATGAAGTTCGCCTTATAAATGAACTAAGAGAAAACAATCTGAGCGCAGATGAATATAAAAAGTTCATAGCTAATCAAGCTGTTCAGGAATTTATTGCAAACAACGACCCTGAAACACAAACGTATGAGGTTGACTCCATTCCAGATGATGAGTTATATATTATAGATTTAAAAGCAAAAATCCCAGAATTAACTGATGAAGATGCTGCTGCTGAGTTAGAATTAGCTAAGCAAAATGAATCCTTGTATCAGAAAAAAGTTCAAGGTATTCGTAATGAATACAAAAATAAAGAAGAACTGATGGCAAAACAGGAAGGAGAGGAACAACAGAGAGCAGCTGAACAGGCTGCACAAGAATTTGAAAATTCTATTGTTGCTGCTATTCAGGAAAATGATACAATAGATTTAGGAGATTCTTCATTAACCCTTTCTGAGGATGATATGAATGAAATTGCTAGCTTTATATTGGATTCAGATGCAACTGGGGTTAGGCATATTGCTAAAGCATTAAACGATCCAAAAACATTAGTCGGAATGGTATGGTATGCTTTAAAAGGACAAGAAGCATTTAGCCAAATTTCAAGTTACTATAAACAAAAGATTACAGAAGCAGCTAAATACAATTATAATAAAGGATATGAAGATGCCAAGAGTGGCAACAAACCTAATGCTGCAAAAACAGTGGTTAAGAAAACAAAACCATTAACTAACAAAAAAGTAGTAAGTATTAACGATTTAGATAACGATATTTAATTTATAAAGTATGATAGTAGCAAATTTCGTAACAAACCGTCCCACTATGGGAGAAACTAGAACTTATGAAGATTTCTATAAGTTCTTAGGCACAAAGCCAACTAGACTTGGTATAGTTTCAAGACTTTATCCAAATCTTACAGCTTCGTATTTAACAGAATCTCTTAGAAATATTTTCTACATGGATTCTAAATCTAACAATAAATATAGAAGCATAGATAGTATGTACTTTGAATGGGAAGTTGAAACCAACTACATTAAGAGAATTGAATTCGCAGATGTTCCTGCATCTATTGGTGAAGGAGGTTCTACTATTGTAATGGCTTTCAAAGAAAACTATTACTAGAAGTACGATATTTTCAAGATTGACAAAACAATGCAGCAATGCTAGGTTATTTCAAGACCTACTAGAATTTCAGACAATTATTGGACTGTAGAAGTAAGATTAATTGATAATGATTATTCAACAGTTCTAGACTTATCAGGTTGTCAAATTGGTGATACTACTCGTTTCCAATCTAATGCTATGCCTGAAGCACACGAAGAGGGTAAACTTTATGTTTTATATTTTACATTGCTCTCTTCCGTTAAGCAAGCTGCTTAATGAAAAATTAAAAAAATATTTCTAATTGCTGGAAACCTTTAAAATGGCAATCAGCAGCGAAGCCTTAGATAATACAAACTCATAGAGAAGTACTAAGGAACGTTCAACGACTAGTCCGAAGGACGTAGGGGAAATCAACCCCGAAATGGAATAAATCTAAAACTTAAATAATATGAAATATATAGTATATCAAACAACTTGTAAAGTAAATAATAAAATATATATTGGAGTACATGGTACTGAAATAGATGAGTTTGATGGTTATATAGGTAATGGAGTTAGTATTTATAGACCTGCTACTTATATGAATCCTAAAACTCCTTTTCAATATGCAGTTAAAAAGTATGGAGTTAAAAACTTCATTAGAACTACACTTCAAGAATTTGAAAATGAAAAGGATGCTTATAAATTAGAAGAATTACTAGTCAATGAGCAATTCTTAAAAAGAGAGGACGTTTATAATTTAGCTTTAGGAGGTAGACTTCCTGATTGTGCGAACCCTCGAAAAAAAGTTTATATGTATGACTTAGATGGAAATTTTGAAAGAGAATTTGATAGTATTAATTCTGCTGGAAGGTTTTTAAATCCTTCTGCAAAAGGAGCAGGGCATCTTCCAAGAGCTATTAAAGAAGGGCATCAATATTTAGGACATCAATTCTCTTATGAAAAATTACCATTTATGAAAAAGCTTAAACATCGTAATATTACAACTGTTGATAAACCTTATGTTGGAGGTAAAGTTGGAAGATTCGATGATGATGGAAATTTACTAGAAGAGTTTGAAACAATGACTGATTGTGTTAAAGCTGGGTATAAAAATGCAAAGTTAGTAGCACAAGGAAAACGAGAACATTGTAAAGGATTTGTATTTAAGTATTTAGATTAAGATATAGTCTGAACATTAAGGAAACTTAATGATTAACAAAATTGTATGTAAAATATCAATCTAACATTGAAAGACACAGAGGATATATTACAACTCACCGTGTTGATGATAGTTATACTGCATTGTTCAAACCAATGGAACAGACATTTATCAAAATTGGTCAAGGTGATGGTAATGGACAAATGAAAGAAACCATGTATAAGATGGATACTCTTGAAAAGAACTTATTAAGAAACTTCTTAGAAGTTCGTAATAATGGTCTATTATTCAATAAGACTAACGTTGATAAAAATGGTAAACCTACTATCAGTGATCCTGATACTGGTCGTCCAATCTATATTGGTGATGGTATTATCCCACAAGTTGAAAGATTTGCATCTAAATATGTTTATAACAGACTTACTCCTGAAGCATTCACTACTGCTATGGCGATGATGAATGAAAAGAGTGAAAATCCAACTGGAAATAAATATGTATTTATCTGCAACGAAAAGATGTGGAATGATATTCAGAGCTGCTTGTCAGAATGGCTTGCTAGATTTAAAACTTGCGGAACTTACTTATGGTCTAAGAAAGCTAATGGATATGTAGACGTAGGTGCTACATTTAATAGCTATGAAATTGGTGGAAACGTAATTTCATTTAAAGTTGACCGTACATTCTCTCGTGAATGGGGTTCTGATAAAGGATTTGGATTAATGCTTGACTTAACTGCTGATAAAACTAGCGGTGAACCAGCTATTCAAATGTTTACTTTAAAAGGTGGTGACTTCATTACAAATAAATATCCAGGTGTTGGTGGACTTGATGGTTTAAGCTCTGGTATTGTAAGTAGTCCAGTTGCTGCTTCTAAGGTTATTAACTGGGGTTATTCTGGAGTTGGAGTATTCTCTCCATACAGAAGCTTCATTATGAAAGAAGCATAATTTATATACTAAGATGTATTGGGAGGGACTAAAAAGTCCCTCTCATACTTATTTTTAAGATTATGTATAAATACAATAAAAAATACGAATTAATATGGCTGATGTTTTAGACGATATAATTATTTTAAGAAGTGTCTTTGGTAAAGTTGGACAGAAATATTTTATGAACCCAGTTCGTGACCCGAAAACTGGAAGATATCCTGCATGTGTGCGTGCTGTGGATAGTAAAGGGGATATGATTATCTCTGATAAAGATAGAAATGAAGGTAAACCTCTTATCCCAGAAAATAAAGTATTTATTATTGAAGACGGTACTACATTTAACTTAAATGACGAATGGCAAAGAGCAGAATGGGAATCAATTCAGCATTGTCCTCTCATTGCATTATCAAGAGATGCCAGAGACTCAAAAGGAAACTTACTTATTGACGGAGAAATTGCAGAAGGTAAGTCAAGAGCAAGATATGGAATTGCTGAGTTATATGTAGAAAGACCTGGATATGAAACTAATAAGAAAGTTTCAAGGAAGAAATTAATACATGATGCTGACTCATATATATATGGTGATCCTCAAGGTGCTGAAGGAAGACAATTAAAAGCTAGACTATTAGGTAAAAATATGAAAAATGCTCCAGATGCTGATATTACGGATTACTTACTTGAGGTATCTCATAAAAATCCAGAAAAAATTATTGATTTATATACTGGAGGTGATATTAATTTACGATTAATGTTCATCGACGCTAAAGACAAGAATGTTATATACGTAAAAAATAAAGTATATTTATATGGTGATAGTATTGTTCTTGGAGCAACAGATGATGCTGTTATCACATGGATGAAAAATCCTACAAATCAAAAAATACTTGAACTTATTAAACGAGATACTTATCCAGATATGTATCTTGAAGAAAATAAATCTAAGAAATAAATATGACCGCAAAGTAGGTATATCATGCTACATTAGTAGAATTAAATAAAGTATCTGCTCCTAATTTTCTTTTAGAGGACTTCAACTATTATGTTAATAAAGCTATCTATCAATATATTAATAAAAGATATAATATATATGATATAAATCAATAGACTACTGATGACATAAGAGTTTTAAAAAGTACAGCGGTATTAACTCCAAAATTAATTAATGATGGGTATGGTTCTAGTGAGAGTATTACTTCTGTATATGGAAAAATGTGTGAAGTAATTTTACCTCCAGATTACCTACATTGTTTGAATTGTATTTGTAATTTTAAAGTATTAAAAACATACGAGTGTTATGATAAAGATACCTATGTACAATTCGGAGCTAAAAGATTAACTTCTGATATGTGGACCTAGGTAATTAGGAATTTCTATTTAGCTCCGTCTTATAGGAATCCTTATTATCTTATTCATAATGCAAATACATCAGAATTAGTACCAACAAACCCTGTAAGGGAAGTTGAAGAAGAAGAGCTTACATTAGAAAATTCTAAAGGAACTGACGGAGAATTACCTAGATATATAACCATAGGTGAAGAAAAGGTTAGTCTTATAGAAAAACCCGCAGGTACTAGAGTTAGTAATGCAAGTTAGGTAAGACTAGAAGTTCGTTATGGGAAAGATAATTCAATATTTTAGTTATCTAATGTTTTTGTAGATTATATAAAAGCTCCACAAAGAATTAGATTGACGCAAACTCAATATGAGTTGGTTGAAGATACTTCTCAGGTACTAGAATTTCCAGATTATGTATGTCAAGAGATTATAAATGAGTTGGTAAAATTATTATTGGAAAACGCAAGTGATCCTAGATTACAAACAAATTTAGCAGTTAATCAGACTATTGCAATGCCAACTCAGCAATAGCCACAACAAAACAAAAAATAATTAATTTATGTTTCAGTACACTAACACTATTGTATTAAACTCACTAAAAGATGTAACTACTGGATTAGATAAAATAGTTGAAAGAACTATTGATGGTAATCCTGCTCTTGATATTAGAAGAGTAAATGTATACAAGAAAGATAATGTTTCTAAGATGTATAAAAGAGCAGCTTCTGATCCCGTTATCGGAAATGTTTCATTTAAAATGACTCAGCAAGATGCAGGTATTTACAGAATTAAGTTATATATGAGATTATCTGGAAGCCAGAACTCATACTATGCTAATGATTTTGTATTCAAAGGTAAACCTTTAGTTTATGAATTTAGAATTACTTCTAACAGTACTTCTGGAGCTAATGTAGCTGCTGAAGCTAAAAGAGTAATTGATAAAATTCAAACTCTTTACGGTGATAAGTGGATTAAAACACGTGTTGACGACGATGTACTTACAATTTCTGGAACTGATGAATATCAATTATTCACAGAAGCTAGATTACAAAAACTAAACATGGCTGCAAACAATGCATTAACAAATGAAGTTTTTGAAGATATTGCACAAGGTACAATCGTTCCATGTAGAGAAGGCTTTGGTACTTATACTCACATTCTTAAAGATTTAAGACTTCCAACTATTGAATCTCGTAGATTTGAAGCAGTTAATCAGGAAGAACTTCCTATTCCAGGAATGAAATATAACCAATATACTATTTACTACAAGGTAGATAGAGGTTTATTTGGTGGAGCTGCTTTAGGTCAGCAAGTTACTTCAATGACTACTCATGTATTCTATGTTCTTGAGTCAATTTCAGGAGAATTTGAAACAATGCTTAAGAAATTAGGATCATTAGTAGAGGAAGAAAAACCAATTAAGATTGCAAGCGGAGTGGATGATCAAGCAACAACTACTAATACAGGTCAGACACATACTATCACTCCTACATTAAAGGATGTAAATTCGGCTACAACAGATGATAGTACCGTTGCATGGGCTGATGCACAGACAGATGCTGATTGGATTACTGTAATTCCTGGAGCATCAAACGTACAGTTAAAAGCTGGAAGTAATGATTCTGGAGCAGAAAGAAGCGCAATGGTTAACGTAAAAGTTAAAAATAAAGCAGGAGCGGTAGCTGCAAAAGATATTAAAGTTACTCAACAACATGAATAATTATGAAGGCGAGGGCAGTTAAGCCTTCGCCTTTTTTATTTTACAATTATGGGATATTACTTTAAATTAGCATCCGCAATCTATAATGATATTGTATCAGGACTTAGGGGATATACTACTACAAATACACTATCATTAGATTAGTTAGAAGATGATATTGTAGATGAAAGATTACAAATTATAAAGGAATATTCAATTAAAGGATTAATTCCCAAAAAGGATTTATTATTATCAATTAATTGTATTGATATTGATTGTAAAGATATTGAAAATTGTATGTGTAGAGGTTCTATTGACGGCACCCCAACAATGCATTTTGAAATACCTTAGTTATTAACAGAGTTTGGTGGAGGTATAGAATATATTGGTTCTGTAGATAAAACCTTACCATTTATTTGGTATACTAGCCCTACTGTAATGCAATACCATAAATATAGAAAGAGGGCAAAAAATAAACCATATGTATATATTGATACAACTCCTAATAGTAATAATATGTATGATTGTTGGGTTTACAATGCACCATTTTTAAAATCTGTTTCTGTAATAGGAGTATTTAAAGATCCACGTCAATTAGTTTCATATGGATGTTGTTCAGCATTTGATATAAATAATATGACTTTTATTGATGCTGAAATTAAAAAAAGACTAACAGAGAAGAAATTAAGATATTATCGTCAGTTAGCAGCTCCAATAACACCTAATGATTAGACACCTAAATAATGGAAAATTTTAAATCAGCATACGCTCAAGCATATTTATTGTATGACTTAGAACTAACTCCAGAAGAATTCGAAGAAATCGGAATGATTGCCTGGAATAAAATAGGAAATAAACAAACTAAGTTATATAGATATAGATGTAAAATAGATTGTGAAACACTAACAGTAGAATTACCATGTAATTGTGATGAAATAGAAGCTGTTACCTATGATTTTGAAGATTGGAGGTATGTTACTAATGATACAGTTAATGGTGATTACCAGTCACAATTTATTGAAAATTATATTGAAGGAAGAAAGCTCTATAGTAGCCCTTATTACATGAGTGGTAAATTTGCTAAATATGAAAAAGTAAATGATACACTCTATTTCGATAAAGACTATGGTTCAGTGAACATACTTTATAAAGGAATCATATTAGATGATGAGGGCTTACCTTATATAAATGAAAAAGAAAAAGATGCTATAGCTTGTTATTTAGCATATACAAAAAGATTTAAGGAAGGTTGGAGAAATCACAATCAAAATATGTTGCAAGAAGCATAGTTATTAGAATAGAGATGGTATAAATTATGTGATGCAGCTCGTGTTCCTCAATCAATAAATCAAAATGAAATGAATGAAATCTTAGATGCTAAGACTAGCTGGAATAGAAAGATATTTAATAAGTCCTGGAAATATATAAAATAATGAATTACGCTACAGGATATGCTATGAACATTGATGAGTTGTTTATGTCATTCCCTACATCTAAAATGGCATTAACATCTAAAGCATGTGAGGAATTAATAGGTAATAGGCATAAGGAAAATATAGCAAAATCTATATTTAAGAGTGCAATAAATATGGTACTTGAAGATATAATTGAGAATAATGCAACATTTACCCTCCCTACTAAATCTAAGAGAGCTGAGCTCTTTATGAAAAGGTTTAATAGAGAGGAATTCTCAAAAGCTAGACGAAATGGTAAGTGGTCTAAGGTAGATTTTCTTACTTCTAATTTTTGTGCATATCAAATTGTATTTAAATTTTAGTCATAGGGAGTAATGAGAGAAAAATTAGTATACTTAGACTCAAAGCATAGAGATTTAATTACTGAATATACTAATCAAGGAAAACAATATTATTAATGTTAACAAATGTAGCTACATATCTTCCTAAATTGTAGGAATAGTTTCCTACAGTTCCTTTAGAGGATATAAAACGATCAGTTGAATATGGATGGAGGATGCTATATTATTATAATTTAAGAGGTTGTGATACTTTGATTAGTAGTACTAAATATAAATATTGGTTTTATTGTGGAGAGCTAACTAGGGATTCGGTAAAGCATTTTAATTATTATAGGCGAATGCTTAGAAGAAAATTAAGAGTATTATATTCTAAATAGAAAATTTAGTGGGATGGATATTATTATACTGGATTAACTAATTTAGAATATCAATCTTTAATAGAATCTCAGTCAAAAAAGGGAAGAAAAAAGAAAAATTTTACATTTCATAATAAAACTATTTTAAAAGTTTTTGATGAAGCAAAAGTTTTTTATAGCTGGTCAAAATGTATTATAAAGTTTAAATATATAACCGATATAGGATATTCTATTTATAAAAACACATTAAAATGTAATGATGTTTAGATTGCACTAAAAAAAGATAAGCCTTGGGTATTCAAAGATGTACTTATTAGTAGTAATAACTATGAACTTATAAAATATGAAAAAGGAAGCAATTAATACTTTTGGTGAGGGTATGATTATGGATTTACATCCATTAACTACTCCAAATAATGTATTGGTAAAATGCTTAAATGGTACAATAATAACTTATAATGGAAATGAATTTGTATTACAAAATGATTAGGGAAATGGGGAAGTACATACAGCTTATTTAGACAAGGGGTATGTACCTGTGGGAATGAAAGAACATGGAGGCATTATCTATGTTGCAGCATATAATCCTATTACAAAAAAGAGCTAGATTGGTTCATTCCCTTCTCCTTAGTAGTTATATGAGGGCGATGATCTTAATGTAACCCCTATAGAAATTAGATTTTCTGATTTTATAACTATACAGAATTCAATTCCCCATATAAAGTTAGAATATTAGAAACAAAAATTATTTTAGGTAAACAATTCTGATGAAGTAAAAATATTTCATCCAGGAGATAAGTTTATTATAGTATCGTCAACAATTGATCCAGATATAAAAGAAGCTATTACTAATGGATTTATAAAATTACGTTTGGGTGTTGTAAATAGTAGTGGAGGTATTGATTTCATTGATGACAAAAACTTAAAAATCTATTCTAATGGACTATGGATATATGAAGGATCTACTGAAGCTCTTAAAGATGATTCTTATGTTTAGGTTTTTAGTGCAAGATCTTCTGGAGCTTTATTATTAATTGTTGAACTAAAATCATTTGATACATTTAATCTAATACGAAAATATTCATGTGATCCAGATAATACTATTAGTGTAAAATTTATAGGGGAAACCACAGGACAATATTCTGGTAATACTATTGATAACAGTAATATAGTAGGACTATTAGAAAAGAATAAGTCTACAGTAGAATCTCAAATTATAAAGAGTGGTAAAAGTGGAACTCAGGAATACACTATTATGCCAGTATGTCCATATGGAGCACTTGAACGTATGGCTAAAAATGGTATAATTAATTTTGATACCATAAGAACCAATTCTGAATCACTAAGTGAATGGAGGTTTTATGTTACTGATACATATTTAAAAGTAGGATGGGGATATGATTATTACAATATAAATGATAATTCAGACATTGAAAAGATTATATTTAGATTTGTTGATATAAATAATTCTAGTGAAGCTCAAGAGGTACTTAAAGTAGATGGTAATTTTTCCACATATTATACTTATGAAATTTCTAAGGAGTACTATAATGGATCATTTGAGGAAATAATTCCTTTTAATGACAATACAATTAGAAAAAATTGGATATACATAGTACGAATTGAAAGAGTTGTTAATGGGGAAACCTCTATTATAGGTTTTAAGTTAATTTATACTGGAGGATATTTTAATCAATTCTATGAAGAATATTAGGACTTTAATAAACAATTACCAAGTGGTTCATCTAGGTCTAAAATTAATATTGCTTTAAAAAATAGTATTAGTACATCAGTTGTTCCAGAATCTATTAATTTAGAAATAAAAGTTAATGATTCTAATAGTTGGGTTAAAAAGGATACTGTTAGACCTTCTGATTATTTAAAAGAACTCCCAAGTTCTGATATATCTATTGATTATAGATATAATACAAGAAAAATAGGTAAATATAAAGTATCATTAAGTCCATCTTTTGATTTTGAATATGAGTAGAACTTATTTTCTGGAAATCCTGACGAAAGTATCATAAGAAATATTTTAGGTGAATCCCCTCACGCAGAATTTGGAACTCCAGATAATTCAGGAATATAGTTTAGTAATACATCTCCACTAACCTCAGAAATAGGACAGACTGGTTTAGTGTCTAATAGTACTTTAGGTTAGTCAAATGAATTAACTTATAAAGACGGAAAATTTGAAGGTACTTTATATACTTCTAGGAATATAATCTCCACTAATGGGCCTATTAAATCTATCACTACTGACATAGAAAAATTAATGCCTATTTATGAAAGTAACATGGATGTAACTGATAGATAGAAGTTATTTTCTTTTAGAGAAGTCGGAGACACATTATATTGTACTGTAGGAAATGAAGATACTTGTTTCTATAATGCAAGAATCTTAAGAAGTAATGCACATACAGAAGGTAGTTATAGAGGAGAAGATGGAGGGGCTGGAGCTACAAATGATGGATTGAGAATATGTTTAACCAATATGGGAGATGCTATTGTAGGTATTTTTGGAGGTTGTGATTGTGATAGTGCATCTCTTAGATATGAAGGAACTTCTTACAATGACGCCGCTTGTTGGTATAAGCATGATCGAGAAGTAGATAATGAAGATAACTTCTTATTAGTAACATGGAAAGATACACAAGGTATCCCATATGTTATTAATTTAGCATCATAGAAAACAACTACTGGTGATACTAATACTAGAGGTATCATTAGGGTAGACTCCATGATAAAATGTATCTTAAGTCAATTACTAGTAGCTAAAAGAGGTATTAAGAATATTAATTATGTAGGGCCGAATGATTCTGAATTTGTATACCATACAAATTTCGATACATCATGTAAAATATCTGTATAGGTAAATGAAGGAGGTGCTGAAAAGGATGTAAATTTTTATTTACAAGGAGATAAATCTATTGAAGAACATATGAATATTTGGTCTTCAGTAATTCCCGATTTCAATAATTACTTACCGATCTTTAAAGTTAATCTTCTAGACCAACTTGAGTCTATTATTTATTATGGAAGTAACCTAGAATTTGCTACAGATCCTACTATTATAAACTGCTATACAAGTGCATATTCTTATTATACATTAACTACATCTACTTTAACTAATGAACAAAGAAATAAGATATATGTAGGAGTAAGAGTAGGTACTAATTCTGATGGATCATTAATATTAGATACAAATTCAGATGGTACATATAAAACTAAATCTGGAGACAATGAACTATCAGATTGGACTGGTGCTACAATAAGTTTAGGATATAATATCAATGATAGATTTATAAATTCTTATGCTAATAGTAGAATGTCTGGAGAAATTCCTGAAGGATTTTTCAATGGAATCTACATTACTAATACTGAAACAAAAAGAGGTAGATGGGTAAAAGGAAAAGACGGAGATGCTCCATATATGGCTTATAAAATAGGATTTGGAAATAAATCAATATTTAATTATTAATATGGATTTTAAGTTAATAAATGATAAGCAATTAAATTTAGATTTAGGACTTAATCAATTATAGCAAAAAGGGTCTTTAGTCTATGAGTATAATCCTTTAAGGGTATTAAGAACTAACGTTGATATTACACAAGACGGAAAGGTTATATACCCTAAAGGAAGTCTCATAGATCTTGATACTGACTTACTTGATTTTGACCTTAATCATCCTGTTGATATAGTAACCCAACAATCATATGATGGTTCAGTTAATTTAATTTTGAATAATGGTTATACATATCCAAAATTAATAAATACTAGATTTTCTTCAACAGGAATGGACACATATTAGATAGTGGATAGAGAAGGGGATAATGATACTAATATATATGATATAGAATCTTTTGATACAGATGTATCATTATATAAAAAAATAAATACAGTAGCTAAGTTAAATTTTACTGGACTAAACACTAGTGGAAATTTGAAAGTTGGAAATTATGTATTTTATTTTAAATTAGCTGACTCTGATGGTAATGAGACTGATTTTATAGCAGAGTCTGGTATTGTTACTTGTCATATAGGAAATTTAAATGACCCTTCCTCTATACAAGGAGGAATTAGAGATGAAAATAGTTATAAGTCTGTTTCTTTTATATTATCTAATATTGATTCCTCTTATAATAATGTAGTAGTATATTATACAAGAAGTACTTCTGATGTTGATGGTAATGAACTAACATCTTCATTTAAAATATTAAAAATGTACTCTGTATATAATAATATAGCTAAAATTAATATAACAGGTTTTGAAAATGTTTAGGAAATAAGTATAAATGACATTAATGTAGCTTATAATGTAGTTAGTAATGCTGCTGCACAAGCTACTTGTTAGAATATGTTATTCTTAGGTAATGTTACTAATCCTACTATTGAATATAAAGAATTAACAGATTTATCATTACGTTTTTTACCTGAATTAAATATAACAAATAATATAGGTAGAGTAAATGAAAATTATGAGGATTCTTCTGGAGGTTATGAATATTATAATGTATTAAATATTTATAATAAACTAGGTTACTGGAATGATGAAATTTATAGACTAGGTATTGTTTACATTCTTAATGATTTTACATTATCGCCTGTATTTAATATAAGAGGTATAAGCAGATTAACCACAGAAAATGATCCAACCAGAATTAATTGGACTAATTACAAATTATTTAAGGATGGATTTAATCCAGATAGTACATCTGGTATTTCCACAATCTAGGCTAATAGAGAATACATCCCTATAAATAAAGAAACATGTAAATTAGATAGTTAGAATGAGAATTCTAAGGGAGTAATAAAAATTAGCTATAATGGTAATTAGTTGGATCCTTCTGGAACGATTCCTATTGGATTTAATATAAAAGTAAGTAAAGAGGTAGTAAAAGAATTAAAAAGATATACAAAAGGCTTCTTCTTTGTTAGGCAAAAAAGAATTCCTACTACTTTATGTTAGGCTGTTACAATCGGATTAGAAAATACTAGTCATTTACCAGTTCTGCCTATTGATTAGTCTAACTATTTAGTTGAAAGGTTTATTGATGATGATGGAGTACTAACACATGACTTTGATAGGAGATGTGTAAATATAAAGAAGGATTCAGTATTGGAAGGATATGCTGCAATATGTCCAGAGTTTGAATTAACATAGGGGTACTTCAATTAGCTATTTACAGGAACAGAATTTAATGTCAGAATGGCTAAATCTCAATTTTAGAAAAAATATTTTTCTAGAAGTGGTACACACCTATTTAATACTGAATATACTTATAATTCTTCAAATTAGGAAGAAACCTACAATATAATGGCTATTGGTGATTCCGTTAAGGTCCTAAAGGGTAAAAAATAGTTATTCTCAGCAAGAGCTGGAGAAGCAGAAGAAGCTTGGAGATTATCTTATTATGATTATACTAACAAATCTACAAATGCTCGTAATATATTAAGAGGTAATTGGGGTCCTTATATAGGTCTTGAAGGTTATAATATCAATAAAATGAGTCTTATTGATATTAAAATTCCTAATTATGAAGAAAATCTATTAGATGAATATTTCGAAATAAGGTACTAGGATTCTTCTTCTTTCTATGCAATTAGCGATAGAAAATTATGGGAAGATTATGATACAACATAGGACATTACAGTATTAGATATATTTAGAGGTGATTGTTATATTGGAAATTATACACATAGAATGTGTAGAAATTTTTAGGATCCTTCAGCACCTATTAATGATGATATTATAGACCAAATGTCATGGAAAGATAACTATAATATATCTGATGAGGAAAGTAAGAATAAGGTTAATAGGGGTGATGTAAATGCTATTAAAATAGGACATTGGGTAACAGTAAAAGTTTGTAGTAATATAAACCTTTCTATGAGATGTACTGATTCATCATACCCTTCGGAAATGGGAATGTCTGGTAAATCAAGGGGGTTCTACCCATTATAGGCAATGTCTGTAACAGGAGAATCTAAGATTCCTGAATCCTTTGTAATTAATGGTGGACTGAATAGTACTACTTCAGATAAATACTACTTTGAAATGCCAAATGTCCCAGCCATTAAAAATAAATTTAATGTTAGAATAATGTATTCTGATATTAACATAAATGACTCATTTAAAAATGGATATAGAGTGTTTAAGTTAACACATTATAGAGACTATCCATTAACATATGGTAGCATTACTAAGTTAGTTGAATGGTTCGGTAATATTATTTGTGTTTTTGAACATGGAGTGGCTTTGATACCTGTAAATGAAAGAGCAGTTGCAGGAGAGGGGGCAGGTGGAAATGTCTTTATTAACACCTCCAACGTGCTTCCAGAGAATCCAAAAATGTTGTCAGATACCTTTGGTACTCAGTGGTCGGAAAGTGTCATAAAAACTCCGTATTATGTTTATGGTGTAGACACAGTAGGAAAGAAGATTTGGAGAACTAATGGGCAAGTGTTCGAAACTATATCTGATTTTAGAGTATAGAAGTTCTTAAATGATAATATTTCTATAACTGAAAAAGAAAAGACACCAATTATTGGAATAAGAAATGTAAAAACACATTATAATAGATTTAAACATGATGTCATGTTTACATTTTATGATGACATAAATACTTTAGAAGAGAATGTTTGGAATTTATGCTATAACGAAGTAATGTAGAAGTTTATTACTTTTTATTCCTGGGTTCCGTCTTACTCTGAAAATATAGATAATATTTTCTTTAGTTTTGATAGGGATACTTCTAAATCTATTACTAAATTAACTGAAGAATATCCTTTAATTAGTGTAAAAGGTGGAGGAATTATTAGCAGTACAACATTAATAGGTGATAAAATTAAACTTGGAGAATTATAGATAAACTTGCAGTTAGATGGATCTAGTATAGAATATAGTATTGCTGATGAAAAAGTAAGAAATAGATTCTTTGTAGAAAACGGAAACGAAATTTATGCTAATGCAAATACTATAAATGACTCAAGTTGGACAATTCCTATAAAAGCAGTTATATATAATTAGGGAACTGATTTAGTTGAAGGTGAAGTTAAGAATATAGTAAAAACTTTATATTCAACTATTACTATAGTCACTTAGGAAAAGTATAATTCTCTAACTACTGCTTTTTGGAAGCATGGACAAGCAGGTTTAATGGAAATGAAATCTGAAATTAGTCCTTGCTTTTGGTATGGAAAACAACACCCATTTGAATTTGAATTTATAGTAGTTGATAATCCATCTGTACATAAAATTTTTAATAATTTGCAAATTATTAGTAATAAAACAAAACCTGAATCCTTCCATTTTGAAATTGTTGGAGAAGTTTATAATTTTGCAAAAGATAAAAAGAATATGTTTTTTAGACAGGAAGCTACTAAACATTTATATCAATATAATGGAGGTGATATTAAATTCAATTCTGACTATTTAAAAATAAAACCTGAGTAGAGGGATATGCTTTATAGTATTTCTGAATACAAAGATATGACTGCAATGTTTCCTTTATACTACGCTCATGTAGAACCTCTCAATAGTGTATATGATCATTATTAGTCAATGACAGCTGATAGTAAAGATTATCAATCTATTTCTGGTTCAGAAATCATATTTGACAAATAGTTAAATGAGTTTAGAATAGCAACTCATATAAAAGGTTGTCCATTCGATGATATTTATGAATAGTTAATAACTAAAGAACAATATAAGAAACAATTAAGTATAAATAATCAAATCTTTGTTAAATGTACTAAAGTATATCCAGAAAGTTTAGGTAAAGAGCCAGAAGAAATAAAAGCAAGAATAAATTTCTGGGAATTGGATGAAAATAATTAGTATATATTTACGGAAACTGAAAGAGGATTTATTGATTAGGATTAGGTAGAATATATAAACATTAGATATTATATTTTAATGTATTATAACAGACTTAATGGTAATATGAATTACTAGGAAGATAAATGGGATGTATAGATACCATCTATTACTTATTGGGCTAAGAATGAAAGAGCTTGGGATATAAAAGGTGCAAGCAATACTGTATACCCACCATTAAATCTTGTTAATAATCCACTACCAGAAGGAATGCAAACATTAACTTTAAAATCTGATGAAGATATTCCATAGGAGTTATTAAATCTTGGATATCATGCTTCTACTAAATCTCTTGATTTAAATAAATGGGGTCCAGATAGAAAGGAAACTAAAATTAGAGATAAGTATGTAAAAGTTAAAGTAAGATATACTGGTGATGAATTAGCAATAATTACTGCATTAAAAACATTATATACTGTAAGTTATGCATAAATTAATAAAAAAGTATAATATCGGAGGGACTTCAACATGGAGTCCCTACGTATTACCTGAAATTAGCTCGTATATGGGTATAAACGGACTTACAAATTATCCTGAATAGGTAGGGAAGTTTGCTAATAATTTAAGTACTTAGACGGATAATCTTATAAACTTATATGCTAATGCAGGGGATTAGTTTAGTATGAAATTAAAAAGTGAAAGGGATTCTACAAAGTCAGTATAGAACATTAAAAATATTGCAGAAATGAGTTCTGGACTTATAGGAAATTCCAATACTTCTAATTCAAATAATAAGTTTAAAGATAAATTTGGTAAAGGAATGTAGATAGCTGGATAGGTAGCAGGAGCTGTTTATGATTATATTCCAACAGCAGATGAAGTCCATAACTCCAATGACTAGACTTCTTCTGATATTAAGGGAGGAGTTAATAAGGCGTTATTAAGTGGTGCCGCAGGACCTTATGGTATAATGGCTGGGCTTTTAAATATGGGAATAGAGAAAACTGGAGGTTTTACAGATACTTCTAAAGGTTTGGGTAAGGGTACAGATACGGCTAACATGATAGCATCTCTGGCATTTCCAGGTGCAGGATGGTTTACCAAAAAGACCTTAGACTATAAAGTATCAGATACTCTAAAATAGAATGGGGCTAGCTATGGAGGCACTTTAGATAAAGCTAATACAGCCGCTCAAAATGCTGGAGCTAAATTATTATTTGGAAGAAATAAAGCAAATTCAATGATAGCTTCTGCTAAATTAGAAGATACTGGAGTTAATAAAATTATGGAGGAAAACGATTTGGCTATGTAGGCTTCGATCAATCCCTTTATTTCTATAGGTACCTAGAGAAGATAGCAAGGAGGTTATTAGTAGTAGGGCACCTTTAGAGGTAAATTGGGATTAAAATTAGAAAAAGATTTTGCTAAAAAAGTAGTAAAATTATCCAAAGGCAAAAAAGAAGATAAAATACCTGGATTTAAAAATGGAGGAGCTGTTAATGTAATTCCTGATGGGGCATTACATAAGAATAAACATCATCTAGAAAATGTTGATGAAAAGTTTGAAGAAGTTACAGCTAAAGGTATTCCAGTAATTACTGAAAGTGCTGGAGGGGATATTGCCCAACACGCTGAAGTAGAAAGAGAGGAAATTATCTTTAACTTAGATGTAACTAAACAATTAGAAAAGTTGTTAGAAGATGGTTCAGATGAAGCTGCCATTGAAGCTGGTAAATTATTAGTACATGAGATTCTAGAAAATACAGTTGATAATACAGGGTTATTAAATAAAGTAGAATAATGAAAATTGAAATAGGTGATAAAAAATATAATGTAACTTGTGCTAGAACAGAAGAAGAAAAAATTAAAGGTCTACAAGGAGTTACAGAATTAAAAGAAGATGAAGGAATGTTATTTTTCTTTGATGAGCCTTAGACTGTTGATTTCTGGATGAAAGATACAAAAGTCCCTTTAGATATTATCTTTATAGATGAAGATATGGAAGTAATATCTATATATAAAGGAGAACCAGAATCTACTAGAATGGCAGAAGAAGATAATGTTAAGTTCGTGCTAGAAGTTAATTAGAACTCTGGAATTAAAGAAGGAGATGAGTTAGATATAGAAGAAGATGAAGAATTACCTACTATGAAAGTAATTGCACCAGATGGTTCCACTTAGATGGAACTAAAAGGTGGTGAAAGAATCTTTAGTAGAAAGAATACAAGAACTTTAATTAGGATGGCTAAAAAAGCTAAATCTACTAAATCAGATTCTGACTACAAGAGATTAGGTAAGAAAATGTTCTCTTACATTAAACAGTAGGATGAAAGAGAACCAGAGTTTGTGGAGAAAAAAGAATAAAAAAAATAAGGGGTACGCCAGTGATTTTACTCACCAACGTACCCCTTTATTATTATATAAGTTTGAACTCCTTCATAAAATTATATACTTTATCAATTAGTTCATCTAAAGTTCCATTATTATCTATTACTAAATCAAAGTTTTTATAGTTATCAAGTGCTGTTTCAGAAGAATGTTGGTCATTAAAACCAGTATTTCTATTGAGCCGAATCAGTATTCCGCCGTTCTCTCTAATGGCTTCTGCTTCATTCTCGAACCGTACATCAGTTACTATCCAATCATCCCCGTAGCCGTCCGATTTAGCCTCTAAATAGCTATTTATAAGAGCATCCACCCACAAATTAGGAGAAATGCTACGACCAACTTCTGTGCCAAATTTTTGTAACAGCTGTCGGATTGTGTAATAATTACCTTCAGCATCTTTTATAGTAGATAATGAGTTTTTTGTCTCATCATCTAAGGCAAAAATTCTTTCATCCCCAGTTATAAGAAATAAACAACATCTAAGCCTTTTTGCAAAGGACTCTCTATGCCATTTAGTTACTACACTTTCAAGTATATTTAATGAGTTTGATTTACTCTCAGATAAATATTGATTTACAAACTCATGTAAACTATAGGAAGGTTCTAATCTTTTATTGTGAAACACATCTATAGCTTCAATAATAGTACATACAGTATCCTTACCTGAAGTTTTTTTACCGCTCATTCCTATTAACATATTTCCATATATAATTTTTAGAGGTTTTATTAATACCTCTACAACACGCACTAATAGAATCTTGATTCCCATTAACATATCTTGCGGCTTCCGCACATGAGGAAAAAGTGTTTAATAATATTCCGTCTAATGAATATTGTTCTACACTTTTTCCTTTTCTTGTATAATTTGTATCTTTATTCCAGGGAATATGCCCCTTTTCAAAGCCAGTATTTCTAGTTTTATTCTTTTTAAATTTACTAATAATACTTTCTATATCAGGAATATTGTCAGAATAAAACCAAGCCATATTTTTAGCAGTTTTCTGTATCCCTTTAAGAACTTTATTTAGGTGACCAGCATTAATATTGAAATACTTACATGCCGAAATTTCAGAATCAAATTCTTTAACTAAATTTCCTTTATTATCAAAAGCAGATATTTTCTTAGCACCTCTACCTTTAGAAAATGATGTAGAATTACCAAAAGATAATCCATCTCCACCTGCGGTACAGTTAACTAAAGAAAATCCCCAGCTTTTAAATACTAAATACCACCAATGTTCCCAAAATTGCCATTTCCCTACAGGAACCTCATCAATAACTTCTATAATTGGTTTTAGTCCTTTATCTTTAAGTGATCTAATCCATCTTTGTTTATGGGTATGAATATCCCTCTTTTCATTAAGGTGACTTCTAAATCTTGAATAAATGTTATTGGCTTTTCCAATGTACCTTACTTCTTTGGTAATTGGGTCTGATAATGTATATATAAATGTTGTTTTCATAGTGCAAATATACTGATTATATGTATACCTGCAAAATAACAATTGTTAATTCATGTTAATTTCTTAGCACTTATACCTATTAACATTATTCATCCTCCTTTGGGTTTATAAATTCAAATATTGGCCTCATAGTTCTTGTAGCAGTTGTAGTATTAACAAATGCATCATAAAGTCTATCCACTCCGAATATTGCTCTAGAATAACTATTATATAAATTAGTCATTGTAGATAATGCAAATGGATTCCATGAAGTTAAACGGCCAGCAAAAGAATCAAAGAAATTAAAATCAGATACAGACTATTTAAACATTTTTGAACTCAATGAAAATAGTGTATTAGTTACAGCATCTTCAAAAGTTTTGTTTTTATTTCTCCTCTAATATTCCATTGATGCTCTTACTAACATATCTCCAAACAATTCTCCTAATATTAGGAACATAGACATATCATACGAGAACTATTTAAGATTTGCTCTATATGCATTTCTTAAATTATCATCTTCATTATTCCATATATTATCTACATAGTAATCCCATCCTTTTTGAAAATCTCCCTCACTAAGACCTCCAAACCATATAGCTTCAGCAGTTTTACGAAGGGTTAAAACAATACCTTCCTAGAACTATCCTTGCCAAATCATGTATGGAACACCAGTGTTAGTTTCAGTGAAATTACCTGTAGCTTCTCCATTTTCATCTAATTCCATCCACTATAGTTTTCCTTCTATCTTTAATTGTTCCATTCTACCTCTTTGCTTAATACCACTTTCAGCAAAGTATTGATTCTTTTTACCAGACCAATAAGTATACATTTGTAGCATTAAACCTCCAATTAGAGAACTCTACATTAAAGATTTACTTTCATGTGAATAGAATCCATATTTCCAGTCTATCTCATCTTTATATGAAGATGACTCTTGATTTGTATATGCTTTAGGTAAAGCATCTCCTACTTTAAATAAAGTTCCGTCATTATTCTTAGTACCTTCAGCAATTAGCTGTTTAGATACTGCTAAATATCTCTATCTCTACTTTATATACTCAGGATCCTTATTGGAACTATTAAGTCCCTCTTTAGCAACTAAATTATATCTAGCATCTCTAGACCAATCATATTTAAGGTTACCATTTTCATCAAGTGAATGTGCTTCCCAACAACCATCAGCTCTCATTCTAGCACCAAATATAGTTAATCTATTGTAATAATCAGGACGGGATGCCATTCTAAATAAGAAGGAGTTCATATTCCAAAAATTATACTATCCAGATTTTACTCTATTAACATATACATTCATATCTCGGTCATTAAGTCCATAGTAGTCATTTAATGCTTCAGACAATGAACGTTTGTTTCCATAATGAATAAAATCCTTAGCTACAAAGAAATATGAATCTCGCATATTCTCAACAGAAAAGGCATTACTTCCGTCAGGATTTGTATACATAAAACCAATATCTACCCAAACACCATTTAGACGCTGGTATAATTGAGTAGGAGATAATCCTAATGCTAATTTAGATGCAAGTCCCATAATTTCACCAAGATATGCTTGAATCATTTGAGATCTTTCATCCATAATAGGCTAATTAAATACTTTATTCTTTACATAGTCTTCAAGATATTTAATTTCAGCTTCATATTTAGTATTCTTTTCATTCCCTTGTCTAGCTAAATACATTGCCATAGCTTCAAGGGAAGGGAGAACCTTATTAATATGTTCTTTTTCAGAATATGCATAGAGATGTTTTAAAAGTACCGTTTCAAGATTTCTTTCAAATCTCTCTATTCCTAGTTTACTAATATCATCAAGTCTACTTTCAGATTCCCCTCTATCAAATCTGTTCTGCATTTCCCATAATTGCCCATGTTTTGTAATAGCATTTCTTTCTTCATCAGACAAAAACCCATCAATAGTTTCTTGAGTTCTTCTAACTATATTTTTAGGTGATAATGCAGACAATTTATCTTTAAGGGCGGGTATTAACCCTTTTAGTGATACTACAGAATCTGTGCCACCAAATGTTAAAGGGACCCTTAAATATTTAATAGAAGATTGTATAGTTTCATCAATTTCAGCGTCAGACATTCCAACAAAATCAGAGGCATATCTATTTTTATTTACAGTTCTTAAAAAATATTTCAAAAATTCTTTCTAAGAATCTAAATATAAATCAGTATTGGGGTCCCAAGGATTTTTTAATACTAGGTCATCATTATAAGTTGTGTCAAACATATCCTTATATAAATCAACCTAATTATATACAGTTCTTTCTGCTAAATATCCTATACCCTTTTCTCTTTTTAAGTCATTAGTTAGAGCTTCAATATTTCCAATATATCTGTTTAAATCAGAACGGATATTTTGGTACGCTGATTTTACTATATCTGTCGCTTCATTTAAGAATTTACTACTAGTATTACCTGGGTTATCAAGTCGTAAGCCATGTAAACCATGCTTAGTAATATCTAGTTTATCCATCCAGTCATTTCTTTTGTCTTGTAATTGATAGAAAGTAATTCCATTCAATTCACCTAAAGCAGTAGTAACCATTTCATATAATCTATATTCTGGTTCATTATTATACTTATCATACTGCCTTAATTTAAGTGATGGGAATTTATCAAGTAGCTACTGTCTTAAAGTAGTTAAAGATGTCTTCAATCCTTCTGGATCATTTATATTTTTTTCTAAACCATTTTTACAAGAAACAAAGGAATTCCAAAGTTGGGTTTTTTGTCTAGGCATAGTAGATGTAAATGCCATGATTTCCTTAAACTCGTAATAAGCTCTATCTACCCAAGTAACCATTTTGATACTTCCGTCTGCAAAATTATTTTTGATCTCCTCTATTGGAGATAGTCTAGTTAATTGTTTGAAATTATACATTAATACAGAATTATCAGCTGGGTTACCTTCCTGCATCCTAGGATTCATAACCTTTATCTAGCCTATAAAACTGGCCTAATCACTAAACAATCCTTTTAAGTTATTTAAAACTAACATAGTTTCCATTAATTCAATATTGCCCTATGTAGCTTCAAGGACTGTAGATTTAGGCATATTATATGCAGTAGAATCATTTAAAAAATTGCCAAATATTGTATTTCCTTTAGTTAATTTATATTTACGGTTTAAGTTGTTAGATGATATTTTCACAACATCCACTAAACCATTAGTATTTAGTAGTAATATAATTCCTAATTCTTTAGCCTAATCACAATCTAAAACTTTCCAATTACCATTACAGTACTGTGAAAAACTTTTATCAAACCATTCTGCATCTCCTTGGGGGTCTTTTGTATATTTACCTGATAATTTAAATTGGGGATGCATATCACCTTCTTTAATAGCCTATTTTAATGTATCAATAACCTTATCAACCCTACTATGGTTATTTAACATTTGATCTTTTAACTCAGATTTTACTTTAATAATTAAGTCTTCTTTACTATCAGCAGTGATAGGTTCTCTCATACCATACATCCTATATTTGAATTTACCTGAGTTTGGATCCATTTCTACATTTTTAACTAGATCAGTGGCTCTTTTATTTAGGTCTTTTTCATTATTTTCATACTAAGGAATCCATTTTCTTAAATTATTTGTAACATATTGTAACATATTCTCTGTAGACACATTTGTTACAATAGGTTTAGGTAAAAATTCATCAAGATTTTTATTAATATTGGAATTACCTTTTATTTCTGATGTTAAATCGGATGCTATAATTCCATCCCCTATAGCCTTAACTCCATCATAGGTATAATTTCCATTTTCATCTGGAGTAAAATTTGTTAATTCTAAGGGTACTACAAACAATCTAGAATCCTCTGTATCAATACCATATTTTTCAATAATCCTATTATAAGTAGCTAATTGATATTGATAGGTATGGGTTTTTACTATACTTGATTTATTACTATTATAGGGAATTGGAGATGTTTTATAATCAAATATATGAACGTTTCCATTATTATCAATAACAGCTAAATCGACAATACCTATTAATGTATCAAATTCATTATTGTTTTTACTTTGGTTAGTCTGTCCTTTAATTACTAATTCAGGCATAAATATTACATCTGAACCAAATTCCTTATATATGAATTCTTTTAATTCTTCACACCTAGTTAAAATGTCCGCTAAAGCTGTTGGAGGAATTAAATCTGAGTTAACTTTATCTGCAAAATAGGTATTTAACAAAAACCCTTTATCAAGATTCCTAATTGGAGTACCACCAGAAGTTTGTCCAAAATAGTCCTACATCACTCTATGAATTTCAGTACCAATATCGGCCATTTTAATCCATTTTTTAGTGATTGTTTCTATAGCCTTATTTACTTCTTCATCTGTAACTAAAGCATGAGCTTCATTATTACCAAATATAGCTTCTATTTCTTCTGGAGTGAAATATTCATTTACATTTTCCCCTCTATAACTAGACCAATATTTTTTTCTTACTGCCCAGTATTCATTTTCTCTAAATTCTGGGAATAATAATTTGTTTTCACCTGTAGTAAAATGGGATAAGAACTCTGTTACACCTATATAATTTTGATATACTCCTGTATTAGGATTATCCAAAAGTGCAGATTGTAATGCCTTAGCTTGAGTAGTATCTGATTTTTCCTATTTTCTTAGTACTTCAAGTGGAATATATCTTTCATCAAGTATTCTTTTGGTATTTAATTGAGGGGTTCTATTAAAAATTATATCAGAATACTTATTTAATAAATCCTTTCTATCCAATAGAAAATCATCTAATTCCAATTCTGAATTAAATAATTTCCCTTTATAGTTATATACACATCCCATATTAATTACAAAATTCTTTTAAATCACCTTTTTTAATTAAATCTTGTTTAGTATTAGCAACAATTCTATGTATTTGGGCATTAGTAATTGAATTAAATCTATCGTTTTCAAATTGTTTTGATCCTACTATACCTGCCAATTTGTGTAATGAGCTGTTAAAAACAACATTATTATTTACACTCTTAACACTTTGTTCCCCAAATAGCATTGAGTCTAGTACTCTTTTGATGTTATATTCTATTTCATGTATTACAGTTTCTGGAAATCTAGATATCAGTGAATTTTGTCCAGACAAATATTTAGAAAATTCAGAAACTAATATTTCTTCATTTAAGTCAGAGTTAGTTCTATCATAGTATTTTTCCCTATAAATATCTTTTCCAGGAATAGAGTTAATAACATCAACCATACTAAAATACAAGGATGGATTAGAGTATCGTAAAGATCCAAATATTAAATGCATCATTTCATGAATTGGTGCATCTAAATTTGCATTATCGGTATTTATATAAATTTCATTATTATAAATAAAAGCACCAATACCTCTTGAATCTACAACCTTATCTCTCCATTCTTCAGAAGTTAAATCAGAATTAGTAATTTGTTTAAACTTTATACCATAAAGTTTTGCAAGTTTATCTAACATTGATATTATAATAGCTGAATTTTCTGTTGGAGATAATTTTGAAATCATTTCAATACCCCCACTATAAATTGATTCCCATTGATTTGGACGTCTTTTTGTTTCAACTATTGAAATATCCCCTGAATCAATAATATCGGTTTCTAAATCACGATACCTATTATTTATTTTTATGATTGCTTCATCCAGAGTATTAGAAGATGTTGCTTCTAATATGTGTTCTGTATTTGCAAACTTAGTATCTTCTATTGTTTGTACTTTTAGATAGTTATCTAAATGTTTTTCAGAATTAGCTTTTGGAAGCTCATCTAATTCTGGATATCTGCCATATTTTTCTACATAATGGCTGGCATACATATCAAATTTAAAATCTGAGAGACCAGACATATTTTTCAATGTCTGGTACTCTACAGAATTTTTATTTAAGCAAATCATTAACAGTTTTTAAATATTTTGTTTATTAATGCTTCTAAAATATCTTTATTATAAGAATCTTGTGTGATAGTACCGTCAGTTCTAATTTCAGTATCAACTTCTAAATCAGACTCCGTAATATCATTTCGCAAAGATAATAAATCTTTTGCAGAATAACTCTTACCATCAAAGATAATTTTATTTATTTTCTTATTCTCAATACTAACTTCTCCACTTGGAAGTTTTATAGTAGTCGCTGTAGTGTTAGTACTTACAGGTGTATATTGAGAATATTCTATGACACTCCAAGGAGTGTCATATTCAGAATCACTTAATTTTTCGTAATCCTTATTAGTAAACTTATAGGCAGTATTACCTTCACTAGAGAATTCATCACCCAATCCTATCTCATCGTAGAAATTGTTTTCAGATAAATCGCCTTCTTCCAAATCATTGAAATAATCTGAATCATCTAAATCACCTGAATCATACTCTTCTTCATTTTCTTCAGATTTGGATGGTTTTCTTTTATATAATTCCCATGTTAATAAATCAAAATCTTTGGCTCTTACATACTTACCTTTGGCTTTATCAAGTCTTACTTTTGGTGCAGTAAACTTTAATAAGTCTTCATATGTAAAATCAATACCTTCAATTAAGTCAGAGTTTACATCAATACTATAGGTGAATCCTACCCAATCATTAATTACTTCTGAGGACTTATTTGCGAATAAATCTTCAAAGAATGTAGTTAAAGTTGATTGTCCTTGACTATTATTATACATAATAGTATTATAATAGAAGAATAATTCTCCTATTGAGAACCCGTCATAATTTATAAATTTATTAGTAAATAATTGATCAAAAGCTGTTTTAGCTTTTTGGAAAGTATCCTTTTCATAAGGATTTCTTGGCATTGTATTTATTTCTGACACATATGCATAGCTTGCATTTCCAGACTCAGTTCTATCTAATTTAATAGATTGTAATGACTGTATAAATGCATTACTTTTAAGTAATAAATTCTTTTCAGAACTATTCTTGATAATTCCATTCTTTAAATTCGGAATTACTTCTGATTCCATATAACTTTTAAATGCAGCATTACCCAGTTCAGTACCTAAAGTAAAAGGTTCATTTTCTGTACTTACTCTTGTATTGGTAATATAGATTCCAGCAGGAAGGTTAAACACAATTTTTCTGCTTCTGAGCCATTTATTATTCATAGCAATATCAAAGAAAGTTTCCATTTTCTTTGTTAGCTGTGCTTTATCATTAGATGTCGGATAACTATTATCCTTTAAAACTTTGGTAGAATATTCCTCAATTTTTCTAAATTTAACTGAAGCTCTAATAGTTTCCAAATCCACCTTCATAGCATGCATAAATCCATTATAATGAGGAGATGCCATAATAGCATCAAGAATATTTATAGAATGTTTAATTGCACCATATTTAGCAATAATTTCTTTTTGATATTCTTTATCATCCATAAATTTATCAAAACTAATTAGGCCTTTAGAATCTTTAAAGCTGTCAAATATTTCTTTAGCAGTTGATTGAATCATATCTCCATTTAGATAATAAATAACAGGTTGATTTAACTGCTCCTCTGTCATTTCTTTTCTTCTATTTACAAATATAGAATTAAAGTTATTAACAAAGTTAACAATTTTAGTAGTATCAGTATCAAGCTGTTTATTTAATCCATATAAAGGACGAGCTTGTTTTAACTCATTAGCTCCATATATTAATTGCTCTAGAGAACTTAAAGCATTAAATTCAACTCCATTTTCATTAATGAAGGTTTCAGACGTTGCTAGATTATAGTAACTTATCCAATCTTGCAGTTTTTCAATAAAACGGTTTGCAGAAATGGTTTTAACTTTTGTGTCTTTTGTTGCAGCATCTTTTAAAGCTTCAATAATTTCTGGCATTTTATCCATATGATTTTTAACACCTTCACCTATAGTTTTATAAGTCTTATCGGTATTTTTCAATTCAAGAAGTTCTACTAAGGTATTATACATACCACTTGGAACATCTCTTTTGTTTGGACCATTCTTTATATACTTTATTGCATCTTCGGCTCTTCTGAATCCATCAACATCCTGTATAATATTACCAGCCATAAGTTTGTTAACTAATCTAGCTGTATTAGACATCATACAATTAGACAAATCTTCAAAAGGTATACCCATAACGATACCATAAATGTACATAGGAAGCATTTCAGAACCACCATTAATTTTACCCAGAATTGGATCCTTAGCATTATCAACAGCAGCTCCTAAAACACCAGAATTTGATAATAAAGCATCAGTATCTTGGTCAAGATTCTTTAAGATTTCATATAGTTTAGCAAATCCTTGTCTAACAGCTTCAGGAGCATTCATATCAATGGATTTTGCTAATATTTTATCCATCTGAGAATCTTTAGTATAGGTATTTGCAACCATTTGAAGATTATGACCACAAATGTTAACATTAGAAATAAGTTCTAATTGTTTTATATTCGGAGCTTCCAACAATCTTTTTCCATAATAGTGCATGATACCTTCCATACTTTTCATACCAGACGCAGAAATACCAACACAGTCTTTACTAATTTGGTTCTTTCTTAAACCTTTAACAACAGCCATAAAATTGCCTGCCATATCATATTTATCATATGCTTCTGTTTCTGAACCATTACCTTTATCTTTCAATATTTTTACTGGTTCATCAATAGGAGATTGTGACTGAATAAGACAAGCTGGATCAGAACTGATTTTAAACATATAGCTAGAAACAAAGTTCTTAGCCATTTCTTCTCTTTGAGGTCTTTGGATATATAAATTATGTTTATTTACCAATCTCTCAATTTTTGTAATATCAGTTCCAGGTTTCACATAAAGTTTTCCATCATTTCTATTAATGTTCCTTAAGAAATCCGCCAGATAACCTATCATATTTCTTTTAACAGAATTATCTGTACTTTCTGAAAGAGTACGATTAAAACCTTTAGAATCTATGTATGCAGAAAATGTATCTTTTGTTTTAGCTAACAATTCTTCATCTTCTGTATATACTACTTCTACCTTCTTTCCTGTAGGAAAAGGTAATTTCAAAGACTCATTAAACAACTCTTCTGATTCTAAATTAAAGTATGGACTCCAACCTACAAATCTTCCATCTCTATCAAATGCATATCCTAACAAAGATACTTTATCAATATCCAAGTCAGAACCTTGAAGCCAGAACTGGAAGTGTGATACATAAGCAGAGTTCAATCCAGAATCATCAAATTCAGCAACTTCCATTGGCATAAATGACTGCATACATTGAGCTGGAATACGTGCAGCTAATACTTTTAGAGATTGTAAAAATGAAGTATGCATTTCTCTACCTAGCTTATAAATTTTAATTAAGGCTGGATCAGATAATGCTTCTGGATTTACTAAAACTGATTCTAAATCAGATTCATATAATTTGTTTAACTCAAGTAGTCTTGATTTATAGTCTGTAGTATCTCCAATCAATTCTAAAAATTGTTCAACATTTTTAGAATCTGAGCTAAGAATTGGATTAAACAAAGTTTCAAAATAATCAGAATCTATTGCAAAATCCGAAAATTCTATGGTATTGTATGAGAAGGAATCTATATAGAACCACGGATTATCAGTAATAATTACTTCTTTACCATTTTCAGCTTTATAAACTTTATCATCTTTAGAGGATAATCTATATAGTTTATTTCCCGCCTTATCAATTCTATATAATTTGTCCCCTTCATAATAATATTCAATAGTTTGAGGGTCAAGTTTACTTGTATTTGCATGACCTTTATGCATTAAATATACATGGTCGCCATTAACCCTTTTGAGTGCTATATGATAATTTTGTTTATCAATAGTACCCCAATTCTTTACAAGTCTTCTTAAAAAGAAATCCTTGTCATTTCTAATAGTATTAACAGAATCACCTTTATTAAGTCCAAATAAAGTTTCATATATTTTAGGCATTATAACTCCATAAGGTCTTACTTTAAGAGATCCGTCTAAAACTTCTACTCTTTGAGCCTGTACCCCATTTTCACCCTTAACCATTACATTAGCACTGCTAAACTCACCAGTACCTACAGCAAATAATTGTTTTTGTAATAGTTTATAAAGATACTTTTCAGTCAATTCTGACGGATTAGCAGGTAACGGAAATCCGTACTTAGTACTAAACTCTTTAATAGCAATAATATTATTTTTGATAATACTATCCTCTTCAGATACATTAAAATCCTTAGATTGAAGTTTAGCATTTTTAAGTGTTTGTGCTGCTGATATATTAGCTAGAGCCTGCTTTACTTCAGAATAATTAAACACTGCCTGAACAATTCCTAAATCATACATATTATAAGATGCATTATCTGCACCTTTAAATGTAAAACTATAAGAATCTAAATCAGAACCTTGTGTAATATCTTCAATAAACACATAGCCAGAACCATACAGTTCTTTAGCTTCCCAGTATCTTCTTGGGGCAGTTAGAGCATTTTTGGTTTCTGTTAAATCTATAATAGGAGCGTCTTCTGTAATCCCTACTGTATTATAGACATCAACAGGAATAGCCTTATATCTATGTCCTATTTGTAACTCAGATATGCTAGAGATAGACTTCTTATCATATACAGTTTTCTGTAATTCTAACACATCATTAAAATCATGGAAAGTATTACTTAATCTTCCTCCATATAACTTATAAATACTATAAGAGGGATTAAGAACGGCAAGAATACCTTCAAATTTAAATTTAATTCCCTTCTTAGTAAATGCAGAAGATAATATACTAGTTACCTTCTTATACACAGCTGGAATACTAAATGCTAAATCTTTATTTACTTTATCAAAGGTAATCTTTTCACCATTGTTGGCTCTAGCTATTAAGTTTTCAGCCATACTTGCAATAAGGTTACCTTCTCTACTAGGACTATTTTTCATAGAGTCAACAATAATCTGAACTAATGAGTTCTTGAATTTCACATCATCTCTATTTAAAACTTGCCCTAATTCATCAGTAAAATCAGAAATTGCATATCTGGTAATACTTTCCAATGCCTGGTAAACCCCATCAGCCTCTTCTGTCATATAGTTTCTAGCAGATAGTGCATTAACTACCTGAGTCATTAATGACAATGTTGAGTTATCTGCATGATGTTCAGCATTTAATTGAATACCAATATTAGTAGTATCAATAAAGAAAGTATTCAATTTATAAGTAGGATCATAAAATGCTTTATTGCTATTAATATTACTAGCACCCTGCTTAATAGCTCCAGCAGTTACTACATATTGTATTGATGAATGTTTTAAAGGCTGATTGACATCTTCTGCGGTTAATACTTTTCCAGGAGTATATGAAGGATTTAATTCACCAACATTAATTTCTGCATTAACTAAATTTTCAACAGAAGTTTCAGAAGGTTCAAGCAATCCTTTATCGTTTAGTTCCATAGAGTGTTCTCCGCCAAACATTATCCATAACTTATAATTGGTATCAACAACCTTAGTTATAGTTTCTGTTTTAGGTGTTCCATCAGATTTTACTTCTAAATATTCACCATTTTTACCTACTTTAGCAACTTGTAATTGATAAGTGTTAGGGGTATCAGTTTTAATAATATCACCTACAACTTGATAATAAGCACCTTTTTCGTAAGGATTTCCTTTAAAAAAGTCAGAATTTCCTTCAAAGAAAATAGTTTTATATTTTAATTTCTCTCCAAAGAAATTCTTAGTAATATCTGCATCATAAGGTGCTCCGTTCATTTCCCAACGATAGTCCATCATCCTTTGGGCCATTAATTTATAAAATTTTAATCCTCCATTACCTATATAGGCAGAAGATTTAATTCTAGCATTAGTAAGACCAAAACATGCGGTTTTAATAATACCTCCAGTACCAGTACGTGCATCATAGAAATGTGCAAATGTTTTCTTGTCCACACCAGCCACGTCAGCCTTTAATGAGTTATTTTCAAGCCATACTTGGGAAGGTTCAACAAATGTAGCACCATCAAAAGGCTTAATTCCATCCTCTTCCATACCTTGAATATTCCAACCATCTGCGGTAATGTCCTTTACAGTAGCTATCCTGTATCTGTTTTGGATACCATTTGGAGAATTTCTCATAAATGAATGAACAGTAGCCGTTTGTGATACGGCTCTCTTACGAGCAGCTGCAAATCTAAATGCCTCCTCTACATCAAAATCATCAGAATTAACTGATTTCTTTCCATCGTGATTATAATGTGTACCAACTGTAGATATAATATACTCCTCCCCAAATAAATATTGAAGGGCATTAAATGCTACCAACTCTGGATGTAACTCTAGAGTAGCATTATTTAAAGCTAAATACTCATTTAAATCAAAAGCTGAAGAAGTATAATTTATAAGTTTGGGTTGACCATCAATATTCTTTGTGTATGTAAGATTCCTAAAGTCTCCAACACTAGAAATGTCTATAGTCTGAGAGTTAGCAAACCTAATTTTAGCTAGTATCATTCTTCCAAGAGAAGTATCAGTCCAAGGTTTCCCCTGATTACTTGCATAATCAAATAGTTGTTGTATGGCAGTAGAAGGTTTAACAGAACCTGAATCATTAGTTAGATCTAACTTATAACCTTCACGCATTAAATCGACAAGTAGTCTAGCTTCTTGTTTCTTCCAGAAGGTAGTATTATTAGTACCATGTCTACCGTCTTTTACTAATTCTTTAGCTAATTGGGATTGCTGAGCAAAATAGTCATCTTGAGGTTGGGCTTCTGGATACATTTCTTTGAAAGCCCTATTAAAATCAAAAGTTGAATCATTTTTAAGTAATTCAGCTAAATAACCTCTATTAGTTTGTAAAAATCCCTTATTTTCAAAATAATGAGTTTGGTCGATTATTTTTATTTGTTCATTTGGATATACATGATTATAATCATAAATTACATCATGTAAAACAGAAGCAGCTTTATCACCATAAACTGAATTCCATTCAGCAAAGTTAGTTAATGGATTTAATATTGGTAACCCATTAGCTGAGGTAAAATCACTTAACTTCTTAAAATCATATAATATATTAGTATATGCCTTCAGATAATAATTCCCTAATTCCCTTTTTGCTAAATCTTTTAAATCGTTACCACTATAATCTTTTAAAAGTTTACCATTAATAACAGTATTCAAGTTTAAAAGTATATGTAATAACTGAGGTTTATCAGAAATAGCATCTGGGAATATAGCAGTAAATCTATTAGAAGCAGTTTCCTCATTTTTATATTTAACTCCAAGGTAGTTAACAATAAATGAAGTATCAAAGAATTCAGAAGCATTAAATTTAATACCATTCTTTGTTGCATAACCATCTGTGAAATCTCTTAGATAACCTACTCCTTTAAATAGATTAGTGTTTTGCATAAGAGAAAATCCAGATACAGCTGAGGTAGGATTAGATGCTAGTTGAACGAATTGAGGTAATACATTACCAGCAAGTCTTCTTGAAACTATAGATGCAATAGCGTTACCAGAACCATCTTTAACCAAACCGCTAGCATATTTACCATTAGAAATATCTTTAGCAATAGCTAGTTTCTTTAAGATGTTAATATCATCAGAACTAATAGAGTTAATTTCTATACCTGCTTTTCCAGCAGCACTGATACGTACTTTATTTTTTCTATCTTCAAATGTAGAATTCTTTAGATTTTTTAATTCTGAACTTGAACTAATACCTTTAGCTAGTACATTTGAAAAATAAATATTAAATAAACTACTTGCAGCTGTAGAAAACACTTTAAATAATTCCTTATACTGAACCACACCATTAGTTGCAAATTCGTCATTTAAGGCATTTCTAAAACCAAGATTATTGAAATTTTGATTCAATAAATCAGCTATAAATGGTTTTACTGTTTCCCATAATTCTTTACCACCCACATCAGCATTGCCAATACTATATTCTGAACCTTTTAAGGTAATAGTAGTATTCTTTGTTTTTGGATCAAATATTACTTTATTATCATTAATATAAAATGTTAAAAGTCCATCATTATAAGAAATATTATAATTTGAATTTAATTCCTTATATCTATCTTTATTTACTTTACTATTAAATCCATTTATAGTTCTTTCTAAGGAACTTTTTGTAGTATTTGATAAAGCATCCTTTAAATCCGTTTGTTCAAGAATTCCATCTTCATTTCTTCTACATTCAATGAATACAGAATTATCAACATCTGACATAGCCTTTACTAGATATGAGTAAAAATTACGCAGAGTTTTAGGATTTTTCAGATATATAGACAAGAATGAGTTATTTTCAGGATCAAATATATTCTTATATAATGATTGTAGTAAGTCTTTTTCTCCAGAATAGAATGTATTTCTAAAAGTTTCAACACTATTGAAGAATTTTTTGTTATTTAACATTTCTACAATAATTGGAAAATACTTCATATTATTTTCATCAAGTAATCCCAATAAATCATAGAAAGATAAATCGGCAATATCATTCTGATATTTCTTAAATTCAGGATAACCTTCAGAAGAGAAGAATATATTATTGAAATATATATCTTTCATTGCAGGTTCATAAATTAAGGACTTAATTTTATGTGTAATGTAATATAGACTATTTAAATCAAATACTCTACCTTTGATCGGGATATCTTTATCCCATTTATACATTGACATAGTATTAGCAATGTCCTTAATAATGTCGGAAGTTTCATCAACAGCTCCTTTTTTATCCTTAGCTTCGTCACTCTCCCATCCAGTACGAAGTCTAGCCCCCATACCTTTAAAAGAATATTTTGTAGAATCATCAGTTATCGTTCCTATTAAATTAGTTTTAATATTTATATAAGAACCTTGTTTAGATTTTATATAATTATCAAAATTATTTAAAGTAACTAATGACATATAGGCATCAGTAAATGATTTACTTACTTTATTACCAGCAGACCCCTTTTTATAATGATATGCTAGCATGTTCAAAGGTAAGTAAGTCTTAGCTAGATTATTTACTTCTCTAAGATTATCTTCATTAAAAACACTAAATATTCCTAATTTAGCTATAACATCTTCAGATATACCTGAGTATGACTTAAGGTAATTAATAACATCTGAAAATAATCTTCTTTGATATTCTTGAAGTTCCTCATTTAGCTGAGCATCAGTTTCAATCTCATAACCTTTATCACGATTAATTAGTGTAGAGTTAACAAGATTTTGATATACAGTAACTTCAGCTAAACTTCTAACATCTTCATTATTACCATACATTTTAGTAAGGTAACTAGAAGCACGTTCTTGAGTATCTTCATCCTGATCAATCTGATTAGGTACTTCAGTAACTTTTACACTAGATGCAGTTAAATAATCATTAATATGATTAAATGTTAATTCATTTGCCAATTTAGGATAAAATCTGTTTATTACATTTTGAATTGTGGCACCTAGATCATTAATTTCTTCTATAGAAGAAAAAGAATAATCATTCTGCCCAAGCAGATTAACTGCTTGAGCGAATGTATTCTGTTTATTTTCAGCTTTTGATACTTTAAAGCCAATTGCTTTAATTTTAACTTCCAAGCCTTTTAAATCAGCTTGGCTAAACGGACATTTTTCCATAATTAAAATTTAATTTTTATACTATTACAACCTTCTTCATTAGACTTAATAGGTTTAGAATCTTTTAACTTTTCTAATACTTGATATAATATAGTATCTTTATCATATGCATTCATAGCTTCAATGAATTCTTCCTGTGACATAATATCTGGAACAAATTCATGATAACCTTTTACTAAGGAGTCCCAGAAATTCTAAGGGTTATCTATATCGTATTCTACATTACTATCATAGATTCCACCAAAACTCTCCAGAGCTTCTGTAAGTTGTACAATTTGTTCACTATCTGTAAATTGTGCATCAATATCAGAAAAATCAGTTGATTCCTAAACCTCTACTTGTTGATTTACTTTATCAATAGATAACTCCTAAGGAGTATTACCATTCATTTTAATTGTTGCTGTATATTCATCATTATCTGCTAAAATTTTAAATGTTTTGTAATCTGCATTATCTTCTAGTAACTCTGTCTTTATTGATTTATAGCCATATATTCTTAAATTATTACCTATACGAGGGGTAATTAAATATTTACCATTAACATTAAAGACAAGTTTATCATTTTTATTTAAAACACTGATAATTCCTTCTATTGTTGTAGAGGTATCAGTTGTTTGGTCTAATTCATATTTAATTCCAGTAGTATCCCCGATAGCATTTTCTAAGAATAATTCTTTTTGTGATTTAGGTTTTTGTACCTAATTATTAGAGAATCCTGATTCATATCTTTCATTATCAATACTTACGGGCATTGAACCAGATTTGGTTTCCTTAGACGTCATCTTTTTAGAAGCCATAGATATTATTCCTCCCATATCCATATAATAGCCACTCTTGTCTAACTTACCATTAATTTTAAACGGATTACCGTCTATAGAATATGAACCACTATCTTTATTTATAGGGATAATTCCATTAACAGTAGCGTTAGCAGCCTAGTTATATGTGGTATTATAAAATATACCTTTGAAACCATTTTTCTCCATAAGTTCCTTTAGTATCTTTAAGTTATCTTTAGGTTTTTGCTTCTCATCATACATTAAATTATATAATGTTGCCTATAAGTATTTCTTAACTTTAGAAACTTTATGTTGAAATTTTAAATCGTCTTTAGACACTTCACGTTCTAGTATTTCCTTCTTGTTATCTGAGTTATTAAGTAAATCTATATAAGATTTAATAATTTCCTTCTAACCATCTTCCCAGACAATCCTAGGATCTTTAATAATTATATCCAATAACCTGTAAGCAGTGAAGTCATTACCTATAGATTTAACATTTCCTGTGCCTTTTAATATATTGAATACATTATCAAAATACTATTCAATACTAACTAATGGGGGTACTAGATATATTAAGGAAACACTAGGAGAATTTCCAAATTCGTCTAACTCTTTTATATAGGTATCAAATAAACTAGTTCCCAATAATTGTTCTTTAGTTTCTGACACCAACATAAATGGCATACCAGGTTTAGCAAATTTTATAGTTTTATTATCAGTTTCAATAACCCCTGTAGGTGATATATATACATCTTTAGATAAGTTAAATACTGGATCATTGACAAACTCATTTACATCATACCATTCAGCCTTATTACTTTCATATCCTTCTGTTGTGTAATTATAACCTTTAGATTGATTAATAACCCTAATACCATAAGTTACAGCTTCATTACCAATAGTCCATTCGGGGTCATCAATATAGAAAACCCCATTTTGAGTAAATTCAAACAGATTTATCATATCAATGATTTGCTATGCTCCAGCATATGTACTATTTTTTAACTTATCTCTAAGTTCTACAAGGTTATTATATACTTTATTTTTACCATTTTTAACAGCAATAGTATCATATTCAGATTTTATATCAGCAAACTGTTCATGGTTTAATAAGGTTTTAACATTAGGGAATGTTAATAAGGTAACCTCCAACTAATCACCATTTTCATTTCCAAATACTAACGATAGGGTTCTATTATGATGGTTTTTAGCTTTACTACCACTGGAGTATATAGAATAAAGTTCTTCTCTAGGATCCTTGTAATACTTATTGTCAGTATCGTGGGCATTAGTAGCATTACTCTTTATAAAGAATTTTGCATAAGGATTTTTTGAATTTAATCCTAATAAGTTATCAATTCTCTATGCAATACTATCAATTGTTTTATCCTTATAACAAATACCTCTAATTGTTTCAAGTGTATCTAATAAATTGTTTATATAACGTTCTTCTGTTGCTCTAGGTCCTTTAGGAATTAATTTTGTCAATCCATTTAGGTTATCTAGTCTTTTATCGTAGTTGCTAGGTTTTTGTAAACCTCTATCTGTAGTAACAAATCCAGTTTCCCTAGCAAATGTAGAAGACATTAATAAGTTAAATTCAGTTCCTTTTGGAGTACTTTTTATTATTTCTGCTGGAGGTTCCTTTATCCCATCTTCAGACGCTTTTTGAGTTACATCAAATACATCTTGTTCCTTAATTACCCCTCCGTTTTCTTCCTTATCAAGTTCTTCTTCTACTTTCTAAGGTTCTGCCTATTGCTAAGTTTTAGGCTTCTAGACTCTAGGTACGAATTTAGGAAACTCTCCTTCACTGTACTCTTTTTCTAAATATGTTTTTCTCTTTTGTGAATATTCTTTAATAGCATCTTTAGATAATTCTATTACAGCTGGAGTATCAGTTTCTATAACCTATGAATAAAAAGTGGTCATGTACTGAGGTAAAGTCTATACCCATATACAGCCTTGTTTAGAACGAGTTAATGCTGTATATAAATCAGTATAATATTTTTCCCAATTATAATAGGTATGCTCTACTCCCTAGTTATCTACAGTGTTATAAAGATGTGCAAAGTCTTCTACTATATAATACTTAGCTTCTAGTCCTTGTGCAGAAGTTCCTTTTAGTAATTTTATTTTATCTGAATATTTAGGATTAGTTGTCAGTATTTTATATAGTTCACTTTCTTCATCATTATATACATATCCAATTTTTTCATTAGGATCTAACTAAGTTTCTATCATTAAATCAATAGTTTTAAGTATTTTATTATACTCAAGTCCTATTGGTTCTCCAAATTCATCTTCTTCATCATTATTACTAAATATTTTTACACCATATAATCCTTTATAATCACCTTCACTTATTTCGGTATGGAATAAAGTTAAGTCTTCAATAGGAGATTTAGCGTTCATTTTAGTTAATAACAACTTAGGCATTTGAGTACTAAATGCATTAATGGATTTTACCATAGGTTCATTAGTAGCTCTTAATAAAACCCCTTGTTTAGGAGAAGTAACAAAGTTACGATTATTAATAGTTAATTCTTCAGTAACTTCTGTATTTGTTCCTGCTATCTATTCTTTGTACTTTCCAGAAATTCTTGACTGTATTAAGTCACCAGCAGCAACAATAGGAACTCCTGTAATTTTCGATAATTTATTCTATAAATCAATATCTATAAAACTATATTTAGAAAATTCGTCTACTAATACTAAGGAGGCATCAATAGACTTATTTACATCCCATGTAGATGAAAATATATAATTATCATCATGTTCTACAGAACCTTCCTATACTTTAAGATCTCCTTGCTCATCAAAAGCTTCGGACCAATTAGGAGAAATCCTTTTCATGTACTGTTCTTTATCCATTGCGACATAGTTTTCTAAACCAAGTTCTTTGGCTAATTTTTCAGCACTTGCCTAAGTTGCATGAGCAATCCATACATTCTTTAATAAATCTGGATTAGTTAGTCTAATTAAAGAAATTAAATTCCTGTATACACCTGCACTTTTACCTGTTCCAGGCATACCTTCAATAAAAGCTATATAACTTCTAGACGCATTAAAGGATGATGAGTATGGATATTTTCTAATTTCTTCTAAATCAGGTTTTGTTTCTGGATTTGTATCAAAAACAGAAAGTAATGTTTTGTCATCCCCTGTTCTGATCTATTCAGCCACTCTTTCATTATAAATATCAGCAAAGTCCTAAAATACTTTATTATTTATTACATGAGCAAAAGCTGTATAAGTAGCTAATTCTTGTGAATAGAAAGGGGCTAAATCATCAGTAATAATTTGTCTATAGGAATAATAAAAATCACTAGGTTTAACGGCAAATCTAGTTATCATGTACCAGAACAAATTTCTGTCATTTATGCTAGTAATTTCCTTATTAAGAGTACCATCAGTAGAATCTAATAAATTAAAATTCTTCATAAATTCTGCTGCTGATTCTTTAGTTATTTTATCTTTATTTTTAATATAAAGATTATATATAGCTTCATCAAGTAGTTTACTATCTGCAAGTACCTATTCTCTTTCAGATTGTGCTAGTTTATTTTCTATTTTAGATAGTAAAGAATCAGTGTTAGTCATACTACGTATAGTAGTATCCCAATCTTCAGTATCCCAAGTGTCAGGTAACTAAAAATGCTTAAGCCTTTTATAAACTACTAATTGGAATTTAGCAGCGGTCATATCTTGTTCAGCTATTTTCTATCCATTGTTTATAGCTATTAGGTTTTTAGCAAATAATACTCTTTGTTTTATTAAATTTAAATCATAGAGCATTGCATCTGCCTCTCTTGAGTCTAATTCAACTAAATTTAAGTTTGAGTCTACTTCATTAGCCGTTTTGTTTAAACCAAGAATGTTATCAACATCAGCCTAATCAACTCTAGCACTAAGAATTTGTGCTTCCAATAGATTAATTACCTATAAAGCTGAATTAATACTTTCATCAATATTAGGAGGTAATATAAAATTTTCAGGATTACCTTCTGAATTTAATAAGGCAGAATCTATAAATTTTAATGCCTCATTAATATCTATGTCTGTACCTAGTACTAAATTAAATTGTCCTAATAATTCCTAGATATTAGAATGATTCAGATTATTTAATATAGTTTGTACATCTTGTGACCATTTAGCTTTTTCAGCTTTTTTAGGGTCTTTATTTGATTCTGTATTATATCTTCTATCTAAAGAAGTGGTAACTTTTAATAAAGCTCTTTTAACTTCTGGATTAATATAACCCTATTGTTGATAAGCAGTAACAATATTATTTAAGACAGTCTCAGAAGTCCTAGAAATAATGTCATCCAATATGTCTAGATTTACGCTCTGGGGATTTTCCATAAATTGCTACATTATTTGCTTATCTTGAGTTGTACCATATTGTTGAACCATTGGTCCAAATATGTTAAATGTTTCACTTCCAGTAGCTAGTACATTAGCTTGATTTAAAAATTCGGTAACATTATTTGTTTTAGAATTTACTGTTTTATACTACTGCAAAATAGCCTATTCAACGCTGTTAATTAGAGCTATTTGATTCTAATCAACATTTTTAAAATATTTAAGACTATGTTGATTTAAATATTCGGAGAATATTGTAGTAATATATTCATGTATTTTATGAGCAATTTTTAAATCATCCTTCAATTTACCATCTCTATAGTTTTCCCATTCGGTCGTATACTATTTAATTGAATTCTCATCAAGGTCTTTATACTTTTTACCAGTAACAGCTTCAATATATGAAACTTTATCAGGAGATTGATATTTTTGCCTTACAGCAGTAGACATTTCAAACATAGCCTGTTTTATAAAGTCAGAAGAAATTTCTCCTGTATTAAATGCAGCTAATTGTTCTCTCAATGTTTTAATTTTTGCATCAAGATTAGATAACTATGTCTACCTTTCTACATCCTCATTATTTTTAACCTTCTAATCAGTAGCACCTGTTTCCATTTTACCTACTGTAGAATTTAACCTATTATATTCATTAATAGTAGCTGCTAAATCAGTTGCTAATGTATTATATTCTTGTAAATACATAGAAGCAGTTGCAGAGTTTCTTAAAGCATTAAACTTAAGATCCTTTCTAGTTAAAGTATCAATAATTTTTTCATCAAATACTTTAGCACCTTCTGATTCCAATATATCTTCAATAAACTTAACTATTTTTCTTATTTGCTATTTAGCGGCTTCATCCTAATTTAATTCTCCCTTTTCTGCTGGCTTAAATATATAATTACCGTCTTCGTTACTTATTAACTCAGTAGATAGGTCTTTTTTACCTAAAGTATTTTTATCAAGGGTTTTTAGAAATTCTCCTGATTCCCCGTTACGAACTATTTTAATCAATTCTTGCATAGCAGCTTCAGAAGTCATTTCTGGAATATCTCTAGCATTTCTAATACTAGATTTTAATTCCATTAGACCACCACCAAGCATACCACCTATAAATGACATAGAATATCTATCTAATACATTATCCCATGCACTTACTTGTTTTTCCCCTCTTAAATATTGAACTCCATTGAATATAGATTTAGTAAAATCATATAGTAATTCTTCAGTAGTTTCTTCAATACCTTCACCTAAAGCATTTGAACCTACTATAGCAAATACTTTTGGACCCAATGTTTTAGCGGCAGTTCCTGCTTCATAACCTATTTTAAATAGATTACTTAGCCAATTATACTTACTTAGTTTTGTTGCTGTATTATTACTAGCTTCTATAGTAGCTTTTCTTGTATTAACCAGCTTACTCTGTAAGTCTTTCCATATTTGTTTTTCAGCTCTAAGTTCAGGAAGAATTCTTTCTCCTAATGCAGTACTCATTAATGCATATTGAGCAGCCGTATATCCTAATGTAAGAAACGCAGCTTCAGTATCTGTAGCACCTTCTCTAATAGCATCACCATAAGCATCTGCTGTAGTAATACCAGTCATATATGCCCTAGATAAATATTTACCAATATTATTGTACTACTTCATAAACTAAGACATATCATTAGCCGCTTTAATATTTTTTATTTCTATTAAATCGCGACTCATCTTTTCTGAAAAGGTTCCCTTTTTTTCAATATACTTTAATAAATCATCAAAGTTGGTTTTATTATATTTTTCTAAGAATTCTAACTGTTTAGCTTTTTGTGCTGCTTCAGTAGCCATAGGTTTATCTCCAGTAAACAATGCTGGGCCATATTGAAATAACCATCTTTGCTGGTATAGCTGCATATAAACATCACCAACAAGATTAAGCATATTTTCTACCGTCCACATTTCTTCCATCGATTCATCAGAAACACTTGGCTGTACTGATTTTATAAACCCTTCAATAGAAGATAACACCTTATTATCATTGCCTGTAAATATTTTACCTAAAGTAGCCCCCAGTTTTGCAGTCTATAGAGCTAATCCTACACCTACATAATAAGGAGCAATTGGTGTAACTAATGGGGCTAATGTTGCTGCAACTTTAAATAATGAACCTAAGTATGATTTATCTTTATCGTCAGAATCAAAAAAATCATACTTATTCCATTTAGACCCATCAGTAGTTATTGTATCAAGCTTTGATAATACTTGTTTATCATATATATCACGTCCTTGTAAGTTTTCATAGAACATAGTTCCATTTTCATTAAGCTTTAAATCTCCTTTCTTATGCTTAACGATTTTTCCTGTTACAAGATCTTTATGTTCTCCATCATTATCCCATTGAGCTAATACTCTTGTTTCAAAGAAATCATCAAAAAAGGAATCGTTAGGCGAATCTCCCCATATTGGGTCTGCACCATTTTCGTATTCAACGGGATTTAACAATACTTTTTCTCTTTGTGCTATTTCTCTACTACTTAAATTATTATCATAAACCTTTCCTAGTTTAATAGCACCACTAATTTCACGGAGTGGATTAGGTTCTCTAGTAAATAATACCTCTGGACCTTTTTCTCTTTGTTCTGGGTCTAAAAATATATTATTTCTATGCCCTTTTATTTGTTTATATATATCCTCAGTGAATTTTTCATCAACAAAATTATTATATCCAAAAGCTGCTGCGGTATATGCTTTATGAAATTTATCTTCATCAAATATACCATCAGTTTGAAATCTTTCCATCTATTGAATCTTTGGAGAATTTTTATAAGTTTCTTCAGATTCAAAAGATGTATTATCTGTATCTAATCCCACACTTTTAAAATCTGACACAGTAAAAGTTGGATTAGCTAAATTATTTAATAACCAATCATTTTCCTTCATACTTTACTAAATGATTCAGGTTTTACATATCCTAATCTTTTTTCTTCTAACTATTGTTGTTTATATACTTCATCGGCTGTTTTAGCTGGCAATGAATAATAATTCTTAGAACCTAAAGATGTCATTAATACGCTATCAGTCATTGGAATAAATACAGAACCCATATAAGTGTTACTGTCACCTAGCCATCCCTATGAACTAGTAAAGTCTTTATCAGCAGCCGTTAAAGTCTAGATAATACTTTCCATTAAGTTGTCATCATCAACCTATTTAAGAAGATTATTATTATCTAAATCTTCTACATCACTACTAAAGGCTTTAGCGTCAGCATACCCACTAATCACTCCAAATCTTTTATAATTAGTTAATATTAGTTGACCATTAGCATCATACATTATAGGTAGGTTATATTCTTTAGAAGCATATATTTCATTTATTTTATCTTTGTCCTTTATGTTATGTTCTCTAATATACTAGTCAGCCTTTTCTTTTCTTAATAGCATATCTAGGTCTGGTTTTATTTCTCCCCTACGTAAGGCTTGTTGATCTAATGGTAAATCAGCAGCGACTATTTTATTTCCATTTAAAGCTATTTTATTAGCTTGTACTGGATTAATCATATTACCTCCCATAGAAATGTTATCCCAGTCTAATGTACTGCCAAGCTAGCCCCCAATAACATCCTATAAGGTACCTTTAGATATTGAATTACCATCCTTATCTACAAGTAGACTAGCATTACCTTTTACATTCATGGTATCAGCAGTACCCATATTTATAGGATACATCTTAGATTCACTCATACCTAAAAGTAAAGCCTCTGGAGATTTTAAATCTACTCCAGATTTAGAACCTGATTTTCCAGAAGTACTATTATCCTTAGATACATTAGAGTCAAATTTTACCTTGAAAATATCAGAATCATTTATAGTAGAACCTATTAATAACCCTAAAATATCTTTAACACCTTGCATGGAATTATCACCTAATCTCTAAGCTGCATTAGCCTAAAGAACAGTTAACATATTTTTAGGAAGGGTTGATAATAAATAGTTAACCGCCATTTTAGCCTGTTTAGACTAACTTTTAGTTTCCTGAGAATATGAGTACACATTATCTAAATCTTGTAACTCTTTTATTCCCTGAAGAATTTGAAGCTGTTCTTTGTTTGCATATCCTTCTCTACTATAAGTAGAAGTACCTAATTTATCTACTACCTACTTTAAATATTCCTAAATTTTAGGCATTCCAACACCATTACTGAGAATATTAGTAATATCAGTATTAAATGCTGCATTAGGATTATTTAATCTATAATTAATAAGTTCATTATTTGTTAGTAATGATTCGTTATTAAAGTCTACGTCACTAATTCTCTTTTTTGATAGTTTTCCTTCTTTATTCTGAGTGATAACATAACCATGTTCGGTTACTGCAATCTCCCCAGTGCCAGAATTAGATGCTACTTGTTTTATAGCCTGCTGAAGTCTTTGATTTTCCCATCTAATTTTTGGAAGGTATCTTACCAATGTTTTATACTATAATGCTCTATCATTATTAAATGGAGAACTTAAGATAGAAGTTTGCTCTAAAAATGCTTCTACATCTACTGGTATTCCTTCCTTATATAATAAATTTTTCATTTCATCAGTAACTACATCTTCCTAAGACTCTTTAGATTGTTCAGCAGAAGTATAAGGAGCAGTAACCTGTGACTATGGAACATTTATGAAGCTAACATAGGGAGGAATTCCTCCTCCCTATTGTAGTTTACTTATTATATTCATGCTTTTAAACCTTTCTTAATTAATGCCGCAGTAAGTGACGACATTTGTTTAAGTAATTTATTATGTTCTCTCTTTGATTCCATTACATCTTTATGAAACCTCTTATTATCTTCTAATAATCTTTTATTAAAGTCTTTAGCTCTTTGCAAAGCAGCTCTTTCCTTATATCCTAGTTTACTACCAGATTTAGCATAATTAATAAGCCAAGGATTAGAAAGTAAGGACTTCTTTTCGTCTAATATTAACTGTTTATACTTACTATCTAGTAACTATTTCTGGTTATTAAATTCAGGAATATTATTTTTATATTTTTCATATAATGATGATAACTCTATTTGATATGCTGTATTCTAATTATTTAAAGATTTTTCTAACTAGTATTGTCTTAAAGAAGCTCTATTTTGAGCATATTTATTTCCAACACCTGCTAAGAATGGAGCTATCATTTGTGCCCAATTAGCGGATATATTAGAAGCATCTATTTGCTTATTAGCTGTTTCTGTAGCTAATCTTCTAGCACTATTCTCATTAGCATTTGCATATCTTCTAAGAGTATTTTCATTATTAGCCTATTGCACTAACCCTCTAGTTCTAAACCATTCAGTAGTATCTTTAGCATCTCCCTGCATATCTATTGATATTCCTTTCATCTTAGCTTCTAACATTTTAGCAAATTGTTGTTGAGCATCAGATGTAGTAGTAGTTCCTGCTAGATTTTGTAAATCACTAGAATATTTATGTGCTTGTGCTTTACTCATTGCATCTCCCTGAAGTAATTCTATTCTATCAGGTACATTTGTTTCTAAACTTCTAGTTTTAGAAAGTGATGCAATTTTGTTATTTGTAAATATTCCTCCAAATAGTTGAGCCAAAGATAATACATCTTCTGGATATAAACTAAACTTACCTTTAGAATTTTTAGAAGTTGCGGTTGAAGTACCAACAACCCCATTCTTTAGATTGTTACTTGTGGAATTTGTTGAAACAGGGGGTAATGTTTGCACAGAAGTATTAGAATTTGATGCAGGAGCCTAACTTAATAATCTTAATCTATATCCTCCATCACCTTTATCATATAATTCTAAACCCCTTTCTTTAAGATAAGTATCATTGAAATATTTAGCCTAATCAGCTGTAATATTTCTTCCAAGAGTTCTTTCCCAAGTTCTATCACCAAAATGCTTATCTGTTCCAGTAGTTTGTCCTTCAGTTACTCCGTATCCTTGAATATTTTGTCTAATATATTTATCAAATCCAGGATTATATGTTAGCATAGCACTTTGCACTGTAGTAGCTAGAGGATTGGATATATAACTACGGTTTCCATAAGTTCCCCCAGATGCTTTAACTAATGCATCATAATTATCTTCCCTACCATTAAATCCTATCATATAGTCTTCAAGAGTACCATGTTTTAAAAAAGCATCAACGTCAGCCCCAAAATTGTATCCACTTAATCCTGAATTTCTATCAAAATAGTTTTTAGATTTAGCCTACATTCTAATAGGTCCAGCTGGATTTTCAAACTTAGGTATTAAACCTCCGTCTTTAAATAATCCACCATTAGCCTTTTTAGAAGTTCTATTTATCCTATTAGCAGTTTTAGCTTTTAAAGACTTATCTATAGCTTTTTGTATTTCCAAATTGGATTTATTCTTAAATCTTATTGGAAATTGCTGTCTAAGCATATCATATATTTGTTCAAACTATGCCTATTGCCTGCTAAGATCTTCTCTGTTTTGTGCTATTTTTCTTTGTCTTTCAGCCCAATTTGCAAACTTTATGTTAGGTTCTTCTAACACTGACCTTTTAGGTAATGTCAGTATAGTTCTTGGTTTAGGATTTGGATACATTGTGTATGTCGGAAGCTAAAACTATGCAGGGGAAATTTGTTTAACAGCACTCTATATATAATCAGTTCTCTATTGGTTTGCCCCTTTTATTGCATTCTCACGATATTTAGCTATTTCCATTTCTCCTGGAGTGGGTAAAAACTTTTGGGTTTTAGCTTTATTAAATATACCAGCTACCTTTTTATTGGCATTTCTCCTATTATCACTTATTTGTTTTCTCTATTGCTATGCTTTTTGTAAGGTACTATTTTTATATGCTTCCTACCTAATATTTTCTTGTACTCTTGCATTTTCATCAAAATACTCGTTACGTTTACCTGTAGGAACTAGTCCTGTTTCTTTACTAGTATTACCAGTACTTGCAGTATTTGACTCTGTTTGTACACTATTGGGTTTTACTTGTGGTTTGTACCTTAATAACATAGCATCTAAACCTTTAGGTATAGATGGATCTTCATAACCTAAGAAATATCTTCCTATCATGTTATTAGTTATCCAATTACCATCATTTTTAGTTCCAGATACTTTTTCGGATTGAGGTCTTCTTCCAAGGTATTTAGTGTCTACAGCAACATTTTCTGGCTTTATAGCTTTATCGCCTTCAAGTTTATTTTGTTTATTATATTGTTCAGCAAACTTATTTTTAAGTTCTTGTACTTGATTCTTTCCTTTAGTATTCTAAAAGAAGGCTTCATCTAATTCTAATGACTACTACTTACCATCAATCATTGCTGTTACTTTTCTTTTTCCAGAATTGGTAGTGTTAGTATTCCAAAATCCTTTATGAGATTTAGCAAAATTTTTTCCTCCAAGAACCATTCCAAGCATTGCATTAAGATTCTGAATATCTCCAGTATTTAATGATTTTAAAGAATCAATTTTATTTATATTCTTTATTTTATTTAATGTACTTGCATAGGAAGCCCTTAATTCTGGATCGGCCAATCCCATAGCATTTAGGGCAGTCATAATCAAAGGCGCAGATTTAGATATTGTACCTAGTGCTTTTAATGTTTTAGCTGATTTACCAATAGGAATTAATGATAAGGCATCCATACCTAAATTCATAGCTAGGTTACCTAAGTCACCCCATTGAAACCCATCCTATAAATCCGCATAGAAGTTAGTAGCGGATGCCCCTGCACCAGTAACTGCGGAAGCAATATTCATACCTGGAATAAAACCTAAACCTGTGCCTGCTAAATCAACTAAAGCAGCTTTTAGTTTAAGTTTATCGGCATCTTTTAAAATACCTCCTGCGTCAACTGTTTTCTTGTTTTCTCCATAAGGAGTATTTGAGATTAAAGTTCCAAGGTTAATATTCTACTATTTTTTAAAAGAATTTCCAACTAGTCTAGCCTTTTCTTTCTGTTCTTCTGAGGCTTCTGGTAGCCCCTGTATAGTGGAAGGGTCATCTACTTTTTCAAACTTAACTCCTAATTGAGCAGTAATTATACCTCCCTATTTAAATCCTTGTAATCGTAAAATCTAATCATTAATTTCTCTAGTTCTTTGGTTTACTGGAATTTTTAAGAGGGCTTCTAACTGTTTCTAGTTTTCGTCAATATTATTTAAGTTATTTAATTTATCATTGAATACCCACTACCATTGTCCGTTCGCATCTTTTCTCACTCTCATGTAGTAGTCACCCTAATTCCATACATAATCTTCACCTTCATTTTTAAATGGAGAGTTTCCAGATGAAATCCATTTAGATAAGGTATTTTGTACCATTTTATAAGCATCACTAGCGGGGTTTTTTAAATCTGTATTTCTCATCCATGCACCCATCAGTCTATTTAAATTTCCTGAAGAAGTATCATTATAATTAACAAACGTAGTTCCCTAATTGGTTAGTGCCCCATTTTTATTATAGGTACCTAAATTAGTAACAGATCCATTATTGCTAATAAATTGATATTGTCCCAGAGTGTTATTATATTCAACATTACCACTAATAGCTTTACCAGTAACTGGATCTTTTAAATAATAACCCATTTTACCATTTACATCTGAAGGATTAGAGTAGGTTCCGTATAAAATATTATTACCTATTCCAGAAGCAAATTGTGATAGATTAGTAATATAGTTATATCCTTGCCCCTTTAACATTTTAGTAAACGGATTATTATCTGTTAGTTGTGTGTAGTTTTCTAATTGAGCTTGTCTAGTTCTATTAATATCCTAACGATACTATTCTGGCAAATTAGAGTCATCATAAATATTCCCGTTAAAAGCATATTTATTACCAACGCCTTCAAAAACATTACCAGGAAGAATCCCATTTACTTCTTCTCCAGTACCTTTTTTATATATATGGTATTGACCCTTATCATCAATAGTTCTATCATAATCAGGATTATTCCAAGTAGTATCTACTTTACCTACCTATCCCTAGGTACTTTGAGTAGATTGTTCAACAGGTTTCATTCCTGTAATAAACTAATTTAAATTAGTACCACCTAATGCGGCAAAAGAATTATAATCATTATTATCCAAAGTTCCATTAGCTATATTAGCTCCAAAAGCCTTATACAAGTTAGCTAAATCTTGAGCACTTTTTATATTAGTATTACTCCAATCATATTTATTAAATAATTCATCGTAGTTTATACCATTAATAATATTAGCTAATAAATCACGTCTTTCTTTCTCTGTCCTATTTTTAGAAAAATTATCCCAATCAATTCCATTTCCTCCATACCATTCTCTAGAAATAGCATCAGTAAGGAATGTATTAGCATTATATTTGTCTTTTGGATTCTTATCATTATATGCTTTTAATTCATTGTCATAATTATATGTGGACATAGAATCAAGAGTTTTAGTATAGAACCTATTTAATGCATTAAGGGCATTATTTCTTCCATCATCAGTTTTGGCACTTTTATCAAAAGCTCTCTAGCCTCCAACATTAATGCCTAAGAATTTCTTTCCTTCAGTTTTTCCACTACTATTCCAATTCATAGTATTATGGATACCACTAGTATCCATTTTAGTAAATTGGCCATTTCTAGTACCTTCAATTGCCTGTCCAACAATAGACCTAAACATCTGTGCATCTTCTTCATTCATCTTTTCATCTGCAATAAACTATTCCAAACCTTTGGCTAAATTATTTGCAATGTCTTCTCTTTTATATACCCCAAAACCTTCTCTTTGGAATAGTTTACTATCATCAAGTTTAATTGGCTTTCCGTTTGAATATTTTCTTATTACTTGTGACATATACTATGTATAATAAAAAAGGAGCATATAATAAACTATATGCCCCTTTTTAATCCTTAATAAATTATCTAACTCTTACTAATTTAGCCCCATTTCTTGCAAAAGTTGGTTCTTCTTGAGGAGCCTGTTCTTGAGCAGCACCACCTTGAGCAATTTGCATTAAAGCCTGACATACTGCCATAGCTGCTTCACAATTTTGGGTTTGTACTGCCTATGCAGCTACTTGAAGAATCTGTGCCATTGGATCTTGTCCACCTTGTTCAGGTGCTCCTCCTTCAGGAGCTTGTCCTCCTGCTGGCATTTCTCCGCCTTGTGCAGGAGCTTCTTGTGGCATTGCACCACCTTGTTGAAATTTCTTAATTTTGCTTTCGATTTTCATAAATTAACCTGTTTAACATGTTTAACTACTTAATTTCTACAAATTTAAGTAATATAACCTGAATTACCAAATCAATTTAAGAATTTTAAGAAATTCAACGAGAGTTAGAGTTATTAATTAATAGTATTTGTCACTTATGCATTAATGGCTTTCATTACCACTAAAGTTCCTTCATTCATAGCTCTTCTGATATATCTCATTAAAGTTATGGGTCTGTAAGAATTTTCAAATATAGTTGTACCTACATCGTCCTTATTATTCATATCAATAGGGAATAAAACTTCTTTATCACCTACTCTTACCTTATAATAAAGGACACCTGCAATGGCATGAGAAAATTCTGCAAAATTGGGTGATGTAACAATTTCTTTCAGTGTCATACCAAACAAGATTTAATTGTATCAGCCAATAATTTGCCATCTACATTATCAAGTTTTGCCTTAGCCAATTTGATAGCCTCGCCCATAGACTTTTTCGGGATTTGCGGGCTGATTCGGTCCGAACCAAGCGGAATGCACCATCCTTTTTCTTGACAGATTTCAAAGATTGCCTTATTAATGTCCTCAGCCGTGGCTTCTCGAGGAAGGAAAGACTCAAGCACTAGAATCTCTTTTGATTCACTGTCAGCCAAGTCTTTCCTTCCACCAGCAATATATTGGTCTCTACTATCCAATCTTTGTTTTACCATCTTACGCAGAATAGTAAATTCAGCTGCATCATCTAAAGGTTTAGCGTTTTTTGCAGTTTGATATACTAAGAACTCACTTTTAATGGCTCTTAATACCTTTACTCGATTATTATCCTTATCGAGCATTGCTTGTTTAATAAGATTGTTAATTTGTTCTTTTAGCATAATTCTTTTCAATATTCATAAAGTTCTTATACATCTGTAGTATATCTAAATCAATTATTTCTTTAATGGTATTTAAATGGTTAAATGCCCATTCGTACTTATCAATATCTAGTACAGGAATCCATGAAATAGATTCTACTTCGTCTTTTTCCCCATTACCATTTAATACGGCTTCTTTAGAGATAGAAACATTATCAGAGCCATAAGTTAAAATAGCCAAATACCTATCTGCATTTACCTTCTTAGTAGTTGCAGAAAACATTTCAGTATAAGCTAAGAAATCTTGCAAGATAGCGTCTACTTCAGCATAAGATTTAGCTCCAATCTGGTCTAAGTCAGAATTAGAGATTCCAAGACCGTCAGTAGGAGTTAATGTTATAGAATGTTGAATAGCTATAGCTTTCTTTAAATACTCATCATCTCCAGTGCTAAGAGTTCTATAATAAGTACTAATATAACTAGCTAATCCATACACTTCAGTTTTCCACAAATCCTGTAGTGGGTCGAAATCTCCAATATCTCCATGAATAGTCCAAAATCCTAACTGATATTCAGTTTGATTATCAGTAGACATTACTAAACCATTATGAATAGATGCAAGATTATAGAGATATATCATACGAAGTCTAGCCTGGATATTTCCTCTAGAAATAGGAGTATCATGGTAATCCTCATTATCACAAGTAGTTTCTCTCATAATATTGTATGAATCTATAAGATTTACTACTTTAAAATCGTTACAAAAAGCTTCTCCAGCTAATTTGGATGTATTAAATTCATCATTCTTATTTTTAATAGGAAGACTTCTTCCAATTAAAGGAATACTAGTTTGTTTACTTACCTCATAACAAATAGCAGCAGTAACAGTACTATCTATTCCTCCACTAATACCAAGAATCATAGCTTTTAGATTATTATCCAAAAGATATTTCTTGGTTTCACTTACTAGTGTCCAAAACACTTTCTCATAATCTAATTTATACATGTTTACTTAATTTGTAATTTAATTCATAGATTTGTCTACGTAATTTCTCATTTTTAGCTTCAAGTCCCTTGATATGTTTATTCTTTTCGGCAATATGAGAATCAAACTTTTCTTGGGAAACACAATTTTCGTATTCCTTCTTTAAAGATTCAATTTGATGTTCCAACTCTCCTATATATGCTTCAAGTTTACCAATTTCAACTCTAGCCTTCTTTAAATCCAAGACAGCATACTTTAAAAGTACACTGTCTGGAATCTCAGCATTTAAAGGTTCAGTTCTTTTACACATAATGTAACTTCTTGTTCTTTACCATGATGTTTGCCCATATCATCAGAAAGTTTAACACAATCGTAGATTGGCTTTCCTTCAGACATTTAACATGAGGATAGCTTCATTACAATATTTGCAGGAGGATTACCTGTATCATTAGTAAGATTAGTACCTATACCAAATGAAGCATTTATCCTACCTCTACAATACTCATTAATATCTTTAGCTTTTTCAAAGTCTAAAGCATTACTAAATACTATAGTTTTTGTAGAAGGATCCACGCCTAACATCTTATAACGGGCGATTACTTTCATTACAAACTGATATTCATCACCACTATCTTGACGAATTCCATCAAATAACTTAGCATGTTTTCTACTAAAATTATTGAAAAATACATTAGAAGTATAGGTATCTGTTAAAGCAATTCCCAGATCTCCATCATAGACATTTACCCAGTTTTCAAGTGCCATATAATTGGCATGTTTGTATCCGAACTGGGCGCCGTGGAACATGAACCATTCATGGGGATGTGTTCCCATAGGTTTCATACCATACTTCATTGCCAAATAGCAATTAGAAGTTCCTGTGCAATACTGAGAATTATGAGCTATATAATCTACAACCTGCTTCTGAACATTAAAGTTAAATCTTCGTCTTGTTCCAAACTCGGAGAATTTAATCTTATATTCATTAGACAGTTTGATTTTAGGTATTAACCTATCAATAACCTCATTAATGTCTACAGTATACCCCAGCATTTTATTTCTTAATTCAGAAACTAGAGCTAGAATAGGAACTTCATATAAAGTTGCCTTATACAAATGATCAGTAACTTCAATGTGTAAATTACCTAAAACATCTATACAGGCATTAACTTTATTAGGATCGAACCTAAATGAAGATAACCATTCCCAATACATCTTTGGAATAAATCTACATTTTGACATAAACATAGATTCTTCCAAAGTAAGAGCCAATCGTAACATGTTACAAAGTTCCATCTTGAATTCTCTTACAAATTCATCAGTATACTTTGTTTTATCACGATCTACAAAAGTAAAAGTTCCTATTGCATTAGGAAATAGTTTCATGTAAGCATACGAAGTTGTAAACTTATACAAATCCGTATCAAGAATAGATTTAATTATCATCTTTTATTAAATTTGTTAAACAATTCTTCTAATTTTTTACCCAATTCCTCCAATCCCTTTAAAGCCTCAACTGGATCTTCAACTTGAGGGTTATCATGGTTAAACATCAATACCAACAGTACTATTGTGTTCAAAATTGGAACAAAACAGAGAAAAATAAAAAATGCCCAAATTCTGTGAGGAATTATTCCTAAAGTGTCTTGTGCATGATAGCTAAGAAATACTGATAGTAAACAGAGCGTACAGAAAACATAAATAATGAAAAATACCATTAAAGTAATTTAATTTTATTTTCTGAAATATAAGTATTTAATCTTTCACCACCATCAATAGATGCTACTCCACCTAAATATACTGTAGGATATAGGGGTTGTAGTTGTTTTAATGTTTCCAACACACAAAAATCTCCCGCAACTCCACATACAATGATATTTGCTCTTTTATTGATAAATACGGTATCTGATTTAGAAGATAATTCATAATAGGTACGTTTATCTTTAATTTCAGATATAGCCCCATATTCTTCAATGTTGAAGATAGTTCCCTTCTCTAAAACTTGATAGGGAATATTCTTTTCGGCACACTTAAGATATAAAGACTCATAAATGGAAGCACCCTCAGTATATTGAACACAATGTTCAGGCCATTCTCCACCATTCTCTTTAAAAGATTTATGATTAAGAGGATGCCAATCAACTGTAAATATTACATTATCAATAATTCCAGTTGATAACAATTCTTCGATCTTACAAACCGCTTTAGTTGCTCCCTTAACATATAAGGGAGCATTGGGTAAAACAAAATCGTTTTGACAATCTACAATAATTAGAGTATTCATTTTAAAATTTCATTTTAAGAAAACAATAAATTGCGAAAATTAAAATAAATAAAATAGTTAGCAGGAAAGGAATCCATAATGGTGAGAAAACCCATACCCAACTAATGCTAGCTCCAAACAATTTACAAACTAATAAAACAATAAATAACAGACTAGGAAATCCTATTCCATTTCTAACAATAATTCTATTAGACATCAAGATATAAAGGTTTAAAGGTTTCTGAATAGGTTTCATCTACTAAAGATACATTTACCATTCTCATATCATCTAGGGATTGTAATGTATGTTCCCCACTATGAATATGACCACAGAATGTATATTTTGGATGTTTACGAAGCATCTCATCAGCTAACCAAGGATTACCTGCATCCTCCCTGTCAAACCTTTGGTGAATAACACCAAGCCCACACAATTTGGGTGCATCGTGAGATATAACAATATCACAATACTGGGGCATAGATTCATATGCTTTAATCAATGTCTCTGGTTCATACATATATGCCCAGTTACCAAAGATTTTACAATATGGAGTTCCCCATATACTATATATCTTACCATCCTTACTAATGACGGATGTTTCTTCATTATCTAATAACTCAAGTTTACCATTAGTAGGATTACTCAATATTGAGCTAATCTTTAGAGGTTGCCTATACATATTAGCTAAGGCGAAGTCATGATTACCTCCTACCATGATAACTGATTCACAAGGGAGATTATTAACCCACTCAGCAAATGTAGTCTTTAACCACTTTTCACTCTGAGGAATGTTCCTCTGCATACGCAGTGGCATGATGTCTCCACATATCAATACTACTTCACAAGGTTCTTCTATTTTAGGTAGAATACCATGCAAGTCAGATGTTACACAAATTTTCAAACTTTCTTTGTCTTTAGTGATTGGTCAATTTTGTGGGCAAGTCCATAGACATTCTTAGTCCAGCCATTCATGTGTCCCTTATTGTTGCCTATTAAGCAACCTTTCTCGTTGTCTACTGCATAGACTTTATGAGTTACACATGAACCTCTTACTTTACAGAATACTACATCACCCACTTTACAATCTTCCCATTTAATAGGAGTAACCAAATGCTTCTCATTACTTTTATATAATGGAAGCATTGAGTTACCTGGTTCACTGGTAATGAATGATTCACCAGCTTCTAACCTTTTAATCTTCCTTAGAGTATTCGGGTTCATAACCTAATTCTATGTCCTCTCTATAGTCCTGAGCAGCATCTCTTAAGGCATCTTTGATGGTGCAAATAAGAAACGTTTGTCCATGCATTAGAGTACAGAATCCTTTAATTAGCTCCTCAGCAGTTGCATCATTATAAGGCAACTCCATAGAGAATACTCGTCCGTCAATTTCTAAAGATATTTTAGTCACTTAGTTTATACACTTCGTCAGGAATGGTGTGTTCCTTAACAGATTTCTCTACTTCTTCATCTATTTGGTGCTGAATCTTCTCCTTTACCTTAGTCCAAGAGATTGGAGTATAGTTGTTGTTATCTACACCTACATCATATTGATAGGGGAATAGATGAACTAACCTATCACAATCCAATCCAGAACTAGTCGGACCAGAGTGAACATGACCGAATAACTGCCATACAGCATCAGCATCGTTACGATATGAACCACCATAGCACAGGAATGGGTAATGATTCAAATAGATACTTCTCTTCTCTATCTGGATTTGCATTTGTGGTAACACCCCAACAAACTTATCCATATAACCCTGTCTTAGATTCTTTCTATCATGATTACCTATAATCAAGTAGATTTGTCCATTCAGACGAGGGATGATGCTGTTCCATAGAGCACTTCCACCAAAGGCAAAATCTCCTAAGTGGAAGACTGTACCATCCTCTGGGACTACTCTATTCCAGTTCTCAACTAACTTTTCATTCATTTCCTCAACATCCTTAAATGGTCTATTGCACAATCTTATGATATTAGCATGACCAAAGTGAGTGTCAGAGGTAAAGAAAGTGTTCTTAGCACTAAATTCAAACTTCTGTTCTTTCATTTTTTACAATTATTAATCGTTATCATAATCTAAACCTTTAGTTAGGTAATCAATAGCATCCAATTCACCACGAGTTAGTAGGATTACCTTATCATTTATAGTAATATCCCAACCTTCACCATTAGTCCATTCAGTAACTTCAATAAAGTCATCCTTCTTAGCTAAATGGTCATACTTGCGTAAATTATCATTTACTGATTTTCTATTAGCACGTTCCATATTCCGTCTCCTTATAAAATTCTATTTGATAGTTATACTGCTGCTTCAACGCCTGATTGATGTCAGTAAATACACTACTAGGCATCTTCTTACCAGTCCTAGCATAATATGCTGGATGATATACTTCGATTGTCTTTAAGCTATTCACTATATCATTCTTAAATGACCCAGCCTGGCTGCCAAATAAAACATAAATCATACCTCCATCTTTATAGCTCATGTTGTGAATCAACTTAGATACAAATGGTTTCCATATGTCAAAGTGTGCTCCAACTCTGCCTACCTCACAAGTAAGGGCTGTATTAATCATTAATATTCCCTGCTCAGCCCAAGACTCTAACGTATTGTCAAACTCTATAAGGTTATGGGGAATTTCATAATTAATAGCCGCCTCTTTAACTACTTTAAGTGAAGGAGATAGACACTCCTCAGAAGTATCCTCTGAATTACCAAACAGTATTCCAGTAGCTACTCCTCTTTGAGGGTAAGGGTCTTGCCCAAGAAAGACCACCTTGCAGTCTTTAAATGAGCAAGCCCTAAATGCTCTAAAGATGTTCTTAGGAGAAGGACATAGGTCAGCTGAATTGACCTTATTAACCCAAGTTACCACTTTACGTAGTTCCTCTTTGTCAATAACATCAACCCAGTCACCAAAGTATTCATTTGCGGTCATATTCTATAGTACCTATATCCATGAGGATTAGAAAGTATTTTGTACCATTCCATAGGAATAACTTCTACACTTTTCCATTCCCTAATATAAATTTGAGGTGGGAGTGAATTATCCATAGGGTCTACGTACTCTACTAACACTCTTACTATCATTTTATATAGCCCCTCTTAATAAATTCTTCATGCAGTGGTTGTGCCAACTCTCTTGCTTGAGGGTGAGCATCCTTAGCATCTCTCAACTTGAAGAACCCTTCCCATTGTTTAATAGTGCCAGTCATAATTAACTCGGTCTTTAAGCTGTTAGGAAGTATAGCTCTAGCCTGTTGAGCAATCATGCCATTCTCTAAACTACTAAAGTAACTCTTCTCAGCGAAGAGCATAGCATATAACCAGTTTGTTTCAGCACAGGAGGAATCTAACCCAGCTTGCCAGTCCAAGGTGTGGTAATCTGAGTAATCATCATTCATATACTTGTCAAACCATGTAGGAATAATAAATGTACATTCCTTACCAAACTTATCCTTAGAATAATTACAATAGCGGGTACTTTCCTGTGCAAAGGAGAATACTCTATGCCTTACAAATTCATGACTAACTCCTCTATCACATACAAACTTAACAGTAACACGTTTAACGTGATGCTCTGAAGGCTCACATTGATATTTAAGGTCATCAAGCCAATCGTTTTGAAGTAGTACTCTATAGTTAGTGGTTATGTAGGCATATGTATGTCCATCGAACTTCTCTTTATATTCTGGAGTCTCATATCCATGTAGGGGTTCATTACCAACAGTCACTACAGAATACTTATTGAAATGATATTTATTGGGAAGGTTCATAGAACCATGCTCGATAATATCATACTTCAAATATACTGTACCATGTTCAACCATCGCAGTATGACCACGATTTACAAGCATATTGACAAATTTCTCTGCACTATCTTCTGTTATTTTGTCTTCTGACTTATAACAAGTTCTACCACATCTTTCTATATGTTGTAACAGCCCATCTACTCCAGGCTTTTGTTCAATTATTTCAAATGACGGTTTAATCAGCCTCATCAATCACTCTTTCATAAGTTTTCTCAAATATATCTGGCTTGCAAGGATAGAACTCCCCATTCACTCCTTTAATGATATAATCTCCAACAGAGGCTTTCATTATACCTTCAAGAGTCTCAATCTTCAAATAAGGATTATCCTTATCTTCGTAGTTTACTCTTATAGTATCACCTCCCATAAACTCATGAATTTCTATAATACGGTCTGAATTATCTTCAAACTGTATAGCTTCAATGATAACTGGTTTCTTCCTATACTTCATCCTTTTACTAATGAATCCCTCCAATCATCCCAAGCTTTAGCTTCAGCATATGACTTCTGAATAGCTTTCCAGGATGTCTTAGAGAGTGTAGAGTTATAATAAGTAGTATCTTGTGTTACTTCTTCACCTAACCACTGAGGTTTATCAAATTGGGTATCCTCGGTTGGTAATTCTATCTCTGCAATTATTAAGCCTTCATCTTCTCCATGAAACTCGTCTACTTCCCATTTCAACATACCAGATGTTGCTGGAATGATATAACGAGTTTTATGAATAATCCTACCACAGGTTCTTTTAAGTAATTCTTCTGCATCCTTCTTAGGAATAGGAATTTCATACTCCAACCTTGACAGTCTTTCATTAGATTTGACTATAATCCATGCTTTCTCATCTCTTATGGATACTCTAGCTTCTCCTTTACTTGTAGTCCCTATGTATCCTTGCTGTATATTCATAATTCTAACAGCCTGCTCCATGAACAAGCTGTTAGAAACTAAGAACTTCCTTTCTATTTCAGTGTGCATATTAATGAATCCAGTGTGGTCCAACCTCTACATCAGCACCTAAATGTGCTCTAGTACAGAATGGTTCGCCAGCATTAACCATACATTTAACTAAAATATCTGCAACTTCTTGTGCAATCTCTTCTGGAGCTTCAAGGTTTATTTCATCATGAACTGGAATACAATACTTAACTGTGAATAATAAATTATTCTTTAATAGCCAGTTAAACAACTTTATAGATGCAAGTTTAAAGCATAATGCCCCAGCTGCCTGAATCGGATAATTGATTGACTGCTTTTCAGACTCTGCTTTTCTTCTTGCAAATCGACTTACAGCTTGTACTGTATCACATCCTGGAGCATCACGCTTCATTTCACGATAATATTCCCAAAACTCAGGGTCATTTTGTTTTTCCATTTGTCTCTTTAACTCATCATAATCATAAATATATGCTTTATGACCAGTAAGAGGACTAAGTAGAATATAACCCTTACGCATTACATCAATTCTTCTAAAATCTTGATATCTCTTTAAACCAGAGAAACCTGACATATAATTATCATATATTTCTTTAGCTCGCTTAGCATCAAGACCATAGTTTCTTATCAATGTACTATCTTGACCTCCATAATTGAAACAGAATTCATATCCCTTAGCTTCTTGTCTAAGGTCTTTGAAATTCTTCTTAATATCTTTTAATGGCATATCTCTAGGTATCTGTAAGAATACCATCTTAGCTGTTAGACTATGCAAGTCACCACTACCATGAGTAAGTTCATCTAACATAGCTTTATCATTAGCTATAGATGCCATGAGGTACGATTCCTGTCCCGAGTAGTCAGCAGAAATCCATTTATTGCCTTTTTCTGCAATAAAACATGATCTAGTTAAAGCATCATGAGGTAGATTTTGCAAATTAGGTTCAGTTGAACTAAGTCTGCCTGTATCAGTTCCTAACTGATTAAAATTGGCATGAATTCTTCCAGTAATAGGATTTATTAAACCTAAGAACTTTTGACCAAATGTATTAACAATAATAGCTGCTTTCTTAAATTTAATATAAATGGGTATTAAAGGACTTTTATTAGCTTGAGGTTCTACAACTTTAATATCCGCAGACTTTTTATAATGTTTAGTCTTTTTGTCTAGAACTTTTAAATCTAATCCTAAATCTTCAAATAAAGGGATTACTTGTTGCGAACTAGACCAATTTATATGACATCTAGGCTTGGTATCAAAACCATTAAACAAGTCACCTTGCATATTAACAGTACAATACTTATCGGCAAACGGACTATTCTCAACCCATTCATTTAACTCGGCCTCATACATTTCCAAGTTATTTAAATCAGAAGTCATTTTTACTTTCCATTTATCAATATCAAGTTTTGCACCACAATATTCTATATAAGCTAGACATTTTACAAATTGATTTTCAAAATCAATGGCTTTTAATAATCCTTTCTCCTCTAGTTCAATAAGTTGTTTATCCCTAATTTTACCTAGATAAGATACGTCACCAGCAGCATACATAATAACATCTTCAGTAAGACCTGTCTGGATAATTTTACCTCGAACGGACTTATCCATATCTACACCTAGATAATTTATACTTGCTGCTTTCAAACTCATTTCATGCATACCAGCAGGATAACCTAACCATAAAAGTTTTTCTGCTAAATATCCATCGTAAACTTTTCTAGGAATAATTCTTTGATGGTATAGAAATTTCAAGTCAAACTTGATATTCCATCCCAAGAACATTCTTTGAGGATTTTCGATATAATCTTTAAATAGATGTATATCTACAGATGTACAATCTATAACAACTTGAAAATCAGCACAGCCTAACTGAACAGTTAATAGTTCTTTAGTATATGGATCTAATCCCATAGTTTCAGTATCAAGTTCTACTATATCAAGAGGTTCTAATAATTCAAGAGCTTCTATATAATCAATAACTTTATACCTTTCAGATTTCCATAATGATTGCTGTTTAGTAACTAAATATACCATTAATAAATAGACACATCACTAGTTACTATACTAATATCTCCAAGTTGTGATAATGCTGATAATAATCTTTCTTTAATAGTTTGTTGTGCATCCTCTGTATCTAAATCTCCATTATATTCCCAATAGGCAATACCTTTAACTTCTAAGTCAAACTTAAAAGCTTTTTCTTTTATATTAAATGGAGCATCTGGATCAAATTCTGCACCTAAAGGTAAATTACTCATTGTGTTTAGTTTTATTTATAAATAACGAGTAATCTTTAACAGCACCTATTTCTAGGTCTTATATTTTCGCATAATATAGTAATGTTGGATTATCCTTTTGAATATCAATAGGATCCAAATTTTCTATAGCCAATTTTTGGTTAAATTGGTTAACATCAAACCCAATGGTTATTAAATGATATCCATTTAAAGTAGGAATTATATATTTAACCTTATTTTCCTCTGCACCTCTACAACTATTAATTATGTTACTAATTTTATAAAAGTACTTACTGTCTTTTGAATCAATATCAACAACCCACAATGGTTTATAGCCTCTTGCTCTAGTACTTCCACAAGCACTATCATATACTCTATATCCTTGGTATGCATTACCTTCAGATATAAGTTGAGCATACTGCTGTATGGCGGATAAGGCCACTTCTTCAGCATTTCTCCTATTTACATTTATATATGCTCTGGCATTATTTTTAAGGCATAATTCCTTAATTTTGTCTTCCTTCTTACGAAGTTGTTCAATACTATAAATGTAATAGGTCTTAATAGTTCTATAACCATTGTTCCCTGTATCAGTTACATTACCATCTTTCTTTCTCTGAATGATTTGTAAGAAATAGAACTCATCCTTCTTGTTAAACTCCAACATTTCACAAATTCTGTCGAAGTTATCTACTTCAGTTATACTACTTCTACATTCATCACACAAATCATACCCAGAACTAGTTTCTTTATACTCTGAGTATACAATACCATTCTTAATAATGGTGCTGCATCCATCACAGACTACAGCACCATTGCCATTATTAATCTTATACATTAATTTCCATTTTGATATAAAAGTTCCCCTGTGTTGCTGAATATTTCAACAGTAGAGCAATTACCATTCTCTTCAGGAGTTAGTGTTTCGTAATCATCTAGCCCCTCAACATCATACTCTTCAACATCTCCATCTATAATCTTTTTTACTGCATCTTCTATTGTTTCAGCTTCTACTTCAAAATATAATCTATCCCAAGAAGTATATTTTATGTCCTTATAAAGTTTAAATAAGCTCACGATATATTTTATATTTAGGTTTCCATGGTTCTCCAATCTTACCTACGTTGCAACCTAATCCCAACCATTTAATATTAGGGAAATAGCTAAATATATATGCAAACAAACTAGCATTTACATTAGGAACTTCAAAGTCATTCCAATATAGGATAACGTATTCATCATCCTCTGTTTTCATATAATATCCTCTTACAGTATGTACATAAGGATAACCTATGACACTAAACCATTCAGCATGAGATAAATTTGCATATTTACCAGTTGCAACTTTTATGTTCAAGTTATCATCTAAATACAAAGATTGTCTAATAGTATGAAATTCTTGTTCTGTCATAGTCCTGTTTGAGTAGTATAAAAGTTAATGTTTCCCTTACCAATAATATGAGCATCCCCATCATTGTCAATATGGTAATTTATCTCTCCATCAAAACCTTTGATTAATGTAACACACCAATCATGCTTTTCCATCCATTTATTGAAATCTGGATTATACTTTAAGACTTCATCAAGAAGGAATACAGCTACCATTCCAGCATCCGCACAAAATATTCCCAATTTCTTCATATCCATAGTAGCATCTGCCCATTTATCCCCATAGATTTTACTTTGTATAGAATCTCTTCCATACTTCTCTTCAGCTTCCCAAGCTTCTTTACAAAGTTTATTGAGTTCTTCTATTTGCTCTTCTACATCTTTACGAGGGGTAGACCATGTAGTACAACCCCAATCGCCATAGATAGTAGACTCGGAAATATAGTTTGTAAGCCCTAGTACATCCATACATTCACCATAACCGCATTTCTTCCAATCATCATATTTAGATTCTTCTGCCCAATATTTACTACATGCTGCTTTATAAGCAAGTTCTTCTGGAGTAGAATATTCTGAATATGGTTTACTATAAATAGTGTTTGGAAGATTAAAATCCTTTGGTTCTGGATGCTTCATAGGATTTCTTCTCATAATATAACAAGGGTCTGTAATTATAATATCACCAGTAGCTTTCATTCTTTATCAAAAATAATAGGTTCAACTCTTAAATCTGTTATATAAAATTTATCATCTTCACCTTGTATAAAATACCCTTGAGCTAAAACAGTTTCTCCACTTAGAGTATGAATATAAACTTCTCTATCAGAACTATACTGCTTAAGAATTTCAATCAGCTGTCCTACTAGCATACTCTAAATCTCTTTGATAAATTACTGATAGAGGAGATACTCCTGCTTCAAGAGTTTCTATAATCTTAAATCCGTTTTCTTTTGTAATTAATGAATCTTTTTCTGATACACAACCTGTATATTTTGAACCATAATCTCCTTCTACTTCTTTAGTTGCAGGATTTATATCACCCCAATCTGCGGGTCTACCATTACCTATAGGTTCTACATAATAAGTCTTACCAGTAACTAGAGATTTAACTATAAATCTACCAGTTTCATCAGTGTTTGTTAGAAATCGTTCAGTTATATTACCCATATTAATAATCAGAATTTTGAGGTTGTAATACTAATAATCCTTTATCTCTAAACATTTGGACACAAGCATTATTATCTTCAAAAACCATAATTACATCGTAATAAGGTTCGATTTTTTCTACGTATGTTTTTTCTTTAAAAGCTGCTGTTTTAGAATAATCTCCAGGCTTTCTCATAAATAGCTTATCAGGGTAAAACCAATTTGTTTCTAGCCATGCTAAAGTAGTAGCACGTACATCTTTGGTATCATTACGTCCAGTCAAAATCAATAATTGCATCTCGTAATTTTCAAGATATGTTCTAAGCATATTTATAATATCTGTATAAGGTGCATCAGTCATCATACCATCTGCTGCACCCTCGCCATACCAAGGTCTACCTGTTACATTTTCACAGATAGTTCCATCCATATCAACAATTATCGCTTTCTTCTTCTTCATAAAAATTCCTATATCGTTTATAGGTAGCAATAATTACTCCAACCCCAATAGGATTTTCTCTTTTTTTATCTCTTTCAATGCAAACTTCTAATGGAGTTTTAAAATCTTTAAATTCTAGGATGTATTCTTGTAGAGTTTTTAAACATTCTGGGTGCCCTATCCAAGAATTATGTTCTTTTATTACTTCCTTAAAGAAATCTACCTCTTTAGGATTAAGATTCATATTATCAATAACAATATCGTAATTATGAATCATAGTATATTTTAAGAATTGCTTTTTTATATCGGTTACTAAGAGTTCTCTTTTAGGAACCCAATATTTACCAAGCATATTACGAATATCGTCATTGTTAAATCTTACTCTATGTTCTGGATCTTCTTCAGCCCATTGTCTAGCCCAAGTACTTTTCCCTGAACCCTGTATGCCTCTAGTTAAGATTATTTTCCTCACATTGTCCATAAACCATTCCAGTATATTCTTCCCACTCTTCATCATCTCCATTAAATTCTTCTATACTGTAGCCATAATAATTTGACTCGTCTACTTCTTCATATAGCCTATCCCAATCTGCTTCAGACATTTCGTCTGGGTCATAACCTTCTTCTTTAGCAACTTCTTCCCATAAGTCATAGGATTCAAAGTTATCATAAGCTAATTCTTCGGCTAAATCATATAAATCTTCTTCATTATTTGCAATTGCACGGAATGTATTATCCATTCCACACCAATTAGTAGAAACGTGTATTAGAAACCTCATCGTCTTTTAGTTTAGTGACTTTAATGTCTGGTACCATCATATACCCATTTATCTCATCGGAAATGTAATCTGATATAAACAAAACATCAATTATTTCGTCTGTAGGTACCTCGTCTAAGGTACTAGCAGGAGACGAATCGGAGTCGTCCCTGAACTCATTTATTAGTTCAAGTAACTCCGAATCATCTACCTCCATTATATATTCAAGTTTGAATTTCATTTCTTATACTTGAGTTTCAATGTCTACTTCACCCTTATCAAGGGGTTTAGATTCCCCAAACTGAAACTTAATACATTTAAGTTTATAAGCCTCAGATAGGCTGTTTTCAATCTTGATAACAAGTCCTTCATGAGGAACTTTGTTATTACAAGTTGGAGATTCACACTCCATGAAGAATCTCTTATCGCTTGCAAGTCTTTGTAAGAAGTTTTCATTCCAATGTTCTGAAACATTTAAATCAGGATACAAATCCTTAGCATAACCATAATAATATTCTTCTACAGGCTTTAAGCCTTCTTTATTGCACCACTGTTGTACTTGTCGAGCACTAAATTCAAATACTCTACCATCAGGATTAGTATAGGTCAAACGATAAATTTGGATTCCAAAGTTTTGACCATACTTATACTCTTCTAGCTTTCTAGGAGGTTCAAAGCCATAATCAAATGCTTTTCCTCCCAATTTCTGGATTGCACCACCATTAGGTAAATAACCTACAATTTCATAATAGGCTGTCATACCCTTCTGTAAATGAGGTCTGATTACATCATCGGCATATTTCCATATGTCAACTCCATAGAAGCCACCATTTACAGTTGTATTGTAGTAAGGATTCTTTACTACTGAACGTGAAGACCATAGATAATCATAATCCTGAGTCAGTGTCTCAGTATGGTTAGAACCCAATCTTAAGAATTTCAAGACAGGATTCATTATATGATTGTTAATCCATGTAGATACCTTAGTAGCTTTGCATATATCCTTAGCACATAATACATAGGCAGAAATACCAGAAGTACCATGAACTTTTGCAGTAATACTAATAATATCATTAGGATGAATAACATCAGGACACTTCTTTATTAAAGTAGTATCATAATGGAACCTAAATTGGGTATCAATTACTTTATTAACACCCTTTTGTTTCTTAGTTATTTTACCTCCTTCTTTAGGTTGTCCAGGAGTTAAAGTAATTTTAGGAACATACTTCCTACACACAATTATTCCGTCTACTGAATCAAATTCAATTCCAGGAGTAAGTTTATTTATTACTTCCTGTGATTTACCAATATAAGTAAGCCAAGTATATAATGATGTGATAGGAATAATAAAGCCTTCAGAAGGATAACCTTGTAGCTTAATAATTTTAACTCTACAGTTATCTTCAAAGAACCCAGCTTCATTTTTATTTTGGTTCTTTTCTTTATCCCTAAATAAATTATTAGCAGCTAAGAATTGATTATCAATAGCACATTCTATTGGAAAATAGACATATGTACCAGGATTTGTATCAATACTTACTGCAATTGAATAGCCATCAACAGCACAACATTTTAATCTCTCACACTTAGGATTAGGATGCTTTATAAAATCCTTAATCTCAATAATCTTAGCAGCATAATTTCTGTTAAATTTAGGTGATTGAGTTAATTGCATTATAGCAAATTTAGAAAACTAATACATGTGCAATCTTTGTATTAAGTAATCTCGAGAAACTTAGTCCTCAAAAACTTTCCAGTCGTCCTTCAATATTGCATCCCAATAGATTTTTATTTCTTCTCTTCTACCTTTAGGATATTGAGATTTGGGAATACAAAAGACTTTATCGTCCTCTATAAAAAGAATATTACCTCTGGAATTGGTAATTTTCTTACCACATTTCATAAGAGTATATGCCTCTCCGAAGCTGAGTAGTTTTTCTTTCATTTCGATTTAAATTAACGTTTATTTTTGAGTTCTAAGTATTCATATAATTCATCAGTAGTTCTTATTATTTCGATTTGTTCACCTTCATCATTAATTTCATAGGCTTTCAATTCTGGATTTTTAGATTTCTCATAAATCCACCATTGTACCCACTTTAACCCCTCCAAACCATAAGAATCCATAACTACTGAGTCAATGAAATTATATATTTCATCAATTGTGGGATTTTCGGTAATAATTATACCAAGTTGCCCTAATTTCTCTAAATAGTTTTCTATATTAGATACTAAATTTAACAATTTAAGAAATGTTACTCTACTCATCCAGTAACTTCTTTAATTGTTCAGTAATCCTATTGTATTCATCCCTAAATGCGCCTACGTCTAATAAAGTTTCTTTAATGACCATAGTACTATTGTCAGGTTTAAAATACTTTAGTATTGCTTTAATAACATCATCTTCATCACGAATCAATGTTTCTTCTTTATAAGCTACATCAGATTCATCACGATAGTTAAAAAAGAGGGAATTGAATATCCCCTCTTTTCTAAAAGCCACAATATAATTCATTTCCTAGTCAATTCGAATTCTCGCATAAAGTTAGCGAATGTTTGTGCTAATGCTTCATCTGTTTCATTATTCCAATAATAGTTAAATGCATGAAATAGTTCATGCCAGAAAGAGTTTTTAATTTGTTCACTGGTTAGTGGTATAACATCACCTCTTTCTAATTTAACTTTCATGGCAACTTTAATAACCAACTCTGCATCAGAATGGTACCCATAAATGGTATCACCATTATCATCTTCTACGAATTCATCTAACTGAATAGTATAGAGATGATTAGCGATTCTACAAGTATGAGGAATATTGTACAATTCGTAAAAGTCACATGCTAGAGGCTTCATTCTGCTTCAGATGTTTCCATTCTTCAATAAATTCATCTGGAATCTTTATACTATTCTCACTATCCTCCCAATACACATTACCAGTATTCATTGCATCATTCAAATCTAACTCTACCATAAGCTGTAATTCATCTTCCGTCTCACAATATAGGTAATCTTCTGGGTCAAGAATTAGTTCTGATTCAACATAAGAATCAATAAGCCTTTTAGTCAAACGACATTCATACATTTCACTCATAATCCCTTATACACTTTAATACTGGCTGCAATGGCACACCTTCATCACTTAAATAAAAGTACTTAACAGTAGCCATTTTACCAATAATTTCACCCATCCTATCTAGGTATTCATACTTAAGCTCTCTTGGACCCATCGGTTTAGCTTCGAATCTAGCACCTAATTCTGTTTGGCATACAAATACCATATCCTCAGGTCTTAGTCCTTCTTCATAACCAACGATTTCAAACTCAGCGTCCTTATACATTTTGACTTTAATCATAGCATTAGTTCTACCTCCAAAGTTATATACTTTAGATGGATCTCTAATAACTACACCCTCAAAGCCTTCACTAACATATTTATCATGTAGCTTTTGTATATTTGTCCAGCCCACAACTTTCTCTTGTGGAACCATTTGGAACCTTAGTTCTCCTTCTTCCCATTCCTTATTAGGATTGAAGCCTAGAGATAACTCAGATTCAATATCATGGAGAATCTCTAACCTTTCTTCAAATGTCTTAGTACTATCCATTACATCATAGATGTAATATTCAAGCCAATCCATTCCAGAAGTAGTTTTCTCCAATCTGGCAGCACCACTAATTTGCTGTAATGATTTGCCATGTTTGTACAATTCTCCATCTAATACAATGTCAGGATGATTTTCAAAGAATTGTATTAATTTTGGATTATTACGCATAAATGTAGTTGAGTAATCATAATGCTCTCCACCTCTAGATGCAGTTCTTACTTCCCCATCCTTATAATAGAAAGAACATCTTACTCCATCAATTTTTCTTGATGCATACCAATATTTAAGTTTATCAAATACTGATGTAGCTACTTTATCCGCTTGTTTTGCCAACATATGTTTCTTGAATCCATTAGAATCAGAAACACCCTCACCCATCTGTTCTTCTACAAATGCCTGAACAGACGGACTATCTTTAAGGTCGATGTTGGAAGGAAGTAATTTATAACCTTTATCTTGATATTTCTTCAAATGGGAATTATATTCTAGCTTTACTTGCTCAGAAACAGTTCTTTTAGCTTTACCAGTAAATATCCAAATTTCTGGTTGAACTGTTACTTTACCGCCATATTGGGAGGTTTTACGTCTAATGACGTAACCCCTCCTATTATCATCCCATTCATAGTCAATCTCAACAACTCTGATTTTGCCTTTATTGTCTTTACTGACTAAAATATCCATTATTTTATTCCTGTACTTCCAAATCCACCATTTCTATCTGTTTCGTTAAGTGAACGTACTTCTTCCCATTCACAGGTGTCTTCCCAACCAAATACTAATTGAGCAATACGTTCCCCATCCTCAATCCAGACAGCTTCGTAACCATGATTAATAAGGATAACACCTACTTCATCACGATAATCGGAATCAACAGTTCCAGGAGTGTTTAGTACAGTAATTCCCTTCTTTAAAGACAAACCACTTCTAGGTCTTACTTGACATTCTGCTCTATAGCCATCCATAGGTTCAGGCAAAGCAATTCTTAAACCAGTAGGAATAAGTGCTCTAGCACCTGGGTCTAGTCTGAGCATAGTCTTAGCATGTCCTTCTCCTTTAAAGACTATTTCGCAATCTCCAAATGCTTTAATAGGTTTATCTGGTGTAACTCTACTAAAGTCTGCCCTTACATCCATACCAGCAGACTGAGAAGTTTCATACTTAGGAAGTTCGTTTTCTGAGATATTAATTACTTGTACTTTCATTTTTTAATTCTTCAAGAATTGGACGATAATCAATCTCTGTAAATTCAAACTTATATCTTGAATTCATGGTAGTAAACTCACCCTCATCCCAAAAGATGTTTCTAATAGTAGTAGTTTTATACCATTGTTCAACTCCTGCAATGTAAAGGCCCACACCTTCACCAAAAGCAGCAGTTATTCCTTCTTCAGAGTCACCTTCAGCTAGATAGCCTCCATTAGAGGATATTTTAGTAATCTTTATATAGCCCACCTTAGAATCTTTAATAGCTTGATGTAGTTCACAATTACCTCCAGCTTTTATAAAATCCTTAAGGTGCATATTTCTATATTTAAGCATTACTTGAATATAGATATCATTCCACATTACGGTTTCACTAAATGTCATTTCAAATACTTTACAATATTATCAAATGTACAATCTCCAGTCTCAGAATAAAATGCCTTTACCAGCTCTTTATTGTTATCATAAACAGCTACAAAAGGTAATAATCTGGCCCCACAAGATGCCTTAATTGTAATAGCTTTCTTTTTATCTTTATAATGAGATTCATCATAAGTTTCTACTTGAATTTTGGGAAAATGTTCCCATAAATAAGCAGTAATTCTATTTTGCAACGGTTGGCAATCCTCATTATAGATTATTTTGATAGTCATAAAAGCAATTATTTTATACTAATATATAAGCATCTGTTTTAGTACGAGATAAAGACACATATTGCATCTGTCTAATCTCATTGATATCTTTACAGGTAAGAACATTTGCCATATCAACAAACACAGTTTTTAATGAACTACCTTGTATTTTATGAATAGTAGAAGCATAACCATAATCAAAAGTTTTCTTTTTAATTACTCTATTATCCCACATAAGATCTCTAGGAGTAGCAAAACTTTTAACTATAGAAAAATATTTCTTCCAATGCATATTGGAAAGTGTCTTCTTACCTTTTAATTTAGCTTCTATTGCAGATATTCTAACATCTTCTATTCTAGAAGCTAAACCATTTATATCGCTTTTGCTTATGTCTTTATCCAATATAAAAACATTCATCAATTCCTTATAAACTGTATCAAACAATTCCAATTCATATCCAGGAAGTTTTGTATAGTGTGGTATATGCTTTTCTACTTTTTTAGGCTTACTGGTTACTATATAATCCAATGAATTATAAAATTGCTGTTTATTAAATTCAAAGTTCTCATAACCTGTAAGAAATTCAAACTGATTGTATTCGTTTTCTATTTTATCACCCCATAGCATTCGTCGCATACATTGATTAAAACCATTAACTCTGGCATTAGTATATGCTATAATTTTTACAGCATTAATGTCTTGATTTTCTATTGCCTTTTTAAAGAACTCTGTACTTTTTAGCATAAAGTCCTTAGCTTGGTCATAAACAATTAAAGACCCTTCAGGAGCTTCAATAGGCTGAAATCTCTTCATGGGTCTTTCTCTTAGTTTTGACAATAATGGCAATAATCCATTAGTATCAACTTGTCTATGAATTTGGGTTAATGTAATAATATTGGGACAATTAAATACAAGACTAGTCCCTTTACTACAAACAGGCTGTATTTGAGCCTTATCACCAATGAATAAAAGTTTAGTGCTAAATTCTTTGCACATATCTAAGAGTAACTTATAGATTTCATCATTTATCATAGAAGCTTCGTCTATAATAACTATGCCATTATAAGGTATCTCTCCAAAACCTTTACATTGGAACTTTAAATCTTTATAATCCAATTCAAAAATCTCGATATTTGGGGCTAAAGACAACAATTTATGTACAGTAACAGCATCATATCCTGTTACTTCTTCCATAACCAATTTCGCCTTATGTGTTGGAGCACATAATACAAAATCTACTCCAGTGGAATCAAGAAATTGAATATACTCATTAAGAATAGAGGTTTTACCAGTACCAGCATATCCTTGTAGTACTAATACTGGTTCCTCATCATCAAGGAAATTCTCCATTCTTTCTAAAGCATCCAATTGCTCTTGGGCTAATTGTATCTTTTTCCCAGTAGTTTCCTTTATTTTTTTGGATGCAAAATCCTTAAATGAAAAACTCATTTCCAGAATATATTTGTAATATCTTCTAAACCGTATATTGGATTATCCTTTTCGTCTACTTCCTTACACATTCTAACCTCATAGAGTCTTTGATTAGTTGTAGGACTTTTTAAGCCACCAAGTTCCTCTATATAAGGACCAAGTTTAATAAAATTAAAATTCTTCAATTCTATTTCTTTGGCTAATTCTTGTCTGCCACTATACCACGCAGTCTTTAATTCTGGCTTCATTCTTTTAATTACTGAAGCTAGAAAACTAATATCTTCAGGAGTAGAATCTCCTCCCATAAAGGCAACACAAGTAATTCCTTTATTCTTATCACATAAATGTAATAAGGTAGACATTTTCAAATATTCTCCAATATCTTCTGCCAAGTAAGCACTATGGCAGCCCTTACAATGACAAGGACAGTTTGAGATATTAATGGCAAGTGTAGTTTCATTTGGAATTTCCTGAAATACTACATCTGTGTTTACATATTTTAGCATATGCACAACAAGAATAATATTAATAAGAAAAGCATCTGAAATATCCACTTATCTGGAAATATGTTTCGTATATAGTTTTCAATATCCATGTTTATGAATAATGAAACCAATTTGTCTTGGAAACCATTGAAATTGTATTTTACAGCTAGTCCTACTCCTATTTCTAAGAGTAGGATAACTATAAATATGATTTGGAATATCATCATATATTTTTTAAATAAATTCGTTTACTTGCTTCTATTTTACGTCCTTCACTAAAAGATGTTATAGGTCTTAAATATCCTATAATTCTAGTCCACCATGTAATATTTTTACTTCCACATTTAGGACATTCTCTTAAAGGTCTTTTTGCTATAAAACCACAATCTTTACATTCACTATTGGGAATATTAAATGTAAAGTAACTTGTTCCTTGTTCTATGGCATAATCTATTAAATGAAGATACTGCTTTTTAGAAAGATGTTCTTCTAAATTACAGTGAAGGGCCACTCCGCCATCCATCAAGCCTGCGTAACGCTTTCCTTGTAGTCTAAATCTTTCTAAAACATTAATAGTAGGGTCATCAGGTTTATAAAAATAACTATTATAGCAATTTCTATCCTCAGGAACCCAATATTTATCCTTTTTATCCCAATTATAATTCTTTATTGCTAAAGATTCAGCTGGAACAAACTCTTGATTAAATTTAATTGTCTTAGAACGATGCTTAACATTCTCTTCACTAATAGTAGAAGTAATTAAAGCACAGAATTCTTCATATTCTTTATTATCAGAACATTTAATTCCTAAAAATTCAGCAGCCTCATTAATACCATTAATTCCAATAGTAGAGAATTGCTGATTCAAACTAATATAACCAGCAGTATATGCAGGGAGCATATTATGTTCATAAAGTTCATATAACATATCTTTATAAGCTATATGATATTTATAAACTCTCTCTAATATATTTATAAGATAAAACTTTAAGGAATCATGCTGATTACCTACAGTTGGAATTCCTCCTATAGATTTACACCAGTCTTGAACAATTCTATTAATATTCAAAGTAATAACATTAACAGAACCAGTAGCAACTCCAGTTAATCCATTAGTAAATGAAAATTCATTCTTTTCAATAGAATTTCTAAGTCTACAACAACTAGCAAGTCCATCAGGATTATCAGATATATAAGTAAAGAATGAATGACCTGCAGCATACATTTCTGCAGTTAATTCTTTATATCCTTTATCTATAATATCCTTTCCATCAGAAAGTAATGCCATAGATTCAACTGGAAAAGTTAGCAAAGTTTTCTCTCTTTCTTTATTAAACCAATGAATAAACTTCCTTTGTAAGTAATCTACTCCTTCCCATACTGGCTTAGTTCCATCTGGGAATACAAATTCGTCAAATAGACTATGCCAATAATTACTATCATAATACGATATATTAGTAAATGGAGATTGAAAACTTCTATTACCAGCGGGTTGATTAATAGAATATACTATATTTTGAAAAGCTTGTTCTATAGTTTGAGAAATTGTTTTAGGTTTCATAGAACCACAGTTGTTAATTTCTTGGTCTCTTTCCCAAAAGGTTTCTCCCCATTCTTTAACACAGTAATAATAAAATGCATTAAAAAATTCTCCAAAAGCAACAGCTCCTTTATATTGAGAACTTAATAAAAATACTAAATTATTAAATTGTCCACAAAAACTAATTAAATTAGTAGGAGCAGTACTACCAAGCCCATCTAAATTTGAAGTTCCTTCTCTAAAGAAAGGATACATAGAAACAGCTACACAATAAGGTTTTGGTACAGGACTAGATGCTTCATCATGTGTATAAATAATATGAGAATTTAGGTCCTTTTCATATTGGTCTGCAACTTCAGGAAATAACTTTATAAGACGTTTTTTCATCTTATATCGCTGAATGTCCTTATTTATACTCTTATAAACCTCTGCTTCAATAGTGGCAACATTCTTATTTTGAACATTAGCATTAGCATCTACTTCTGATAGAGTAGCAGTATTACTATTTGATAAAGTACATTTATCTATATAGTCACTCCTTTCTTTTAAAAATCTTAATTCTTTATGTTTATCTCTATAAAGAATAAAAGCCTTTGCAACTTCAAAATACCCACATTCAAATAGTGCTTGCTCGATTTGGTCTTGTAGTTCCTCTACAGTAATGCCTTCTTCTATATATAATTCATCTTTTATATCTGAAAATATCTCTTCATTAAATATTTCATTGCAAGCATTAAATGCTTTTTCAACTACTTTTTTAATTTTGTTCCAATCGAACTCTTGAACAGTATTGTCTCTTTTTATTACTAGCATTGATTAAAAGTCTAAGATTGTTCTTAAAAGTATTGTCTTTTCAAATAAGTTAATCAAATCTTTACCTTTATCTCTAGCATCCGTAATTTGTTGAGTAAATGCATTATATACATCGAACATACTCACCTCTGAAGAATTTTGATAATATTCAGAATCTTCTTTCATAAAGAGAGATTTATAAGCCTGAATAGCATTATCAACAGAGAGTTTCACCTTACCAAATCCACTATCATAGTCATTCATAATAACATTTCTAACCCACTTACCAAGATTGTTCTGTTGGTTAAGGATGCTATTGTTAAACTTAGTTTCATGTAAAGTTATTAACATTTGGCGTGTATCATCTTTTAAATTCAATAGTCTATCTAAAGGTTTGAAATTCAAAGGAGATTCTGGTTCAATTCCTTGACATTCCAAATAATCAGGGTTGAACACACATAGATTAGTGCAAGCCGCATTTAATGCACCATTATAGAATTTAGCTACTGGTTTACGGACATCTAATCCCATAACCATGCCAATCACTTTGTCGTGGTTTGTATAACACATATCATCGGGCATCACTGCCTCAATATAGACTCTATTATAAGTAATATCATCCATATTTATGTCACCTTCTACTGTTCTAGTAATCTGGTCAGGTAATTGCACATGTATTCTAAAATCATCAGTAAATTTTGATAATCTATTCAGGAATGGTTCTACATACCCAGCAGTTGGTAAATAATTCTTTCCCTTAATAATAGTTGCTTTACCTTTTAATAATTCATCAAGTGTTATGTCCATTTATCATTCAGTCTAAACATTGTAGATATATATCTCTCAGTATATTATGTAATTCCACGGTATCAGGCATTTTATAAACCCTAAATGGTATTTTATGCGACAGCATTATACTTTTTAACAATGGGTCTTTCCATGTGTTACTTGCAGATTCCTTAGTTAGTTCAAATGCAGGAAATAAATCCTTAAACAATTCTTCCAAATCAGAGCGCAATACATAAGTATAAAATCGTTCAGAATTTAAGCAAAATACTTTTACTTTCTTATCTCTTTTAGTGTTAAGAGTATCATCATAAAAGTATTTAAGTGCTTGCAGTAATTGCTTTCTAAACTGCAATTCTGTGCATGGGACTTTCCTTTTAACTTCTTGATAGCCAAAGAATATTTGCCCAGGATACCTAAATTGCATCCAACCATCACTCCAGCCTTTCTTAACAATTTCTATATTTGTATCTGAAGCTATTAGAGTTTTGTTATTATATATTGTTTCTATTGCAGCTTCCTTCAATAATTCACCCGTATCATCATCAAAGAAATCTTCATAAAAATCAGTACCTTTTAGTGGAATTAGTTTAATATGTAGTCTTGTACGCATCGTTAGATGTTTTAAAATTAGATAGCAGTTACGCCTTTATATAAACATCTTTTCAGTTTAGACAATCTATCAAAAAAATAAGGGACTACCTTATTCACATAAGATAATCCCTTTGATATTTAAAGTTGTAGAAGTCTATTAGGCTTCAACTCCAAAGCAGATGTAAGTTCCTTGTTTAGCACTCTTAGAAGGAGTGTACTTAACTTCAAAAGCTCCAACTTCACCTTCAACTACATCCTTGATGTACTTGCAGAAAATGTCGCCTTTATAATCTTTCTTTGTATACAATTCCTTAGCTACTTCCTTAGCTTTGTTCTTAGTTTCGAAGTTAGTGAAAAGAATTTCGCCAGTTGCAGGATTAATACCCTGATAACCAGTTTTATACTTTCTCTTACCCTTTTCGTTCTTAATATCCTTTACAGTGTAAGGACGTTCACGAGTATCGGCAGAACCTGCTTCGAATGTAATAGAACAACCAATACCAGCAGCATATTTAGTATGCTTAGCTAGATATTCAGCACAGAACTCTTTCAAAGCCTTTTCTGAAATTGGCTTACCTGCTGTTTTCCATGCCTGAGTTGCATCACGAATAACTTGGAAAGGTGCTTGATCAATTGCTTCTTGTTTTGTAAAACCTTTTACTTCTACTGTCTTAAAATTTGTTGCTGTCATAATTCAAAAATAGTTTAAACATTATTTCATACGTCTTTATCTCTTTGTTTCTGTATTACAAAGATACTACTTATTTTTTAATTACACAAGTAGTTCTCGTATTAAATAATCTAAAAATTTGAATTATTATCTGTCTATTTCTCTATCGAAATGTGATACAAAGATAGTATATTTTGCCCACCTATACAACTCATTTAGTCATTAAATTTTGTTAAATTAGTCAGAAATAATTGAGCGAACAATAGGATTTTTCAAAACCTCATTTAAGGTATCTATACTTTCTTCATAAAACAAATCTTTCCCATCACGGGAAGTTATATCTATATTTTGCAAGATTTGTTGGAATCTCCAATCAGGATAAGTTGCTACTAGGTCACCTAATATTTCAACTATCTTCAAATTGGCGTCATATCTACTAAATATTTTTTCGGCAATATTCATATAGTTAAAAAGGTAACCAAGTTTTCAGAATTTCCTTAATCTTGCCAACCATTGCTTTGGAGGTTTTCAAATCAAAGGTTAGGAACTCATTGCTATGTTTCATCATATCTGTACAGACAATAGATAAACCTCTTATGAATTTCATATCATATTGAGATTCCTCTCCATCAATTATTTTCATTATAACTTGATAACAAGTTGCATCAGGATTTTTTATCCTAGCTTGTTTAGTAAGAAAACAAATGAGTGAAATCAAAGCAAATTTATTCCCTATATCACAGTTTAGATTGCCTAAACTGAAATATTCTTGATAGTAATCCTCTAAGTTTTTATAAGATGGTTCCCATGCTTCCATAAGAAACGACTCAATCATGTAATTCTAAATAGGCTACACGTTGCAGCAAATCTTTAAATTCTAAGAACCCATTACGAATTTCGTTATTAGTAACTTTAAATATTCCAGCTCTATAGTCTGGAACTGTACTTACTAACAGCATATTCGCATACAGACTACTTGGCTTAGTATTATACTGCTTCATTACATATAAACGCAACATCCACGAATACATAGCCATTTGTCTATTATAATGATACTTCTTAAATGAATCTTTGAAATCTATTAGTCTGTGTCCAGTAGTTTTCAAGTCATTTAAGGTCACTTCACCTGTTTCTGTATCAATAGTAAAATTATCCAATTTACCTTTCAGTTTTAGGATTGTTTCCTTACCATTATATTCAGCCTTTACTTGTACAAATAAAGCGGCTTCATTCATAGAAACAGGATCTTCAAGAACACCTTTAGGATGTAATAAACCTTGAATTTCCTGATTACTACTAACAGAAGCCAAGCAAAGTTTTAATTTTTCTCTTGATTTGGGGTCTAGGAATATAGGAGTTTTATCTCCTTCATACTCCTTATGCCATTTTTCTCTATCTTCCCAATATGTATCACATGCATAACGCACATTCATAATTTTGGATTCGTCCATCTTACCTTTATAGTAGTTAATTTCATCAGATGCCTTAATAATAGTAGCATCATCAATAAGATGGTTATTAAGATAGGATTTGAATAGTTCGTCAGCCATAGCTCCTAACTTAGCAGTAGGTCTATCGACATTTTCTGCCAATATAAAGGATTCTGGCTGTAGTACTAATTCATGAACGGCACTACCAAATACAAGAGAATCGGAATATTTCTGATGTTTGCCCAAACCTTCCTTATACATCTCTGGGCTTCCATCCTGATCTGGATTTATTAATGCAAGTTTTGAATTGCTAATCCATTCAGACCATTTATCACTGAAATATTCTTCATCATCCATCTCAATTAATTGTATAGTGTCAGGTAATGTTGTTATCTTTATATCCCTATGCATACTTCTTCATAAATAAATATGAATCAATTATTTCATCTTTATTAAGAGAGAATACTTTAAACATTGGAAAATCTTCAGTACGCTCTGTATGAAGTAATAATGTAGGAACTCCAGATTTCTGACACTGTAATACATTAGTGAGAGAATCATCAATAAAGATATCCACTCGACCTTTAATCATATCAGCTTTATTACCATGTTGATAATACATCTGATAAATAGGTCTGTCTGGAAATCCATTACTTAATAGCCATTCTCTGGTCCATCTTTTATTATTTACACGTTTAGTACAATATAATTCAGGCACAAAGTCAGGTCTATTTTTTACTTTTAAATTTAACCAAAAATCTTTATCTTGTTTTAAAATGCGTTGCACATTACGAGTGATGATATGATCTTCTAGCATTTTGGGATTGTGCTCTATATCGAAATACTCACAATATGCTCCCCAAAAATCTGCTAAACAATCATCAATATCTAAACCTATTCTTATTTTCTTCATAAAGTTTCAGAGTACTTTTTGAAACGAAATCTAAAAATACGTCAAACGGTATTTTTACAGTCAATTCTTTGGGTCTTGATATTCTATGGCTAAGTTTCCATAATGGAGCACCATCAAATAAACAAGATGGTTGTTTTCGTAAAGAAACAATATCAGGTGCAATATTTAGGTGTTTGCATATAAAGTTAGTAACCTTTTTACGATTAACTACATACATACCATCAGGAGCACCAAACACAATAATGTCAGCATCTCCTAACCCCCACCCAGCATGTCCATTTACGTTAAGAAGTTCCCACAGAACATACTCACCCCAACCCTTGGTTTTGGCTTTTGTTTCTACTTTTAAATCTACTTGCTTACCCTTTTTCATTCTAGTCCACCAAAAATCAAAATGGCATTCCATATTCTGATATTTAGTAGAAGGAGTTAGCGTAGTATTTGGAAACATAATAAGCCATCTATGAGGAAATATTTTATCTTCAAAGACTTTACCAAAGGCTGTAGCCTCTTCGTGATTCAAAATTCCTCTATATCGTAAATTTCACCTATAAATATATCTGCTTGTTTCTTTAGAATATCAACTAAATCATCCCAATCTGATGGAATATCAATATTCTCATAATCTACTGTAAATGCGTTTATAAATTTCTGTTCAGCATCATCAAAATTTCTCGCACGCACTTTTTCAATCCAGCAACCATCTTCCTCACTATAACATGGAAGTAAGTAAGTTGTCATAATTGGATAACTTGTATTGGTTTTAAGTTAAAAGAACTCGGTGTTATTTGTACCTTATCTTTAGTAAGGATAATATTCTTACTTAAAGATTCAGGCGGATAGAGATATGTCTTAATTTTAGATGTCTTTAAATATTCAACGAAGTGAGCACCAAAAGCAGCATTTTTAATGTCATACTTTTGAATAGTCTCTTCTAAATATTCAAACACACCTGGCTCCATACCTTTAGTACTTCTACCACTAGGCATTAATGGAAGTAATACATGATAGTAAATATTATTACCATACTTGACACAAGCCTCAAAGAAATCATCTACTGACTTCTTATCAGATATAATATGATGAATATTCACATTAGTATCACCCCAATTAAGGAGTTTCTGTATAGCTCTATGAGCTTCAGAGCGTATTTCAGGATTTCCTAAACTAACGGCAACTCCTCCAACATACTCCTTTGTATAAGCTAAGATTTCTCCGCTTTTTACATTATCCCTAGCAAATATCAATCCATTAGTAGTATAATTAGGAACTACTCCTGTATTATATACTGTTTCCAAGAATTGACAAAACTCAGGATGAATGGTAGGCTCACCAGTAGAGCCGATAGCAATTTGAAACGGCTTATTGGTAGTAATGATACCTTCTTTTGGTTTATTTTCCCAGAAGGTACTCATCCATTTCTTCCATGTTTCACAAATGTTAGGATAATTAACCCCTTCTTTATTGGCTGAAACATAACAGAAACTACACATAGCATTACACTTTGTGTTTATACCAACATCATAAAACTCAGCTTCATTAGAAGGTAGTTCTTTAGCAACTCCCTTCCCTAAGCGTATGGTCTTTAAGTTATTCCAAATTGCTCTATAGTTATATTCTGGGAAATTACGCATTTTAATTCCCCAACCAGCCCAATCTTTCATTACTCAAATATTATTTCATAATCATTTTTAAACTTACTTTCCAAAATAGCCTCTAATCCCACTTGTAGGATATTTGACACATTACAATAGTCATAAGGCATGTGAATTTCAATCCAATTGTCTGGATAGTCTTTAAAACACTCCTCATCGTAATATTCATCTTTATGTTCTAAATATATACTAATAGATTCATCAGAATATCCTACTCCTATAGATTCTTTGAAAAATTCGTATATATCATCTAGATGCCTATCACTAAAAATAGTACAGAATAATTCTGAACTACTATTAGTAATGACATCAGATATACTTTGTATTGGGATAATTATTTTAACAGTAGAATACATCACTTTTAAAAATGTTATCAATAGTTGACAATATCTTTGCAGCTTCTTTACATTCTGGAATATTTAGTTTAGGAATAACCTTGATACCTATAATCATAGGTGCCCCTTCCATATATTGTAAACGTTCATCCTGTAAACATTGACGGTACTCTTCAAGTGTTTTTCCAGTTCTTTTTAAGCCTCCGTCATCGTTATAATATTCCTCCGCAATATCATCCCATTTAAATTGTATATCAAACAAGTCGTCACAAGAATATTTAGACTCAGATAGCTTCAATATGGAATTGACAAGATTTTTAATTGTATTTATGCCTTCTTGGTTATATATTACGAATACTTCTGAGCTACTGTTAGTAATAACATCCGAAACCGATTGAATATTAACCATCATATTGTGCACTAAGAGTAAATAAATCATTAATCTTGTTTAGAATGGTAATATCCTCTTTACTACATTCAGATTTTGGAGTTATTACAACATATGAATTAAAATAACTACACCAATCATTATAGTTACTATATGAATCAAGAAATTCATTGAAAGATATTAGTTTATTTTCTCCAACCAATCCTTCTTTCACAAATATGTTATAAACATCTTCATGAGACATTGGACTACTTTCTTCATATATTTTATTTACTTTATCAACAAAAGATTTATCCTTAATATATTCATCCAAATACCCAATATATTTATCGAAGTATTCTTCATACATTTCGCCGTAATCTATTGTTATAGTAAATAAATCATCACACTTTTTATCAGACTGAGCAATCTTTAAAATTGTGTCTATAATTTTTTTAATAGAACTAACAGTATAGTCAGTAGCTTCTTGATAGACTTCCATACTACTGTTAGTTACTATATCATTGAAAGATTGTAAATAAAATTTCATTATTTGTCAGGTTAGTTTTTTCGTATTAATTCATAAAAATAATCAACAGGTATAATTGCAACTGTGCCTGGGCTTACTGAACCCTCACCTGCTGATTTTTTCCAAAGTAATACAAATGGTTTAGATTTATCGGAACACTCTTCCTTAATACTAAAATAAGAAGGCGTGTTGGCGTAATGTTTACATTGGATATTAATTGGCAATTCGCCATTGGTATCAATAATGTCTATTTTATTATTATCTACCCTCTTTGACTCTCCTTTTGCAGTTACACACCCCTCGTAGCCAATTTCTTTTAATTTCTTGACTACTTCATATTCAAAGGCACTCCCTTTAGATTTACTCTTTTTTGCCTGGAAACTTCTTTTAGTATGTTCATCTAACCATTCGAAGGCAGTTCCGTCCTTTCCTTTACATCCCTTTTTATTGCATCTAATTTTAATAGAAGCAATAGAAATACCTGTTGATTCAGATGCTTCTTCTATAGTATTAAAAGTTTCTTCATGGCCATCTTTAAAAATAGCTTTACATGAAGTATTTAATTCTTTAACTTTTCTAGACATTGTTGTATTAATTCTTTAGTTTTTTCGCAACCATACATCTTATAAAAATCAGAAATATCTTTAGCTCCATAACTACGAGGAATCCATACACATTTTACATCAAATGACTTTCTGATTTTATTCATATTATGAATACCAGGTAAATCATTATCATAAAATACAATAATCCTCTTAAATCTACTTTTTAATTTAGAGAACTGACTCTCGGTTAGGAACAGATTTTCAGAAATAGGTGCAATAGCTGTTATTCCTAATGAATATAAACACATCACATCTTTCATACTTTTAGTTATTACAAGTAAGTTACCTTCTTTAGGTAGCTGTTTAGAGCCTTGCAATAAAAATGATCTCCAATTAGATAAAAACTTAAATTCGTTTCTCTTATGGAAAGGAAAATAAATTCTCCATAACTCTGTTTCATTTTCGTTCTTACCTCTGTAATAACCAAATATAGGAGAATTTTTAGTAGCTGATGTAAAGAAATTACCATTAAGAAATATGGTCTTACAGGAGAAGACTCTAAATTTTTTTAGAATCTCCTCTGTAACACCAAATTGCATCCACCAATCCAGTTCCTCTTTAGAGTAATCCTGGATTTCCACCTGTATATTAGCTTCCTTAGATTCTTTAAATTCTGAAGTGCTAATAGTAACAGGTTTGGGATTTTTTTGATATTTAGGACTTTTAATATAACCAAAATCAGTAGCAATTTGTCTTAATGCTCTATAATAAGTAAGATTATACTTATACATAACAACACTAATAAAATTGCCATAGAAAGCCCCACTAAAGTCCTTAAGAACAATATCTCCACTTTTATTCCTATAAAAGGAACAAGTGGGATTATTGTCTGCTCTCAAAGGTGATTTAAACAAACCTTTTTTAACAGATATGCCTAAATAATATTCGAGATATGTTTCTTGAGATGCTCTGTCTAATAAATATTGCTTAGTAATTGTAGGTTCAAATTCAAGTTTCATATTAAATTATATGGTTTGTATTAGAACCACAAAGTTACCAATTATTTATTATACTTCAAAATCCAAGTCTTCGTTACCTGCTTCAACGTCAGCAGTATCATCTGCGTTGTCTTTTACAGCAGTAGGTTTAGCATTTTTCTGTTCATTCATCTTCTTAACTTCATAATCAGAGAATGCAACAGTTTCACCTAACCAGTTGTTAGAAAGATATGCTTCGCCGTCTTTGTTGATATTTACAAAGGTAGGCAATGTAGCATAACCTTTGCTATCACCAACTACTTTCAGCTTAGTCTTCTTGTTAAGAGACTTAGCCAAAGCCTTATTCATAGTTTCTACTAACTTTTCGAAATCATCAGGTAATGTAATACCAGAAACAGCCTTAGAGAACTTCTCCATCATATCAGGAGCCAAGTTGGTCATAACATGAGAAACAGTATACTTAAGTTGTTCCAAAGCAGAAGGAAGTTCCCATTTCTTACCTCCTGTTTCTCCAGTTCTACGTTCATCACCTTTATCACCAGGACAGAAAACCATAGGTTCGAAAATACCTTCATCGCCAGAGAATTTGATTTTCATAGCTTTCCAAGGATTTCCTTCTTTATTTGTACCTTTCATAAGTTCAATACCTTTGAACACTACATCATAGATACCCCAAGCTTTCAGTCTTACTACTGCTGTTCCGTTTACATTATTTAAGTCAAATGTCATTCCTGCCATAATAATATAGAATTAAATTTCAAATGATAAGTCATCAATCTTGTATGCTTCTTCATTATCTAATTCAGTGTCCAATGGTAAATCTTCCACTGGGTTTTCATCTTCTCTAATACTAATATTATCATCTTTTATGGTAGGTTCTTCCTCAGAACGGTCTTTATTGCCTATCATTACAAATAAGCCTTCATGACCTTTCCAAGGAGTTACTGTAAATGTATCACCATACTTAGAAAGTAATTCGTTTGCATTACCTCTACAACTTACAGTCAAACTCTTAGTCAGTTTATTTCCTGACTTAGTTTTCCATGCAGTATCAGTACCTATAATAGGGAACATCATTCCACCTTTCTCTACAGGCTGATATTTAATATCCAACCTATTCTCCCACTCAACTCCCATTAAGGTTGCTGCTGCCTTATTAAGGACGTACTTATTTGTCTCTAAGGTAATCTGAGGTTCAGCAGAATCCTCTGCTTCCTCAGCCTTAGTAGCCTTCTGAACTTTGTCTTTAACTATTTCCTGCTTTAACGGTTTATATTCGTTAGTTTCAGGATCATAGTCAAAGGTTATCATCATTTTTACAATCATTCTTCTCCGTTATTATAATCATCAATTACTCTGATAATCTCTTTTAGGTCATTATCAATGAGTAAATCATCGAACATTCCCATAGGAGTTTTAGCTACACATTCACCATCAGTGTTAGTAAGGAATTTATATTCCATACGACCAGAGTCTCCCTCCTGAACTTTAGTAAAGAATACATAAGTAAACAAACCTTCAAGAGTTACTTTCTCAGCTAATAGTTTACCAATGGTTTTGATAGTATATTTAGGATTGATTGCATCACCAACATTTTCACTATGAGTTAGGAAAATCATTTTACAGTCCTCCCTCATCTGTTCAGCATATCTAAGTACCTCCATAGCATGCTGTGCTAATTCGGTAAATTTAGTAAAGCCTACTTCAGTTGCTCTATCAACAAACTCATAACTCAACATATACTGCCAATCGTCAATAACGACTTGCTTAATGTGAGGCATCTTGAGATTTACAATCTTTAAAATATTTATGATTTTATCATATTTAGAGCTAACATAATAATTACCAACCCATTCAGAACCTTCTTTCTTTATTTCTTTATACTTCTTCTTATAACCTTTAAAAGGTAAAGGTTTACCAGTAGTAGAAATTAAAAAGGTTTCTTCTGGATTTAGGTTTCTTAAACTAGTACTTTTACCAGTACCACTTTCACCAACGATTGCAATTGTTTCTGCTGCCATTAATTACAAAGTCAAAGTCATTTTACTACTAGACATCTCTGTATTATCAATAGCATCTTCTTGTTGTTTGTAATCTAGCAAACTCCAATTAGGAGTTTTATAAATTTCATAATCTGTAATTTCTTCACCTTTAGGAAGTTCCTTATATGTACTACAATCACCATAAAAACCTAAACCTACTGCAATATCGGAAGTACCAAACCTTGTTTTTAGTAATATACATGCAACAAAGTTCTGAGCTAATGCTGTTATATTATACTTTCTATACTTAGTAAGTTTAAATTTAATAGGACTATGCAAGGCCATAACTACCTGACTATCCTCATACATTGCAGCTGAATCCTTAAAGTCGCTAGCATCAGGCTCTTGTAAACCTTGTTTTATTCTCTCCTGACCATTAGCATTTCTATTGAACTGCATAATATGAATAGGAGAAACAATTTTACATTTATTTCTAAAACCAACAGAATAAGCTGAGATTAAGTCCATTTCATCTTTCTTAGATTTACCTGAACTTGCTCTTACTAATGATAAGTGGTCTATTATAATTCCAATAATTTGATGTGGATTATTAGGAATATAAATATCCTCATTAAATGTTCCAAATAATTTTAAATCATTTAAAACATGCTTATAATATTTTTCTGCGGTTAGAGTTCCATCATGGAATATTAGCCTTTTGTCTAGGATATCAAGGAATTCATCACATTGTTTAATCATCTCATATCTAGATGCAGATAACTTCTTTCCCTTACCTCTAGAGAACATTTCCTTATAAGTCATTTGTTCTCCAAAAGTTTCATATATATACATAGATACTAACTTTGCATATATTTGTTCTGGAGTCATTTCAAGATTAAACATGATCCAATAAGGATCCCTATCTACTTCATATTTATTAGATAAATAATCTATTAAAGGCTTAAATACTAAAGTATATAACATGAAAGTAGATTTACCAACACCTGATTGTGCTGCAATTAGATATGAAGTTCCAGGTAAATAACCATCAATATATGTTTCCAATTTAGGTAATCCTAAAGATAATCCTTGATTACTTCCCTTTAGACCTGAGTCTATTAGTTCATAGAACTTAGATTTTACAGACATTTAAATAGAAACAGTTGGATTAAAGCTCATTACACCCTCCCCATCCTTTAATTCTTCAACACTATTCCACATCTTACTTATTACAAAGTCTGCGATATTCATGTTTAGAAGGTTGCAATTATTGTCTTTAGCCCACTTTAATAATTCAAGTATCTCTTCATGTTTAGACTGTTTCCAACCAATTGCTTTCCCATAAGCATAAAAGAATTCTTCTTCTGTAGAGAACTTTTTTGCATAATTCTTTAAAGGGGCTTCTGCACCATTAATAATAGCTACAGAAGGATATTCCATAAAGAACTCTGCACCTAAATCCCCACTGAATTTTCTATAATTATTAAGAAAGTTCTGATTAAATATTACACATTCTGGATCAAATTTCTGACCTTTATCAGGAACTTTATATTGCTTGGTAATAATTCCCTTATTCTGGAGACTAATTAATAAATCCCTTAGGTCAGTTCTAGTTACAGGTATAGTAAAATACTTAACCAGATATTCTTTATGCCCTTCTTCTACACTTGCCAGAAATAATAATTCAATTAATAATGCTTCTTCCGCTGTCAATCTGTACTTTTCCATCATTATTAATTGATTGTCTACTGTTAAACTTAATTTTTCCAATTAAATAAATTGTTAGCCAATAACTAAACAATCTATCAACTGTAAAGTGTTTATTCTGATTTCTCAGCGTTATCAATTACATAGGGTTCAAGGAACTCTTTTAATAACTCTAATCTTCTTCTATTAAATGCCTCTTCATTAATGCGCTTACCATTAAATACTTTAGCATAAGAAAAATAAGTTAGTAAATAGAGTTCTAACATTCTTTCACACGTCATATCTCTGATGTTAAGAATACAAAGATAATAAAAATCTTTTAGATAATAAAATAATCTACTCAAATTTAAGGTTTTCAACAATAGAATCAATATCTAGCTCTTTATTATCATATTTAATAGAAACTATAGCAATACTATGCTTGCTATGCCTTTCTAAGAAATACAATAATCTAACAGCATCAACTTGCACTCTGTTCATTTTAGTACAGAAGGTGTTGTAAAATTCTATCGTAAACATCAGAACCTGAATATCATTTTAGTAGACTTTTTCTTTTTTGGAGTAAAAGGTCTACCTAATAATACATCTAACAGATTATCTTCGCTAATAGGTATAAAGTTGGTAGAAGTAGATTTTCTAAACCATTCTTCCTCAACAGTCCCTTTAAGAACTAGAGTGAACACTTCAGCAACCTTACCTTCTTTTTGTCTAATTACTCTACCTATTCGTTGTTTCTTAGCTGTCTGACTGCTATTAAATCCCAATATAACAGAAACACTAATATCAGGACAATTAAATCCCTCATTAAGTTTCATTACAGTGTTTAACACGCCACCATCCTGTTTTATAAATTCGTCTATGGTCATTCTTCCTTTTTTCTTGGAATCTTTACCAGAATAGACACATCCATACCTAATCTGCTCAGCTGTGCTTATATAGGCACTAAAAGTTATACACTTCTTGTCTTGCCTATGTTCTAAGATTAAGTTGGTTAATTCTACTTTTTTAGGATGGTTATATATATATTTCTTACGAGCCTGAAGAGTTCTGCTGAATCCCATAGCATGTACAAGAATTTGTTTATTTATGTCCTTCCAAGTATCTTGGTTATGGACATCTTTAACTCTTTCTTTAGCTAAGAGTACTCTTGCTTTCCAATCTTTAACACAATTCATCGCTAAGGTGAAGTTATGATCAAAGTATGCAAAGTGTTCATAGAACTCTTGATTGAGCTTTCTGTATACCTCAATATCTTCTGGCTCGATAAGAACCTCATATTCTCTATAATCAGCTAGCCATTTATTCTTTATAGCTTCTTCTATCGTAATTGTATCTACAATAGGACACTTCTTACGAATAATTTCATCTTTACCATCCAATCGCTCAAAGGTTGCAGTTAAACCTAAGATTATACTATAATGGATGTTTTTAAATATGTTCAGCAATGTGGGTGCTCCAATTTTATGAATCTCATCAATAACAAGTAATGTACAAGTATATTCATTCTTGGAAGTATCATTCATTGTCTTTACAGAACATTGAGAAGTCAAATTCCAATCTGCTATTTCTTGTATCCATTGTTTTTGTACAGGCTCACTAGGAACTACAACTATGACAGATTTAGTTGGATTCTTTTTCAAAAATCTACTTATAGCCATTAATCCACCTCTAGTTTTGCCTACTCCAGTGGCCCAATTAAGGCAGCCCACCAGCTTGTTATCTACCCATCGTTGAACACCTTGTTCTTGACGTTCAGTTCTACTTAGATTACCAAACAAGTCTGCCATATAACTATCAAATTACCCTTGAATTTACTCTATATTCTATTGATAGCTATGAAAACAAAACTCCTATAATGAGCGAGTAAAACTCAGGAGTAAATGAATAGAACCAATGTAAATGGGTATAAATACTAATAAGTTTCTTATAGAGTAAAACCTTTAGCATCACAAACCATTTTAATTTGGTTCTTACGAGTTTCCCACTGACTAATATGGAATTTTACTTCATCTTCCAATGAGAACAGGATTCTATTCCTCAAAGTTTCCAACTGAGGAGTAGTAAGTTCAGAGTATTTCTTACTCTTAAGATTAACCATAGCACGTAATTGAGTAAATGACAATCCTTTAGGAGTCATATACAAACTTACCGTTGGTTTCAATCCAAGACGTTCTAGAGCAACTTCAGCTTTCTCACGAAATTCTCCATTTGCAGTCTTTTCAGTTAAGTCCTTAGATTCTTGTTGTGTGAACCAAAGTCCTTGTTTCAATATAAAGGTTAATGTTATATGCTGTTTATTAAATTTTCCTAACTTGTCCAAACAGCCTTCAAGTACAATGTCAATAGGAAGCTTAGCAAATTCAGCTGGACAGTCTCCTACTAATGCCTCAGAGATGAATACTTTCTTGGTATCAATTTCTTTGTTATTATCAAGAAATACTCTCAATGAAGCGAGGAATGTAAATCTTGGCACACCTTCTTCTTGCTCTAACCAACGAAGGAATAATTCAGCATTACATCTTTCTCTCTGGTCTTTGATAATATCCAAAAGGACATATCTTCCTGGATATTCTTTGCTATCGTTATATAGCATTGATTCACAGTGATTGTAGAAAGTTCTTAGTTCTTCTTCAGAACAGTCAATAAGACGTTTTTCTTCCTGAACAAGTTGTCCATTTACTTCTACTTTACGACCTTTCCAAACGAAAGTGTTAATATCATTATTCTTCTTAGCAATAGCAGCAGCCAATTTTTCCTTCATCATATTGTTATTCTATATTAAGTCTTTTTCATATAAAATAATCTCTTTATTATCATCATCTACTTATTTACAAAACTAAATCTGATTCTGCTGGCTTCTCATAAACAAAATCCATAAAATATACACCAGTATAGAGATAAGGAACTTGCTGACCAGTATTTCGATCATACCAAGTATCCTCACCTGCTATTACTTCATTATATTTTAGGAATCCCACATCACCTATTCTAAGAATTGGAGTTTCCCATCTAGGTAATCGGGTACACATTTCATAAGTTCCATTAGCTAAATTCTTGAAAACATAGACAATATAGCCGCCCATGTCTTCTCTGTAGGTTATCAACTCAGCATGAATAACTTCCATCTTAGTTACATCCTATTTCAACTCTTTTGTCTTTAGGTATATCATCCTTTTCAGTTTCTATAGCTAACCAACGACAATCATTAATAGGATAGCCGAATTCATTTGCATCCATTTCAGATATTTCTTGTGCAAATAATTCTGCTTCTAATAATGAATTAAAGTTGTCTGTAAACTGATAGTATAATTTACCTTTGCGTCCAGAGTAAATGTTACATTCTATCATAATGATAAGAATTTACGGTTAAATTATTTATCTTTGTAATTTCTGCATCCATACTTTGCATAATCACAAGCTTTACTTTCTTGACCTTTAAAGCATGGATATTTGATACATTCTTTACATGTTCTTTCTGGATGCTGGTATTTAACTCCGTCTTTGTCTTTATCAAAAGGAATACTTACCTGCTTTGTCATTGAATACCTCTAAATGTTGTATGAATTCAGCTATATCAGATAAATTAAAACATTCTTCTTAATGGGATAAGTATTTTATTCTCCACCCATTCAGCAAAGTTTTTGTTATTGCAACCCAGAGCAAACATAACTACATAAATAGCTATTTTAGGAACTCCAAATACACTTAACAAAACACAAACAATAACAGCAGCTATTAATGCTATTAAATTTTTACCTTTAAAAATGTCTGTGAAATTCATACAAATAAATTTTAAATTATTAAATCATCTTATTAATAAAGTTATCAGAAGTGCTATACTAATAGTAATCCCTCCAATACTTAATCCTTTATAAAGTTGATTTTTGGATTTAAGTTTATTAATTTCTCTAAGTTGGTCTTTTCTTACCTGTTCTGAAACTTCTATATAATTAGTTAGCTCCTTTACTTGGGAATTTTTAAGAGAATCAGATCGCACATAAGAATTAATCAAACTTTCATAAGAAACTATCTGTTTATTAAGTTCAGGTACTTGTAATTTAAGTTTCTTATGTTCCAAAAATATCAAATTGGTAGCTTTAAGTTGTTGAGGAGTAATTACTATTAGAGAATCACTTGTTAACTTCGGATATGTAGTTTGAGAAAAACACCACATCGGCAGCAATAGGCTGATTAGTAATATTAACAAGTTCTTTCTCATACCAATTCTCAATTATTTCTACTTTTACTTTAGAAGAATCAATTACATTAAGTAAAGAATCTCTTTGAAGTTTTAGTAAATTTAATTCAACATTTAAAGAATCAATTTTATTGATTAAATTCTGATAATCAGGATTTACAGAAGTATTTCTATCCTTAAAGAGAAAACTGCCTATAAGTACAATAATCAATAAAATGACTATTATGCTTATTCCCTTACTCCATGGCATAGTCTACAGCATCATATAATGCATTGACTGAATCATCGTCAGCTTCTGTCAGGAATCTAAATGCGACTGCGGCGTCTCCTTTCAGATTATTAATGTAGTTGTTAAATTCTACACTCTTCTTATACTTCTGAGCATCCTTGTCATAACCAGCCAAATAACGTCCAGGATTAATTTTAAAGTACTCAGCTTCCTGTTCCAACAGAGCTTTAACAACTTTATCATTAATCAGACCAGCATCAACGGCATACAGAGCATGGTCACGATATTTGGTAGCCTTACCCTCAGCAATACGTTTGCCAAGAGTTTCGTTGAATTCATCGCTAGGACGGCATACAGATACACCTATTGACAGTATTTTGTGATCATTAAGTACTGTATCTTCATCTTCCTTAATGTCAATACAATACTCATTATGGATACTAACAGCAGCCATCACAAATTTACGTTCTTTACCAGTGTAATCTACAAAACTGTCTACGATATATTCTACTTTCTTCATAATTAATGCCAATTAAAGATATAAACAAGTATAATCTTTTTATTTCCATTAATCTTTGTAGTTCTTATATTAATCTTCACCATTATATGGCCCACTTTCTGGATTACGATAGAACGCAAGAATAGCACGTTCCTTACGCAACCAAGTAGCCTGTTCTCTAGCCATATCCAGAATAGTTCTACTAATAGATTCTTCTTCTCAATTTTGTTATCGTATAGACTTTTTATTCTATACTTCTGGAGTTTTCACCCATGGTTAATTAACCCGTAATTAACTTACCTTCCGTCATTTCGGACCAGTTCCGCATACATTTTCACCCTTATTATATATAAGGGGTAGACCACTCTTGGAAATATTTTAGTCTGTTATTTCTATTTTATAATTATATAATGCATTATAAACATCTTCAGAAATTTGGCCTTTATATCTATCCGCATACTCTTTTATACATTTTTCTTTAGATTTTTTATAAGCATTGAATGCATCCTTAGGAGAATCAAAAGTTCCAAGATGTAGTTTTTTGCCCATATAATTAATTTGGGCAATAAATTTCCCATCTTTTAACCTTACTCCTAGAGGATATTCTCCTCTTTGAGATTTTCTAGTTGTAAATAAAGAATTTATTTCTATAGGAACAAAACAACATCTTTCTGGACAATATAGTTTATTTCCTTTAACTAATATATCCTTATCTATAGTAAAAGTATCATTAGGGCAAGTTTCTTCCCACCATTTAGCAAAATTCTGAAAATTCAACCATTCATCACATACTTTTACTTCATTACCCCCATAGCTATTATATTCAGAATTACTGTTATTATAACATCTATTTAAAATTTCTTTCCATCTTTTATAAGACGTTGATTGAATCCCATTAACTCTAGATGTATATTGACCTTCTCCAATATACCCTACACCATAAATATTAGGATAATATGGGTCCTTTACGCATCCCTTCTTAATATTACCTAAGGCTGCTTTAAGTTTTGTTCCAGTAGATAAAAATTCAATATCCACATCATTAGTACTATTATATTTAAGTACTTTGAAATCTCCATAATTATTACTAGAAAATATTTTTCCTTCAAATTCTAATTTATTCTTTTCTGACTGTTTCATAATTATTATTTAAATTTATTATTTATACAAATTTAAATCTTCTTTATGTAACTTACAAACTAGTACTAGAAATTTTAAGGAAGTTTAACAGTTTCAATTTCTATGCTGTACGGTGCTATAGACTCTTTAATTTCTATAGTTACCTCGGTGCTAGCATTTCAGCCTCTACCGATTTTGGTCTATTCTACTATATGTTACCATATTTTCAGGCAGCAAGATATTCTACCTGCTCCTTAACAAGCATACCTTCTTCCTTACTTTCTCCATTCAACCACTGGAAAGTAGCCCAATCGCCTTCTCTCATAGCCTGGTCTACAATCTTATTGATTCCTAGAGTAGTTTCGATTTCTCTATCCACAGTAGCTGCAAATGGCATAACTCTGTCAGTTATATCAACATTAATAGCAGGAACAGATGGATATTGGAATAAGGCATCGTTAGTTGTCAAGTACTTATAAATCCATTCATGGTGTAGATACTCTTCTTTTGCTCTACCAACCCAATATGTACCTAATTTAGGCAAGCCTTCGACTTCAAAGTAATTAGCAAAAGTCATATATAGACTATGGTTTGCTAACTCAGCTGACATTTGCTTTACCAACATTTCCACAATTGTATTAGATAGTGGACATGTACGTCTACTCTTATCAATATTCTTTTCAGTATATTGCATAGTAGGGATTGCACTGGCAGTCTGTACACCTTGTTCAGTCTTTTCTTGGATTGGATTTCCTTGTTCGTCTAGCATTTTCATTAGTAATTAATTTAAATCCATTACTTAATAAATAATCTAGAGGTGCTGACAGCCAAGTAATATACTTGACTAATACATAATCTTTAACTTTTTTAGATACAGTTTCCTTCTTTACTTCTAAAGGTCTGTCAGCAATATAAAACTGACTATCTATACATTCAGTTCTATCTTTCCATATCTTATATAAAGATACTTCATATAGAAATTTAGGATATTCAGTTAATTTGTATTGCTTGTTGGAGTATACGTTCTGGATTAATTTCTTTACCATTCCAGAAAGCTCTTACTATTGAACAATGTTCATTCTTGTACTTACCCAATAAATAAGCCAGGTCAACTTCTGAACATTTATGACTATAAGTAGTCTTGTCCATACCTTTGACATGAACAATAAGACGTCCAATAAACCCAGATTGTTTCACAGGAGCTGCCCATCGAGAGTCTGGTGCAGGAAAATTACGTTGCTTTCTCCAAGCCTTACGTTCTTTTTCAGTTTTAGTCCACACAGATTGATCACGTGGTGTTACGGGACGAGGACGAATGCCTAGCATTACCATTTCAGCATCATTTGTGATGTCTACTTTTTCCTCTTTTTTCTCTTCTTTTTTCATATAAATTACTTTTTAAGCTGAACTTCAGTTCCACAAATAGTACATTTATAGATCTTATCTTCAGCGTTATACAATGTGTGAGTTGTAGGTCTTCCGCATCTAGAACAATCAATTCTCTTAATAGATGCAGTTCTCCTTTTCTTAGGTTTTGTCATACTCCTAATAATTTCTTTAATGTATCTACTTCTTCTTTATAACCCTGAATAAATTCCTTTAAGGAATATGATTCTTGTTTCTGTTCCATCCGATGATATATAATCTTCTGAACACAGTGCTCTAAAGTCATACCATATCCTGCATCTTTAAACTCTTGACGCTCTGGTTTTCCTTTAGGTTTAACTGTATAAAGAAGTTCTAAATCCCAAAATGGACCTGTGGTTTTAGTAAGTTTAAAATCAGATTCTTCAATAACCATATTACAAATTAAATTGGTGTAAAACTATATCCATATGCTTATAATGAACTGGTCGAAGTGTTCCTTTCCTGTATTCCAAATACTCTCTAGCACTCATAGGCTCATTAGGCTTAGTTAATCTACAACATTCCCAATCAATGGCAGCTCCTTCATAATTACACTTCCATGCTGGTTTATCATTCTGAATATGATGTCTATTAATTTTTCTATGTATTTTCTTTATTCTATCAGCACCTAGCCAAGGTACTACTAGATACATAAAAATTTTATCTAAGTCATGAAATTTATATTTATAATAACCTATATATTCTTTTTCTGTTTTTAGAAATGCGAGGTAATGTTTAAAAGTATAAGGGATTCTTCTCCAGGAATCAATAATATTATGTATCATTGTAAATTACTCATTTCGACTACAATATCATTATTTATTTTCTTTATGGCTTGGCTAAAATTATTTAGCTTTTCTTTCATTTTTATTTTAAAGGCAGCTATTGATAGCTTTAAATTATTTATCTCAGAATTGAGTGTAGACTCTTTTTGTTGAAACTCCCTTTTTAATTCAGCTCTAAACTTTAAATAATCAGGAAGTATTGAATAAAGAGAAATAAAACTCTCTAAAACTTTTAATAACTCTTTATACTTTACAACTTTAGTAGTCTTATCAATTACTAAGACATAGGATATAGGATCGTTCCCAGGTAATATGTTTATATACTTGTCTGAAATAGTATTTTGCCTTCCAAGATGGTCTCCTAGTCTAATAGTAATGGGAAACCCATTCATCTGAAAATATTCAGAATTAGTGTCACCTACTTGATCAACTTGAATAAACCCTTTCTTTTCAAGCCATACTTTAATTTTACTTAGCCCTTTCACTATAGTAAATTTCAATTTCAAACTTATATATCTAAAAAAAATAAGGGCCAACCCTATCTATAAGACAGAATTGACCCCTATAATCATTGTATGGAGTCATTTGGAGCCAAGGACTCCAAGTAGCGATTAACAGCTTTCATTGCATTGTCTGGCATCTGTTTAGCTTCTTCACTATTATTAACATAGTTAAGAACTGTACCTACACCAAATATGGCATAACAATCTTTTTTGTTTGGAACAATACAAGCAAGGAAGACACAAATAAACCCAAATGTAAGAAATTTCTTACCATTTAGTTTAACTCGCTTTGTTATAATTTTTGCAGCGCAAATATCATAACAATTTTTGCAGTCATTATTATTAGCACAAATATTCATGACTAAAATTATTACTCCTGCAACACTTCCTAAAATTCCAAATACAGTAAAAAGATCTGCAATTGAATCTGCAATACTACATAAATATAAAATGAAATACTCCATATCTATTTAAATAATTTGCTTAATTGATAAAATAATTCTCTAATAATAGCGACTAGAGAAGTTCCGCCCAGAATATAACCCCAAGTCTGCATAGACATAGGTTCAGTTCTAAACATCTCTCCTCCAAATTGCACTATTAAGAATTGTCCTACAAGTATAACTAAAGCAATACCAGCAAATGCTGGATTCTTTAGTAAGCCATTAAAGATACTACGTTTTTGTCCAAATACTCTAGCATTAAATAGATTCCACCACTGAAGCAATACAAATATAGTAAAGAATTCAGTAAGTGAAACTGCCTTAGTATATAACAATGAAACAAGAATTATGAAGAATACAATACCCATACCAAAGATTTCATACCACATCTTTTTAGTGATAATGAATGCTTTGGGATCTCTAGGTTTGTCCTTCATAACTGCATCATTAGCTGGTTCTGTTGCCAGTGCTAATGCAGCGAAAGTATCCATAATCAAATTCACCCACAGCATCTGAGTAACTGTGAATGGTAAATCTACTCCAATAAACGGACCAACGCAAGCTATAAGAATAGCTACTACGTTAATAGTTAATTGGAATAAGATAAAGTGCTGTATATTCTTATACAGACTTCTTCCCCACTTCACACCAAGTATGATTGAAGGGAATGAATTGTCAAGCAAGACAATGTCTGCTGCCTCTTTAGCAACATCAGTACCATTATTCATGGCAATACCGACTTCTGCATGATTTAAAGCAGGTGCATCATTAGTGCCATCACCTGTCATTGCAACAACTTCTCCCATTGCTTGGAATTTCTTAACCAGAGTTTGTTTATCTTCTGGTTTAGTTCTTGCAAATACATTGACATTCTCCAAATCTACATCTGGATCATTTATTTCAGAACCAAGCATAGATACTGGATGTTCACTGAGTCCAGCCTGACGAGCAATTTCTGTTGCTGTAGCTGGATTATCACCAGTAATGATTTTGACTTCAATACCTGCTTCTTTAGCTGCTTTAATTGCATCAGGAACATTACTACGGATTGGATCTTCAATAGCCATATAGCCATTATAAATAAATCCATTCAGCTTCTGAGCATCTTCCAATGTTAATGATTCTTTATATGCAAAACCAATAACACGTCTACCCTTAGCTTGTTCTTCCGTTTCAGAATTAACTTCTACCTGAGAACACATAGTTTTGACAACTTCTGGTGCTCCTTTCATTAAAGATACAAATCCATCTCCCTGTCTAACAACAGTAAGCATGAATTTAGTCTTACTTGAGAAATCAATTCTAAATACAGGCTGATTGTTCTTTCTTACGTCTTCTAGCAAGTGTGTCTCACCGTCAATAAACTTAATAATAGCACCTTCAGTAGGATTACCTACAGTTTTATCACCATCAACGTATGCGGTAGAATTAGCTAGTGCATTTACAGTAACGTATGCTTTATTAGGAATAACATCATTTACTACTTTCATCTTATTCTCAGTTAGAGTACCCGTTTTATCGGTGAGAATAAGAGTAGTAGCACCTAATGTTTCACAAGCATGCATTTTACGCACGAGGTTATTTGCTTTAGACATTCTTTTCATAGAGTAAGCCAATGCTAATGTAGTAGCCATAGGCAAACCTTCTGGAACAGCAACAACTATAAGAGCTACTGCAATCATTACGAAAGACAATAGGTCGTTAGTAATTTGCATCCAATCCTGTCCTACATAACCCTGTTCAATAAAGAAGTAACGTATAAGTAATGCAATAATCAAGAAACCAGCAGCACCAAATGCAATTTTGTTAATAAGGTCAGCTAATCCGTTTAATTGCTTATTAAGAGGAGTTTCAACATCAGTAATTTCTGAAGCCTTACGAGCAGTTTGTCCAAAAGCAGTATTATCACCAACTTTATCAACAACACCTGTACAAGTACCCTCCTCAACAATAGTTCCCTTTAATAAGAGATATGAAGGATAAGTACCATTATTTTCCCCTTCTGCTTTAGGAAGTTTATTTACAGCTTTAGATTCTCCAGTTAATACTGATTCATTAACCTTTAAGTTGTGAGATTGCATACAGATAATGTCAGCAGGAATTTCTTCACCACCTTCCAGCATTACTACATCTCCAACTACTAGGTCTTTACGAGCCACTTGGGTTACAACTCCGTTTCTTCTAACTTTAACGAGAGTATCATCTTTACCAGAAACAAGAACATCAAATTTCTTCGATGCGCTATATTCATTTAAGAAACCAATAGTAACAGCCAACAGGATAGCAGCAATGATACCAATAGGTTCAAGATACTCTGATTTGATAATTCCCAGTATCAATGCAATAATTGCAGCAACACTAAGAATTTGTATCAACGGGTCTTTAAACTTTTCAAAGAAAAGTATATACCAAGGATCTCTTTTAGGAGGGGTTAACATATTTGAACCATTAAGTTCTCTACTTTTAAGTATCTCAGAATCCGTTAAACCCCTAAATAAGTCTGTGTTCATCTTTTTAAGTTATTTAATTATGAAAAAGGTGGGAATAAATCCCACCTATGTTTTATTCTTCTTCGTCTTCGAAGTAATCGGGAAAAGCTGCAACAAGGCATGACGGAATGGTATTACCTTCGTCACGGTAATCAGCAATAGCCAGCAAGAGTTCATCTTCAGCATCATCAATGTCTTCATCTTCATTGATTTTGCTGATAATAAACTGAGCTTCTTCTTCGTCGATTTTGCCATCTGCAAGCAACCATGCCATTACAGCCTCAGCAAACAAAGAGTCAAATTCAGCAGTAGTTACTTCCTGTGCATCTTTCTTTGCCCACAAGTCCAATACTTCTTCTTTTGTTACTTTACCATCCGCAAAGATTTCTTCACGCAATGCTTCTACATTGATATTTTCCATAATTAAATAAATTAAATAAGATTTGGTAATATTCTTTCGATTTCCCCAATAGATTGCCAAGTACCAGTATTACCGAGTGCTTTAAATTTCCATTCGTCATCTTTGCGGTAAGCATAACCAAGTACAATACCTTCACGACCTTGGAATGTAGTTTCAGGGTCATTGCTATCGTTAGTAAGGTTATACTTAGCCAATACATTAGGAGTATCACTAGGATGTGTTACTGGACGGTTATTTTCGGTAGTATAGATTCTCAATCCCATATAAGGAATTTCGTCAAATCTTTGATGACGATAAGAGTTGAGAATAAATGCTACGAAATGAACACTATTTCTAATCAAATCCAAATTAACTGAAATAGTTTCATTATCCATTCCGTCATCACCATCAACATCCCCAACCAAATCATCACCAGAGTGACAAATAGCCCCATCGCTAGATTCTTTATGTCCAAAGTAAACTGTTTCCAGCTTACGTTTGTTTTCATCCATAAGAACTACAGAAGCATCGAGGTCTACAGGAGTTTTACTAGTACCAAAACCTAGAAAGCCACCAGACTTGATAGCTCCCCAGTTAGCTCCAAAGAAAATCTTAGAGAGTTTGTTTCCATTTTCGTCTTTTGACAGATTTACTCTGCCCCCTTTACTTAAGCTAATCATAGTATTCAGAAATTAGATTGCTGGAGAATCTTCTACGGTATAACCATAGCTACGAAGAATATCACGCAAGATAACTGACTGATAGTTACCTTTACCTTCGTTTACAGCCTGGAACTTCCAAGCACCGTCCTTACGATATAACTTACAGAATACTAATGCTCTGTCCATAGAAGCATCCTCTTCCAAGTCATATTTAGCAAGAACGTTGTTGCCCTCTGCACCTTCATACAGATTTACTTTAGCATTGTGGACCATACCAAAGTTCTGCTGACGAGCCTTAGCATCATGGATATTAACCAGCACCAAAATTTCTTGTACATCAGCAGGCACTTTAGTAGTATCAATAGTAATGACTTCATCATCACCATTACCATCACCTGTGCGGTTATCACCAGAATGTTTTACAGATTTTGCTGGATCTTCAAGATTCCTATAGAACACAATAGAATCTTCGTTTACAGCTTTACCATTAGCATTTAACATTAATGCCATTGCATCCAAGTCAAATTCTTTACCAGGCTGTGCAGCATCCCAACCCAAACCAATTCTAAACACTGATGCACTACTTTCTTTAGAGAGGTCAACGCGTCCTCCTTTTGATAATGTAATCATAATTTTGTTTGTTTAAGTTATTTTAAATTAAGGAAAGGTAATGTACCTCCGCCTACTGATAATGGCATAGTTCCATCCCATTTCTCAATAGCTTTGAGTTGCAATAATTCTGGTGTAATAGATTGTTCAAGTAACCTATTAGCATCAGCTTTACCCTTTGCAGCAGCTACAACCTTTTCAGCTTCAGCAATAGCAGCTTTCTTTTCATTCTCAACTTTTAATGCGTTTTGAACTGCTGTATTCTTAGCGTCAATAGCATCCTGTAAAGCCTTATTTGGTTTAACTGAAGATTGAATATTACTAAAAGTAAATCCTCTTTCACTCAGTCTAGCTTTCAATAAGTTTTCTACCTCCTTTTCAAATTGAGGACGGTTATTAATCAAAGAGTCAGTCTCATACAATCCAGATATGTCTTTATAAGCATTCTTTACTTCTGTGAGTATTGCAGTTTGTTCCAAAGACTTAATATCCTTTCTATATCTCAAGAAAACATCTTTAGCCTTTTCACGTTCAATGTAATACTCAATAGTAGGATCTGCTTCAAAGATAGTACCTTTCTTATCCTGAATATCAAAGGCTGCATAGTCTACAATCTGTGCATAGGCAGGATATTCAAACAACTGCTTAGTAAAGCGGTTATAAACTACCCAACCTGTTTCCACTTTTGCATCATCAACACCTCTCTCATTTCCAGCGAGATTGACCATAACTCCAGTTTGTCCAGAATCAATTCTGTCAATACTAAAGCATGTGAAGAATATTATTACCAAAACAAATAAAGTGGTAAATCCACCAATAAAACTAAATGTACGCTTACTACTTGCCATAATTCAATTTCTAAATACTAATTTTATTAATTTAACTACACAATAGGCATAGATAGGAATAATAATAATCCCTAAGATATTACAAATCCAACTAGCCATACTTAACAATGAACCAACCCCACTTACAAAAGCTATAGTAGCAATTATCAGTAAGGTTATATACACAATCTTGTTGAACATTAATTAGTTCATTTAAATGTTAGTAGATAAATAATCTTTGTATTATAGATAATCTAAGTAAGGCAATAGTATCCTTCTTTACAAACTATTTAAAGTTTTTTCTTACTCCAACTAAGATAAAGCTGAGGAGATTCAATCCTTAAATCTATCTTAGAATCCAAGATAAAACAATTAAACCCTAATTCAGAATAGTATTTTTGCAATTCTACTCCTAGTTCAGGTAAATTTTCATCAAGGTCAAACACTAAACTATACGAATTTCTTGCAGATTTTGCTTGTATAAGAGCATTAATTTCTTCAATACATTTCGTAAGTAATGATGTTTCATTTAATTTTACTCCATATTTAGTAATCGTATAGGCATCCGTAGCACTAAGAGGTTTAGGCTTCGGAAACCAACTTTCTATAAGTTCAATTATTCCTTTCATATTTTAAATTATTAAATTAGTAATCCCATTCAGAATCGAACTGAAATCTCCATATCCGTAGTATGGTATTCTATCCATTGAACTATAGGACTAAAGAATAGAGGGTGTGCTGTTACACCAAATGCTCTAAGGGCGGTTATTGACATTGAACGTATGTGCATTGACTTAAGGTACACATTAGCCGTGTTTCGTTCTCCTATTAGTGGCTAAGAGTATCACGTACTCTCCCAATCTTAATTCCAGGCTCCTCTCGTACTATTGGAACTTATCAATAACTGACTCCGACACTTAATATCACATTGAGCAACGTATAGGAACCCTCGCCATTTCAGACTTGGAATACTACTCTCCGAGATTAATGCTTATGCCTCCCTGTGGCTCTACGGAAGGACCAGTAAGTTCTATACCTTCACGTTTGTCAACATCGTGCTAGCTAAACACAACTTAATGGGTTTACCAATAAACTTCCACTCGCAACTCTTTAAATGATGGGCACTACCAACCCTACATCCCCTCTATTAATATTCAAACTCCCTTATACTTTCCTTGTAAATGTCCTCTAAAACATCAAAGGCATCAAGTCTGGGTTGTGTTTCCTTATTATCCCACCAGAAATCTAAACCTGGCTGTACTATCTTCGGTCTTCCAAAGAACTCTGGACGAAATTCAGGAATATTAGCGACTAGGTCTCTGTAAGACGGATGTCCCTTTCTATTCTTCTCTTTAAAGTCCATTCTTCTGGCCACTGCCACTTTAAGACACCAGCACATTCCAGTATAACCTCCACAATTAATTTCAGTTATGTAAATTTCCTTAGCGTTCTTTATAACGTCATACACTTTCATATCCTAAAGTTTAATACAAGTCATTCTCGTGAAGTTCATTAAACTCAAGACAAGACTCTCCTTCATACTTAGACCAACATAGTTCATAAAATCCCATTCCAAAGCTCCAACCTTTTTCATTAGTAAGTTTACTTAGAGCTTCTTCATTAGAAATACGTCTTGCTCCTGCACCTCTGTATGCCAGTCCAAATCTATATGTACACGGCTTTCCATCTTTAACCCATTGTAGGGCTGCTTCTTTTGTCTTTTCCATTGTATATAATTTATAATTAGCAGTGACTCTATCAGGAATCGAACCTGAATCGTATGTTTGTGGCTTAAGTGGGACTCTAACCCACAGCCTACTCCTTAGGACGGAGTTGCTCTATACAATTGAGCTATTAAGCCTTAAAGGTGCAGAAGAACTGCACCTAATTATTTACCTCTACAAACAGATTTACATTTTACTGAACCTGGTCTAGTAGTTGCTTTTTTAAAAGATTCAGGTTGTGCGTCCCACCATCTCTGTGCAACTGCTAAATTCGCCACCATTTTCTTGTATTTCATATTAAAACGATTTACAGAATTATTAATCAGTAATCTCTACGGTCTTACTAGCTTCTTGTGCTAGCTTATCACAAATCTTATTGTATTGGTCATTTGCGTGTCCTTTAGTCCACTCAAACTCAACCTTAGTATGGAATTTAATAGCTGCATCAAATCTCTTCCACAGGTCGAGATTCGCTTTTCTTTTCCAATTCTTAGTATATGTACATACAACATACTGAGAATCAGAAATAATTGTTACTTCAGAAGGTGTTTTAATACTTTCTAAAGCTACAATAGCAGCCATTTGTTCCATTCTTTGGTTTGTAGTATTTTTGTACATTTTAGAATATCTAGCAACCTCTTCACCATCTTTAAGGATGATGAATCCAATACCTCCTTGATTAAGGGTATTAGAATAAGCCCCATCGGTATATACTCTATATGTACTCATGCCTCATTTTGTGTAGTATACAGATAGTTAATGTAAATGCCCAATACATAGGCAACATCATAGATATCGTTTTTCTCTTCCAAAGATATATTCTTTAGTACATCATTAACCATATCTAGAATTACAAAACCTTCTGCACTTTGCAAATAAGGATCCATCAATCTAGCGAGTTCCTTTAAGTATTTCTTGGCATTATTATTTGCCGTAGCTATACTCTTTAAAAATTGAATACCCTCCTCACACTCATTCATCTTGGGGACATATTCACTAAAATCTTCTCTTAGAAATCCTAAATAGAAGGCATTAGAAATATCTCCATTTACCCATTCAGAAAAGGATTTGCATCCTTCTATAGTAGTGAGGTCTATTGGGTGGTCAAGTAGATTCTCAACTTTCATGATTATTCAAATAATGCTTCTAACTTAGCGGCTAAGTTATTAGCTTTAGTAGAAACTCCATCTAATGCTGTACATTCCGTTTCCAGCTGTTTGATTGTTTCCTGTTTCTCAGCTTTAGTAGCATTTGCCTTTTCGGCAGTTGCTTTAAGCTTCGTAATAGTACTCTTAAATGTAGACATTGGACTGTCTACTTCCTTATTAAATCCTGCGGCTGTATTGTTGAAAATATTCATACTGTTTAGTTTTTAAGGATTAAGAGTAAATTCAAGGGTGTGACTTAGTTGGGATTCGAACCCAAACCAAAGCATCCAGAGTGCCTTGTGCAACCATTACACCACAGTCCAAACGTCAGATAACTTTTTTCAACGTTACAATTTAAAAGATTGCTGTTTATTAATATTTGCTGTAAGTTATCTTATAAAGTCTTAAGAATTATGAAGTTAATCAAAAGATTCTAGTTTATCATAATAAGAAACTCCATATTTACTTAAAGGAAAGTTTTTTGGAATTTCATCTTTATGAGTTACAATCACCTTAGAAGAATCATCTCTAAAGTGAAACATAAGGTCAATATTTAAAGAATGATTGAATAAATCCTTATCAAACTCAGTTGCCCTTATTGATTTTTGAAACTCATTGAACCTATTATTAGGGTCTTGTATTTCCCTAACAGGTTTTATAGTGGGAATCGGACCATTTCCATGCCTAGTAATATAAGGTCTAGTCACGTAAACATGTTTAATTTCGCCAAGTAATCCAAATTCTTTGATTATCCTCATTGCATTTTGACATGTAGTGTTACTTGGAGTACAATAAGGCATAATTCCAAACCTTTGGTCTAGTAATATACCTTGAGAGCCTTCAAATATATGATATTTATACCTATTAAGTATATACTCATTAGAGATACTTACCAAATTAAAGAACTCATGTACTTTAACACACCACTCATCAATATTTAGCATTGGGAAATCACTTACTAAATCAGCATAATAGTTATAGACTATAGAAGTTACTTTAGCTCTAAGAACCATAATATTTCTACAATCCATAACTGTTAGATGATAACCCTTAGCTACTCTATCCAAAGCAGCTTTAAATCCTGTACCTACAGTTCCATGTTTGAGGTTTTCATCATTATTCCATTGACTTATTACATCAAAAGGAATTACAACTTCACATAAAGGATGATAAATAATTTCAGGAGTGATCCCTAACTTATTTAAATCCTCTAACTCTCTCATGGTTGTTATAGGGTCTACTGTACAATAGCTTGACCAATAAGTCGGCACACCAAGTAAAGTCCCACTACCAAAATTACTAAATGTATGTTCAAGTTTGTCATGCCTTACAGTATGACCTACTTGATGTCCACCACTAAATCTAATAACTATTGTGCGTTTTAGATTATCATAGTGTTTACATAGATTATGGACAGTTTGTCCTTTTCCTTCATCACCGAAAAATGTGCCTAATACTATTGTATTCATCTTTTACAAATTTAATAAGAATAAGTTGGACGCTGTTCTGTTAAGTCTTCACTTTGGGTATTCACACCTTCAGTATAGTCTTCTGTAACAGAACCTTCATATTCCTTAATAGCCTCAGCAATAGTATTATGTATATTATGAGAATCTCCCACTAATACATTCTGACCAAGAAGTTCACTCCAACCTCTATCTGGTCTACTACCATGACTACCATCAGTAATATGAATATGGAATACATGATACTGCTCTTTAGCTTTCTCAACTGCTTCTTTAGCAGTAATACTATTAGCTGGTTTCTGATAGCCCATAAATTCTTCCAAAGCCCTTCCAGGAACAGAAGTTAAATTGGGTTCATCACCAATAGTAAAGAGATAGCCTTTCTTATGTTTCTTGTACCATGAATCAGTTTCAGTGTGATAGCCTGCAACGATGTGAGCCAATAAATAGCTTTCACCTCTATTACCTCCACCACCTCCCTCAAGTACAAATTCTTCTAGAGAATTGATAATTCTTTCTGTATCAGATTCAAATTGTCCTACTTGAATAGGATAACTATCATACTCATGGTCTCCAATAGCCATAAATAGCAACTGAGGGTCTTTAATACCTAGCTGCATAAGAGCATCCATCAATTTAGGAAAATTATTCCTAATCATTTCATGCGGAGTTCTCCGCATAGAGCCAGTTACATCAAGAGCAATAATAATTGGTGTTGTTTCTGGATGTTCCTGAGTATCCCTACTTTCTCTAACACCAACAGTAAGCATTTCACGCTTAACATTAGTATTATAGTTTCGAGCACTTACATTAGACGTTTTAATGTCTGATTTAGCTGATAAACTTCTATTTTTAAAAATAGAGCTTGCAGAAGCTGTTGCATAACTTCTTTCGTTAGCTAGCGTAGTGTACGCAGCATAAGAATAACTACCACATCCCATAATTAATCAATTTTATTATCTTCTTCCAGCTCAGCTGTAACATCAATACTTTCTACATCATCTTCATTAGCGGGAAATTCATCCGCATCAACTTTCATTGCCAAAGCATATTCAATCTTTGCAACTCTCAACTGACGTTCCAAATCATGACGCTTAGCAATCCAAGCTTTAGGATCAAAATTCTTACCGACTTCCAATGAAGTAGTAGATGTTACAGACAGGTCACGATGTTTATTCAATTCATTTTTCAGTCTCAAGACTTTCATTTTGCACTCTTGAATGAATCTTTCTTCTTCGATTTTAGTCATTTCATACAAGTTCTGTGCTCTTGAATCCAAAACACTCTGACCACTTTTTCTTAATACTTCTTTAAAACTACTCATAATTTACATAAACATAAAACATTTGCAAACGTTTATCTCTATATTACTATGAATAATCTAATATGTATCTTAAAGATACAATCGAGCCGCCTGTTGGATTCGAACCAACGTGTCCTTACGGAACCTGATTACAAGTCAGGTGCAATCGTCCACTATGCGAAGACGGCATAAACAGAAGACATTTTTTCTAACATTTTCAATTTAAAAGATTGACGCTTGAAAGTTTAAATTTGCTGTAAGTCTTCTTATAGATTCTGTTAAAGAAATAAGATTATTGCTAATTATGGCACTCTCCATGCCAGAATTTTCTTTTAAAAATGCTATTCTCTTTTTAATTGGTGAGTATAGCGAACATCTCCACGATTGAGATTCTGACACTCAATCACACCAGATAAGTTTTTGTATCGGCATTTACCTATGCCTCGCCAAGGCTGGCTTCAACTTAAACTCGGAACAGATTTATAAAAGTGGGTGCTAGCCGTTTCTATCCCACCATTGCGTACTACGTTGCTAGCTAACGTCTCGGCTACTCTCTTCCTCACATCCGCCAAGAATTATGCTGGATTATTATTGCCTACAGAAGTAGGGAGGATTCAGCATGAAGGTACTGGGTACGGGAATCGAACCCGTATTTTAGCATAGAAAGTGCCACGAACTAACCATTATTCGAACCCAGTATAATTATATAATAAAGCGGAGAGTAGTGGAATCGAACCACATACACTATTACATGTACGAAACTACTTAGCAGGTAGCCCCTGTCACCATCTAGGTTTGCTCTCCATTATAGAGTTTCTTTACCCTGTAACTCTATAAAACAGCAGAAGGTCATTGTGATGTTAAAAGCCTGTATCCTAAACCTCTAGATGAAACCCGCCAACGGACGGCCTGGAGGATTCGAACCTCCGTTTCAGGCTGGGACTATTAACAAATTAAGAATTTTGCTGATAACCTTCTTATAAGAATATAACTAATCGCTTGTGGGGCAGAGTGGAATCGAACCACTATCTACGGATTTTCAGTCCGCCGCGAACTGACCACCTGCGCTACTACCCCAGAGGAAGGATTTTTATATCGTGACAATCCTTCAAACCACGTTTAGTAATAGTAAACAGACAGGAAGATTTTTGTTTTAAAAACCTATTACTAAAGGGCGATTACAGGGAATCGAACCCTGATCTTCAGAACCACAATCTGACATTCTAGCCGTTAAACTATAAACGCCATATTAACCTCTTCTACTTTTCTTATCAATTATAGCTTGACTAATAAGGATAAGAATAATTCCTAATAAGCAACCCATAGCTAGTGCTATATTACTGATAGTAAAAGCAAATCCAAAGTTAATTACTAGTATTAAGAGGCTATACCATAATGTTATTTTTATTACTCGCATACTTATAAATTACATCATAAATTAATGCTGCCTGAAATGTAGGTAGCTTTAAATACTGTTTTATTCCTCTTACAGAAACAGATTTTGTATAAATCTTCAGTATCTTTTGCTTATTTGCAGGATACCTTTTAATTATGCTAATATGTTTCTTCATCATTTCAAAAACACGATTAGTTTGCTCTAAGTTTAATGGATAATTACTTCCATTATTGCTATATTTATCTGAATACAGATTAATAATAGCCTGATAATCTTTTTCTTTCAACATTATATAAAATTTAAATAAAGGTACCCCGACTGCGATTCGAACGCAGAACTTACGCTTTAGAAGAGCGTTACTCTATCCATTTGAGTTATCGGGGCATTTTCAGAAATCTCTTTTTTGCTTAATACTGTGCTATCCACTACACTTCACCCTCCATGTTTATTAATATAGGGAGGATGCTGGGAATCGAACCCAGACTAGTCGAACCATAATCGAATTAGCTATAAATAATTGCTGTAAGATTTCTTATAATCAATTAAATAACTTAAATTGCGTCTACTTCAATTCTAAATTGCTTTTTAACCCTACTTCTATTATACCTTTCACCTTTACATAAATAACAACTACATGGAGTACCAGTGGTTTTCCAACATTGTGTGTAAGGTTTGTTATAAACTTCAGTCCAGCTTACATTACCATATAAACCACATCTTACATGGTATTTAAGTCTAGTAATATACTTCTGGACTAATTTCTGTCTTCTCACTAACTTGTTTTTCTTCAAAGATTGTTTTTCCATCGTCATTATCAATTAAATTGTTAATGAACGTCCAATCTAAAATAACACCTGCTAAAATTGAATCAATAAACATAATTATAAATTTTTAAAGTTATTCACCTATTATACATCCAGAGCATATTAAAAGTGTACATATACTAAATAGTATATTAAGAAAAAGCCACACTATAGTAGGATTTTTATTGTAATCCTTATATACTTGCGACTTATGAACATTAGAAAATACTACTCTATCCCCAATATTAGTTGTTGCATAAGTTGAGGGAGTTACTTTAAAATCACAGGCTTTGTTAGAAGTTTTCACAATTAATATAAATACTGGACCATTTCTTGAATTTCCATTATACTTTTGAAGTACAGTTCCATACACTGTTGTATAATTGGTTTCTTTGTCATACTTAAAAAAGAATAACCAACTAGCTATACAACTAGACAGAGTAATTATAAATATTACAATTCTTAATACTATTGAATTCATCTTTTTGTTGATTTTGAGGAGGAGGTGGGACCCCAACCCACACACCGCTTTTACACGATTACTGAGGCTTTTCAAGAGCCTTCCCTTAGCAATTAGGGTTACTCCTCCAAATTAAATAACACATTTACTTCAGCATCAAGGAACTTACTCCTTAACATAAGGAATAGTTCCAGTAGGTGTCCAAGCATAAGTTTTCTCAACCTGCTTCAAATACCATTTCACAGCTTTCTTAATTAGTCTAAATGCTTTCATAATTAATAAAGAGTTTACTGAATAAATATGCTAATCTATTTAGAATAATAAACCTACCTATCATGGGGGTGATAGGTAGGTAACAGAGGACATGGGTTTTACATTTAAGGTTTGGTACTTCCCAATTTAAGTACTTCAACCACATACGTAACCTAGCATGTTATGGGTTGATTACAACTTCTCTTTCTTTTGTCCAATTAAAATAAGAATGTTAGATTTGTAAAAAGATTTGCTGTTTGTCCTCTTGTAATAATGTTGAAAGGAGGTATTTCAAAAACTATGAAATATCTGTCACCCCACTGGGATTTGAACCCAGGACCCACAGATTAAATATAATCATTGATATTAATTAATCCATCATGGACTTCACAATGACAATTTGCACATAATAACACACATTTATCTAATTCTGGTTTAATCTTTTCAAATGATTTAGTTCCTGCTGAACTAATACCAAAATCTTTTTCCTCAGGATTTATATGATGAAACTACATTGCTCTTATAGATTTATTATAACCACAAACTATACATTTACCTCCCTTATATTCAAGTGCTTTCAATTTTGTTTTCTATGCACAAGATGCTTGAGATGTTATTTCTTTAATTGTTTTCTGTGGTTTAATAACTTTAATTCCAGCTTTACGAAGTCTACTAGCTGAAATGTGAAATTCTTTAGCAACTTTTTGTAAATTTTTAATTTCAAAATATCTATTCTAAATCTTTTCCAATAATTCTGGAGTAATTTCATCAATCTTTTTAGGATTTTCAGAAACTCCATACTGTACACAGTATTTAGAAATTGTACCTTTGGAACATTTTGTTATTTCTCTTATCTACTTGTAATTTTTACCTTCTTTTCTAAGAGAAATGATTAAATCAATTGTTTCTTGTGATGTATAATGCATAGGTGCACCGACAGGGACTCGAACCCTGGAACGTCCGATTAAAAGTCGGAAGCTGACGGATTTCTCCTACCAACCCAGCTCTCGGTGCTTTAATTTTACTCTGTTGCTCTATCCAGCTGAGCTATGGGGTGCAATGCTCACATTAAAGAATATATCTAAAATGTGAGTCGGAAATCATTTGTTCTTCGGGACTGCTGCTCTAAACCTTCTGAGCTACTTTATATTAATAAAGAAAGGACTCGAACCTTTGACTTGCTGATTGAGAAGAGATTAAATTGCTGTTTGATTTCCTATAAGAACTGTTAAGTGTGAGTAGGGTAACGGAATCGAACCGTTCTGATTGATTTTGCAGACCAACCCCTAACCGATCGGGCAACCCTACAAATAACAGGAATCTTTTGTTTGCTTTTCTCCTTAGAATTTGCATAAATAAGTTGCTGTAAGATTCCTTGTAGCCCTATTATAAAATATAATACCTTAAAAAACAATGAAATAGTGGAGCAGGTGGGACTCGAACCCACCACACGTTGATTGCAAATCATCGTCGCCAGCCTTGGTACATGCTGCCCCATTTGCAGAATACTTCTTTTCGTCCTGACAGAATACTCTTTCCGCCAATTCGGACTACACCAACATTTCAACCTCCCCATTTAATAGCACACAATGGTGGGGAGGGTAGGAATCGAACCTACGTTTAAGACAAAATTACGATTTGTTTGAATTTGCTTTAAGTTTTTGCTGTGAGTATTCTTATATTAAATTTATCTCTAAAGCTAGTCGGATAGACAGGATTCGAACCTGCATATCTCATTTAAGTTTGCGTTTAAGTTTTATTTCATCAGTAATTTTATAATTACCACGATGTATTCTAGAATGACAATTAGAACAAAGAATAATTAAATTGTCAACTTCGTTATTTTCGTGGTTTTCATCAATATGATGAACTTCTAATACACATTCTTCGGTAATTCCACATATAGCACATTCATGAACATATTTTCTATATGCTATTCTTGTATGTGCTTTAGAGCCTTGAGTTCCACCTTTCCAATTAGGATTTTTTTCTTTAGTCCTATAATTAGAATTATTGAAGGAAGCTGCGCAAGATTTATTACAAAAAACATTTCCTGTTTTACTTCTTGCTATTTCTGAAGGTGTCTTATATATTTCCTTTCCACAATGTGCGCATTTACATTTTATCTTTTTACCGTTACTTCTACATTCATCTGAACAATATTGTTTCCATCCATTCTTAATAGATTCATGAACTCTTCGAGTTTCTCTCTCAAATTCTTTACCGCAAATATCACATTTAGTTAACATACACTATAATAATTTTAATAGTGTAAAATTAGTAAATGTTTTTGACTAAAACAAATATTCCCGACAAAATTAAAAAAATAACATTAAAGATAAGTTGGAGAGACCAGGTTCGAACTGGCAATATCTGCACCCCAAATGCAGGGAGTTACCTATTACTCAACTCTCCAATTTACTTAAACTCACCCCAAATGAGGCGGGTAGCCAATTACCCTACTATCCGATATACAGAAGACTCTTTTGTGTGGAATCGAACCACTTAGTTTACTTTTCAGGTAAATTGTGAACCAAAACACGTAAAGTAATTTGCTGTAAGCCTTCTTATGATACTAACTAATCAAAAATTATCACCATGAAAAAACTCTGCACACCCTGCACGACTCGAACGTGCAATAGAAGATTTGGAGTCAACGGGTTTACCAATTAAGCCTAAGAGTGTGTGTTGAAAGGGTTTCAACTTGTATACAAGTCCATATAAAGGCAACCCTTTTGCAACTTTATATAGTTTATAAATTAATTTTTATATTGCTAATCAAATATTATTGCAGCTTCTTGGGCAGCTTTTTCATCATTTATAATTTCAGTAGGGCACGGAGTAATTTCCCCATGAATTTCTCTATGACAATTAGCACAAACTAAAATACATTTATTGAGTTCTTCTTTATTCTTTTCCCAAGAACGAGTATACCCTTTTGCTGATATAGCAAAGTCCTTTTCCTCAGGATTTATGTGATGAAACTCTAGTGAACCTTTATATTTATCATATCCACAACATTGACACTTACCACCTTTATAAGCAATTGCCATTATTTTTAGTTTATCTCTTCTTTTCTAAACAGCCTCATTTTCACATTTTATACATCTCCACTTTATTCCGCCTTTACCATTACTTCTAGCAGAAAACAGAGTTTCTCCATGTTTCTAACATAGTCTTAATTCTTGTTCCTTCTTCATTTTATACTAAATTTTAATATGCGGGAGCATCTGGACTCGAACCAGAATCCTTCGGTTAACAGCCGAAAGTTCTAAACCTTTGAACTATACTCCCAATTTCAGAAATCTATTATTTACCTAGCAGTACAATAATTTAATCTTGCTGTAAGATTTCTTATATAACATGAAAAATTTATGTTAGATTGAGTGTGTTGTCTCGGAGGAGTACGATTCCCCAATTTCAGGATCAAAACCTGACGTGTTGCCAATTACACCACGAGACATTAATAAAATTAGTGCTGACCATTACACCATAGCCCAATTTGCAGAAGTCGTTTCTTTTTTGAAATGATTTTGTAATAAGGAGACAAAATAGTTTTCATAAAGGAATTTTGCTGTAAGACTTCTTTTAAAAACAATTAAAAATTAAAGTTATGAAACACAAAGGGTTGGGTTACCCAGAATTGAACTGGGATTACATCCTTATCAGGGATGCGTCCTTACCATTAGACGATAGCCCAATAATACAGAGAACATCGGTATCAAGATTTTTAAGTCTCCAGTTTTCCATTTAAAACCTTTGACTACATGGCGTTACATGTTTTAACAACTGCTTTTACTTTGAGAAAGAAAGGGAGTTGTCCAAAAAGAAACATTGTTAATCAATCGTTCATTTAAAATAGAAAGTTGCAAAAACAAATTTGCTGTATGTTCTCTTATAGTAAGTATAAGTTTCACCCCTTATACTCAATCGTAACTACAAACAGTCCTAATAACAGAGAAATTCTCTGCATTGCCTGATGTATATTTGCAAGAATCGAAATACTTCTTTAATATTGATAGGATTTGAACCTACATTGTGTCTATAGCCACACTATATGAGCTTTATAATCTACAATACGACTTTACGTTTACCTTCGATTACAGGATTAAAAGTCCTTTAGTTTTCATATGACGTTTATCCATTTTCGTCACAATATTTTAAGATTATGTTTCGATTCCGTATTCTTTTTCACCACATGGGCGATAAGATGCCGAGAGTGCCAGATTCGAACTGGCGACCTTCGCATAGACAGTGCGCTATTCTACCACTGAACTAACCCTCGTTAATAAAACTCTAACTATTCTCACGAACCATTAGAGTATAGCTTATGTTTTTAACATCAAAAAAATGTAGTGTAGACCCTTTAAGGGTTCATATCGCAATTAAAAGTTGTAGGGAGAACGAGAGTCGAACTCGCACGGGCGCAATGCCCACAGGTGTTTAAGACCTGAATGTCTACCAATTCCATCATCTCCCCATCCATAAATTTTATTTATTTTATAAAAACTTATTGTAAGAGCGAATACATTTTGCAGTATTACTTTAAATGCGTAGGACTCTGCTATATTTCGTACAGTTGTATGTTTGTCGCAACCTCACTTACCTCACATACTCTTACTCCCGATTGCACCTGAAGATTTATAAGTTATTAGGCGCGGGGGAGGGACTCGAACCCTCGACCACAAGGTTATGAGCCTTGTAAGCTACCAACTGCTCCACCCCACACATTATAAAAAGAATAAAACAGAAGTCTTTCGGAGGTAGGATTCGAACCGTTTATTACGACCTCTTGGTTATGAGCCAAGCGAGATAGACCAAACTTCTCCACTCCGAGATGTTATTACTTTCCTTACTTCGATGAAAAAGGTATCTCATTTTGAGATATTTCTCCAAGAACATCTTTTCCAGCATGTTTTCCTCTCTCTTTGGAGCAAAACTCGGTAAGTAATCACCTAACAAGCATTCATTTTATCAGGTTGCGACCCTAACTTTCCCCGATCCTCTCTGCTTTAGTACTCTTTTATTTGTCGGGTAGAAATAAAAGGTATTACTCTAAATGGTGGACCAACTGAGAATCGAACTCAGACTTTTAGATTGCAAATCTAATGTGCTAGCCATTATCACTATCAGCCCATAAAGAGAATATCCATTATACATTCACATCGTTCATTGCACAATATAATATCCATTCTCTTATTCACTTGTTTACTTACTTTTTTACTTATAAAACTAAGCTCTGCATTTTTCATTTCAGCCCAAGAAAAATGTCGAAAACTAGCTGTTACTGTGACCATCACAACTTAGGGAATATTAACCAACCACATTCAGGAACCCATGAGGATAGGGTTTGACCATCTACAATTCTCACCTATGTAGATGTAGGTCGAACGAGTGCGGATAGAGAGACTCGAACTCTCCCCTTCTGGTTGGAAGCCAGATATGCTCAATCCATTAACACCACATCCGCATTTTAAATATGCCTATTTTCACAAACCAGCATACTTTCCTAAAAGTTTCGCTTTTAGCAGATATTGTTGTGGGTATGGTAGGATTCGAACCTACTCAGCCCAAAGGCAGAGGTTTTACAGACCTCCCCAGCTCTGGCGCATACCCATACAACAATGGGATAAATAAAACACAAACACAATTACGTTCTCTCAACGTTTCTGGATACAAAGATACAGTATTTTTTGGACTTTGCAAACAGATTAATGTTAAAATTTGTAATTATGAATATATTTTATTTTGAGGTTGTAATTAACTAAAAACTAAATCATTATGGACCCAAACTACTATTTTCACAAACCGATAGTTTAGTTAAGTCTAATTGTAGAGGGTGGAGGATTCGAACCTCCACTCCCAAGATTAACATTCTTGTGCTTTAACCGTTAAGCTAACCCCCTAAGGACTAACTCGAAAATCCTCGATGATAGCCCCTAGTTGTGAGATAACGTTCAGTAGTTTCATGCTAATGCCGTTTATTAGTCTGACGTGTTAATCCACTTCACCAACGCGCCATGTTAGTAGAAAGGTGAGAATCATACACATAAGAGTCATACTGATTGCTGCTTACTTGCAATACTACTTATCTAGTATGTTGATTCTTATGCTTCTATCTCACCTTTTAAAACAAAGGATTATGTTTAGAGGCGCGTACAGGATTCGAACCTGCGAATGGTCAGATTTATAATCAATTGATTATTTAAGCTACTGGTTTCTCACAATAAGGCTAAAGCTAAAGCTCTTGACTCAATGCTTATGCTAAATATCTAGGATTTAGTAATGCTGAGGCTTAAGCTAAAGCTTTAGTCAATATTTTTCTTTTAGTTATTATTCTCCTTTATGTAAGAAGCTGATCAATGCTTCAACATCCAAGTTTGGCTTTTCAGTTTCCACATCGTTTACTTCTTTAAGAGCTTCAGTAACAGCAGCAAGAAGTTGACTTCTACGACGAAGTAATTCTGCTTTCTGTCTTTGTGTCCATTCTCCTGTAAATTTCTGTAATGTATAATCACCAGTTTCAACAGTACGTTTCTTAGTAGTGATTTGTGCACGATAATTTGCAGGCAGATGCGCTGGATCCAAGTTCGGATCTTTAAGAACAACTTCGTCTGATTCAGTGGTACGAGTTACACCTATTTGCATAGGAGTTTGATAAACTTCTCTACCAGTATATTCTGAATCAGTACAAGGTTCCCATACTTCAGAATCTGAACGCACAGGAATATTATCATACATCTGTTCCCATTCCTTCTTAGTAAGAAGGGTTTTCAGACGCATAAGATCCAGTGCAGATAAGAATCCGAATGATACATTACCAACTTTAAGCTCTACTTTATAAGCACCTTTAGAATTGGTTGATTCTACAGAGAACACATCCTTCAAGTGAGGAATTGCATTATCTTCAAACCATTCCAATTTTTCTCCTACAGTAGTAGCTACTTTAGTAGTTCCCATGTAACGGGCATCTTCTTGATACCCGTCACGAGGTTTAAAGGTTTTCTTAATACCTTCAAACATTCCTTGTTTCTTACTAAAGAAGGCATAGTAATCTCCAATCATTCGATTGAATGAAGATGTACTATGTTCTACTTTAGCAAGTAAAGTATTCATTTTCATCATTTCTTACTCTTTTTAGTTTGTTTATTAACAGGCTTTTTCTTAGCAATAGCTTTCTTTTTTGGAGTGTCAGCCACAACCAGACGATTCAATAAATCCTGATCCATAGCTGCCTTGAACAATTCAATAGCATTCTTTGGTGTTGTAGGACGATAGTCAGTTCCCATTATAAATGCTACAGAAGCGGGATCATAACCACTAATATAGAAGTTATTAGGTGCATCAGCAAAACTTTCAAACTTAGCACGTACCGAAGTTCCATAATAATTATTAGGAATATCCCACAAGATAAGCTTGAAATTGTCAACATATTCCTTACTAAAACCACCATTCAACAATTCTTCTCTGAAAGAATCGAAGTTGGTTTTATCTGGATGGTAATAGTTGAAATCTCCATCACTGATACACAGAACTCCTGTAGGGAATTCATTCTCAGGAACTCTCTTTCTAAGTTCTACAAACAGTTTTGCTACTGACATAAAGTTAGTAGAGCCAAATTTACTCTCTGTATCATTTCTCCACTTATCAATAGCAGTTGTACCTTTCCATGTCTTTAATTGACAAGTCTCACTAAAGGTGGCATATGCATCTTTAAATGGACCATCAAACAATGCAGAGAAGTACAATGCCATTGCCTTAGCAATTGCATATGCAGACATGTTTGTTCCTTTACCACAAGAAGTCATTGAAGAAGAAATGTCTCTAACCACCAGCAATTTATTTCCTTGCAATAAGTTCTTTCTACCTGTTTCAACCAAACCATCAAATTGCTTATTAATGGTCATTTCTTGGTACTCAGGTATACTCTCGGCACGATAAACATTGCCAAGTGGTTTGAACAATTCGAACACATATCCAGTATATTTAGCCACTGGTTTAGACGCAATCCATTTCTGGTACTTCTCTACCAATCCTTGATTTTTCAAGAACTTAGAGCCTACTAATAGACTCAAAGCCCTACCATGAACGGTGTTGAAGTCAAGTTCCAACAGATTTTTCTGAGAAATCAGTTGTTGCCATTTATGAGCTGTACCGCTAGATTTTATTAAACGGTAGCGTCTTTGTGCTGCACGGCTATCATTTGATTCTTTTTCTTTACCTTCTTTAGGTTGTTTACCATAAAGGCAAGAAGCAAGATAACGTCCAATCATAGTGTGAGCCTGTGATTCGATAGTTTTGCAATCTTTAATAGCACGGATAGTTGGTAGATACTTCTTAACCAATTCGCTAGTATTCGGATTTGTCAATCCAGCCAGAATGGTCATACGCATAAAATTCCAATCCAACTTTCTTCCTTCCCAGCCATGATATTGCAAATCAAGGCTCATCATTTCAAATACATCTTTCCAAGAACCAGCTGCAATGAAATAAGGCATATTAGCCATAAAGGTTTGTTTATGATGCATAGCTAACCATAGCATACGCATAATGCCTTCATTTTTCAATCCTTGCCCTCTCTGAACATCCAGAGTAATGGTCTCTTTAGGAAGACAAATTTGAGTTTCCCTTGTGATTAGTCTGATATAAACTGCAAGTTGAAGACACTTCTTAGGATTGATACTCCATAACTTATACATATCTTTAGCAACCTCTTCATAAGTACGAGGTTCCTTAAAGTTTGCAATAAGTGCAAAGTTATCCACAAAAGCGTCATTAGATGTACTAAATTTCAGTGCACCATTACCACTTACAGTCTTTGCAGACTCTTTCAACCCCTCCTTAACGAATGCATTCTCTTTCTGAGGAGTTTCAGTCTTAAAAAGACTTTCTTTCTTCTTACTGAATTCCATGTTGTTTATCTCTTAATTATTAATAATTAATGGAGATAATTATACAGCATACTAATATCTATATAATCTATCTTATTTTAAAACACTCCCATACATAATTGCTGATTATTAATCAAATGTTAAACAAATGATTTGTATGGGAGTGTAATATTTTATTTAGATATAATTATTGCAGTGAATAGTTTGGAAGTGCCTTCTATATATCCATGAGACATATAATATTCTGGCATATTAGGGACAGAATCACATGGTCTAGTAGCTGGAACAAATTCCATATACTCTTCCCTATTAATATGTAATTCTTTCAATAATATTTCCAACACTTTTTCGTTACTACAATCAGTATATTCTCTATCTCCAGTTGATGATGTCTTGTTTATTGGATCCACTAATTGATAATATACTTTTTTCATTTAGAATCCTCCTGCAATTGAGATATACATATCAAACCAAGCTTTTGCTGTATCTGTAGGTTGAACCCATTTACCTTTTTTCTGTTTCAGACGTTTAATGAATTCTGTAAACGGGATTCCCAATCTTGTACGAGCTTTAATCCATCCTGTAGAATGATCTCTTGAAAATACTGCTGAAGTTCCTAGAATTTCAGAAATTAATAATAATTCTGGCATAATAGTCTCAGCAAATTCTACATGTTTGTCCTTTATAGATAAATTACCTGTATAAAAAGTATTCTCCATAGAATTTCTGCTTCTATCTACAGCCAATAAACATAATGCTGAAGATATAGAATAGGTAGAATTCTTTTTAAATTGGTCTGGATACTTATCCATAAACTCTTTAAGTTTGATATATGATGGCTTTTTCTCAAAACAGTAGCTGTTTAATCTATCATTAGCTGACCAACGTTTCTGTGTATTATTAATCACTCTAGCAGTTTCCAATGCAGTTGTGTCTTTATAAAGATATACTAAAATTTTAAAAGGAATATCTTCGTTTAAACACTCCATAGCTGCTGCATATCTGTGATTACCTTCCGTAATGAATCTGTGAGGAACAGAAACAATAATAGGAGGTATAAATTCGCCATTAATAAAAGCCTTTTTAATGTCCTGAATTCTTTCCTTCTTTATAGGTCTATTACCTGGAAGGGAAGTAAATGAATGTAATAACTCTGCATCCTTATTAGTAAGGACATAAACGCTCTCAGTTTCGGCTGATTTAATTAACTCTGAAAATTTTTCATTTGATAATCTTTCCATAACGATTTAATTTTGATTAGTTATTAATAGTGGACCTAGGCGGATTCGAATATTAGTAAATATTAACTTGCCCAATTCCACAAATTTTATTATATTTGTAAATAAAAATTACAAAATATGACGTATCAAAGAACACAAATCCAATTTGTTTGCGATTGTTGTGGTAAAGAATCCACAAAAGCTAAATCAGAATATGAGAGAAATATTAAATTAGGAAGAAAAAATTTCTGTAGTAGGACTTGTTCAGCTAAGTATAATAATACTCATAGAACAAAACCTTTAGTTTCTAACAATGATATATCTCAATATTCTAATAATCGCAGAGATGAATTCACACCGTTTAGATATTCTTTAAGATGTGCTAAAAGAAGATATAAAGGATGTACTTTAACTCTTAAAGATTTAAAAAATCAATGGGAGTTACAAAATGGTATATGTCCTTATACGAAATTAAAGCTAATATTACCAGAAGATGGAAATATTGATACTTTAGATGTGACAATAAGGGCATTACTAGATAGAATTGATTCAAGTAAGCCATATGAAGTTGAGAATATACAGTTTATTTCAACTCCTATTAACTACATGAAAAATTCTATGAGTGATGAACAGACTAAAGAATACCTCAGAGTTATTTCAGCTAATATTATCAATAGCTGACTTACCTCTGAGGTAAGTTTTTATAGTCTAAGTGGACCTAGAGGGAATTGAACCCTCGTCCAGACAATCCTCATTATAAGGATAACGTGTGTCTCATTTTTATTACATCAGCTAGTGAGTTCTAGCATGTAGATAGTTTTATTAGACTTATCCTAGTTCCAGGCAGTTCCAGTTGCCTAAACAACCTTGCCAGTATGCTGAGAAGCTAATTTACAAACTAACAAACTAAGGTTGATTGGTTTAACAATCACTCCACCACTCCATTTTAAGTTTGGAGAAACTGAGATTTCACCTCACCACTATGATAAAGCTATCAGTGCTATAGAGATTCAGCTTTACTAACCTTTGGCTTTCAAGTTAAGTGCAGTGGCTTATATCCTTCTGCTGCACACCTCTTCTGTTTCTAGGTCTCTCCAGTAACCCGACTATACTAATGAGATATTAGATAGCCACAGCTATTAAGCTGCCATTCTTACGCTAGTTGTAGCATTTATTGTTTTGCATCATTTTTATAAGAGTTGGTGCCAACTCTACACGTCCTTACAAATCGTAATCACCTGTCAAAACCGTAATAGGCCCAAACATATTTATAATCCTAAGATTACATGATTTACTACTAAACTTGTTACAATAGCTACCATTCCTCCTATTAGAATGATAACGAATTCTTTTTTATCTTTTTCCATATTGCGATTAGTTTGAATGTTTCCATACTACTGTAGAATCACAACTAACTGTATCATTATTTATTATAACACATTTAATTTGTAATTCTGTTTTACCTCTATAGACATCAATAGGTTTAATAGATTCTTTTAGTCTTTGTCTAAACTGAAGACTTGAAGATAAAGTTACTCCAAACCCTGATGCTAATAGCATAATTATAATTATTAGAATAAAGTTAAATTTGTTCATAACTGATTTAATTAAAATAAATATAGCTATTCTCACGAACCACTATATTCTGGATTATTAACAAATCAAAAATCGATAACGACTACTCACGCTTGAGCAAATAAAAGTACATCGAAAGGTAAAACGTACAAAGTGCTGAGTCAAAGAATGTACTTTTGCATGATTTTAAAGTCCGCACTAATGCTATCTCCTCTGCGCCTTCATCCTTACGGAACGCAAATACACGAGTATTCATATATCATTGGGTTGATATAATAGATAGACATGAGCCCCACATGCTTGTCATGGATTCTCACCATAAAGACATAGCACTATTCTCACGAACTGTGCTATTAATACCAAATATCTAATAAGTTATCATTAAAACGGTAATTCAGCGTTTATATATTTATAATCACAAAACTTGTATAATCTTACAGTGTTTTTAAGCTTTGCATTATCAATGGCTTTCATTGTTCTATCCCAATCCCAGCAAGTTGTTATTATTCGCTCTGGTCTATGATTAAACCAATTATTAATGAGAACATCGTCTGGAATTGGTTCATCAAGTGTCCACTCCCATTCTTTTTCTAACTCTTGCTGAAATCTATGCAGAATAGCATATTCACCACGGCCAAATAATTCATCTAATAAATAGTGAATCAATAAGCCTGATATTGCATCACATCCACAAATGATTATTCTTTCTTTGGAATATAATTTTTTTAATGCATACTCTTTAGCCATACTATTTAAGTTTTTTGAACAATTCCCGTGCAATAGGAGAAGTTAATTTATTAAGAGTAGATCTATAACCAGCTAACACAGCTTCTCTTTGTTCTTCTGGAACTAAGAATGAACAAGTCAGCAAAGGTTCTGTACCATTTCCAAATTTCTTGCATATAATAGGACGTCTATCATATATATTGCATCTACATTTGTCAGTTAAAAACGGACATTTGTTTAAATCTGGATTATAGTCTGTTATAGGATAACACATTTTAGTATCATCCATAACAATCACTTCTTTAACAGGATTAACTATCCTATTTTTTAATGCAGTAAGATAATTTTTAGGTAAAGGCGCATTGTAACAACACTGCGCCTTACACTCTGACACATTACATTTCATTGTTAATTATTATCTTTAAGATAATTTGCTATGGCTAAGAGTCTTTCTATATCACTCTTATTGTCTTTTCTTTTCTTGAGTTCTTCCCAAATGTGGCTTATGATGGCATGTTCTTCTGCCAGCAATTCATATTTAGGAGAGCCGAATACCGAGAATTCAGATTTTTCTAAGTCAACCATAGCCAGAGTTTCCTTGTTAAATCCAACTATAAAGGCATTTTCATTACCTTCAAGTATTATGGATTCTACTGGAAATCCATGATAGACTGGCATATCATCATTAAGTATTGAAGCCAGCGGAATGAGGATTTCTTCCAGCTTGTTAACCATTTCTTCTCTCGATACTTTCTTCTGTAATACTGCGACTAGCTTTTTCATGTTTTGATTAGTTTTAGTTATTAATTAATTTGTTTAAATCATTGTTTTTAAATAACAACTTTAAAGTTATTATTATTAAGGCTGCCATAAAATACTTATACATGATAGTGACAATCTCTAAGAATGACTCCACTAAATATCCCACATATTGTTGATATTAGGCAACTTAATAAATCCTCCGTTATTATTGGAGTCGTTATAGCTATTGTAAATAATACAAAAGCTATGACAAGTTTAATGATTAGTTTTTTCATTTTGATTAGTTAAAAATTTATTTAATTTCTGCCAAAATATTATCAAATTCTGGTATAGTACAAAATTCTGAAATTATATAATAACAACTGTCTATTTCAGAATCTTTAGATTCCCAAACTTCTATAAGACGATTTTGTCCATAACAGATTCTTTTATGCCAAATGTCATCTTCGGTATAGCTAAGTTCAATAAATTCTACTTTTGTACCATCTACTAAATAAGTAATAGTATCAACTCTATTACTCAAATTTAAAAAAGTTGCACGATTAATTTGTTTCATTTCGATTAGTTATTAAGTTATTACTAAGACTATTAGTTTCAGCATAAAGCCTACTTATCTCTCATACCACGTAAAGGTTGTCTTTATAATGAGAGTTTCCCACTGCTGTGGGAAATTAATGCTATGAATAACCTTCCTGTGCCACACTACTTTGCCCTATCTCACGATAAGACATCTTTTCTGAAAAATACGATGAAAAGAGAAAAGATGCTCTGCATTAGTCTCTGGGCATACCCATTATGGTTATGCAACATTTACAACGACCAAAAAAACATCAAAATGTGTTTTACACCTAAAACTTACCCTATTACCTCCTCTATCATATACTTATCCTCCCAAGGAGTAGTCACCCCTATAATAGTTTTAAATACAATTATATTTAGTAAGTGATAAGAACTAAGGTGTGCTCAACAACTTGCAAAGTTATTTTAGTTTTTGATAAGACAATTTAGTTTAAAAGCTCCTACACCACGTCAAGGTATGTCTCATTATAGGGGATTTTTCGGAAGGCACTATATAGTGGGAACCCTTCCGATGGAATTTCAACCTTTCTAAAAATGTCCTGAGGATAATGTGCAAACAGGACTTACTAAATACGGGATTATCAACCAGTTCCCTCTCTGGTCAGCCGATATTCATGAATAGAATATCGTTACTACTGTCGTGGTTAAATAATTCATTACACATAACTTTGATTAACATAAACTAATCATATAACAGTCAGTTTTGATAGACACTTGTTATAAATTCGCGACTTTATAATAGTTATCAATTATGTGTAGATAGTTTAATGAACTCTATCAAACTTTGCGGTTATGAATTTGCTATTGTATACTCCACTACTATTCTGTATTCTTTATCATTTAGAGGTTGTATCATTATAATTCTTCCTCCGCTGTCTGAAATATCTCTCAGTCTGTCCTTTAAATAGTAATACGCAGTAGTTAAAGTTTCGTATCTATATCTAGCCATTGTTGTATATTTTTAAAGTAAATCCCATTCACGTAAGGCTTCTTGAGGAGTACATCCAGCCTTAATAGACTGGAGTACTTCATATTCTAAACCATTTTCACGAGCGATTTTGATAGCATTTTCTTTAGTCATTTTGTCAACAATGTTTTTGATTTTCTTTTTGATTAGTTTGCTCATTTCCCTAATACTCTTAAATATTCAGCTGAATAGAGGTTCTTGTTCTCTGAGATAGGACATACGAAATGTTTTTTCATTTTATCTGCAAATTTTTCGATAGAAATTTTAGACAAAATAAGTTCTTGCACATTTACCCATGCCAATACCATATCACGTTTAATAAGATGCATTCCGCCTCTTTCTTCTCCAACTGCATTGATTATCATCTCAAGGTTCCTATAGGTAGTTTCTGCTTGAAGTATAAGATCTTCTGTAATTTGAAGAAGTCCTGAATTAAAGCATTTTACATTAGCTGATTTAGTAATCAACTGTGCCGCAGCTTTGTATTGATAACCACTATTTCCCCCTTTTAACAATTTATGGGTTTGACAGAATGTTTGAAGATATTTATAAGATTGACGGCCATCTGCTATATAAGCATCAACATAATTCTTTGTTTTCCATTTTTTAGATTTAGAATTATATTGAATTGCAGCTAAAAGCGGGTTTGTAAAATCATGTTCAATTACAGGTAAAAGATATGAATGTCCTTCTCTCCATAAATCACAAGCTGCTGAAAATCTATGTTGTCCGTCAACTATAAATTTAGTCTTTTTATCAATGATGATTGGAGAAATAAACTCACCGTTTAACATTGCCTGTTTAATGTTAAAAATATGTTTTAAATCATCAACAGGTCTATTGCCTTCGATAAAAGTAATATCACAAGGTGAAGCAACTCCATATACATTAGCGATTGTTTTATTCTTTGAAATTTCCATAATATAAGTTTTTTGATTAGTTATTTTCTTCTTTTTCTTTTCTTTCCTTTTCTGCTTGACCTGTAAGTACTCCAACTATACGTGCTATAGCTGGAATACCAAACAGGATAAACAGTATACTTAAAATTCCTTCCATATGATGTCCAGAGTATTATATTTTTCCACTTCTTGTTCAGAAATCTCAATAAAATTGCCAAAACATTTTACGTATGCTTTACGTATTTTTATATGTTCTGTAATTGTTATTGCAATCTCATGGTTTTCTTTCAACATTGCAATGTGAGTTCTTCTTGATTCTGAATAATGACTACTAGCAATCATTACTCTATTAAATCTTGTTCTCATTTCGATTTTTGATTAGTTAATAGTCAGGTTTATTAGATAAAATGCATATAAAATGCAAAATTACCATTATATACAAAATATTATGTATATTTCGTCTTAGTCTCATCAGATGGTATTTTATACTCTCCTAGGCTGAGTTATTTAAAATTTGGACTTAAATAGAGTGAATACACAGATAATTTGATTTTAAATGTGTATTCACTTACTAAGTCTTTCAGAATCAGTTTCCAAATTGTAATGAACTTGCAAAATTTTGGCGGTCTTGAGATGCTCATCAAGCAAAAACCATCCCTCCCGATTGAGCGGAAGGGAAGTTTTTTCTACGGTAAGATACTCACAGCCACTCAAAAGTAGAATGTCTGTGAGTAATTTTCCGTAAACTGTTCTGGTAACTCTCTTATTCTTCAGTACCATCCTCTTTGCAGAATACAAAGTCGTAGATAGTCTGACGACGAGGTTTCATATCACCAGCTGCATTCGGTGCAAGTCTCCAAGGTTGACGACGATTCTTAACCTTGATATACTTACCATCAAATGCATTAACGGCTTCAGATGCAACTTTGAATTTCTTCCATGCCTCAGCTGCTGAACCTTTAGCTTCATCAATTTGTCCTGTAAGTTTACCAGCTTCATCGCAGACATTTACAGAGCGAGAAAGCATAGAAAGATACAACTCTTTAACTGAACTGTCTTCCATTGTTACCAACAACAGAGGAGCATCATTAGTTCTACCACCAGCTGTTACTTTACGAATGTATCTCTGAGACTTATCAATCTTAAAGATTTCGCCGTCTCTAAAGCCGACATTGTTCATGTCTCGGATTTCAACATTGTCAAAGTTAGCATCTTTAGTTCCACCTGCTGCAAGAATAACTTTTGCGTACTGGTCTACCAAACTCTGGTTTCTTTCAAATTTTGCCATAATTGTATGAATTTAAATTGTTAATAAATAATGGGGAATGTTCACAGCACATTCCCCTTTAAGCTGTTTATCCTATAACAAATTTATCCAAATAATTATCTTCAACAGTTACAGGTTTACCAAATGGAAATAATTCAGATTTTTTATCTAGTAATGTCCAATTGGTAAAAGATTGCCGTCCAATATATTCCAATCTTGCACGGCCATCTATAGTGTTTACAATGTCATTTTCGTGCAATATCTTACCATGTACATTGATTTCTTTCATAATATGTGCACAGTGTTTAGTGAATAGATCCATCCTATGGCACTGTGACTAACTTGCCATAAAATGTAGCATCTTATTATATATGCTTTTATACATACATATATCTGATGCGTATATACGGATAGGCGTTATACATTTAGGCTATTTCACCGCCAG